TTCGTCAATCGTGTATTGACTGCCCATACTCATATTGCACCGGCCACAAATTGGAACTAGATTGTCCACCGTTGTCTTACCGCCTTTGCTTTCTGGAATGTTATGTCCACATTGGAAATCAAAGACATTGATTTGGTTCGTGCACCAAGACACTTTACATTTGCTATCAAATCGTTGACCGATTTTCTGAATCCAGACCTGTTCGCGTAAGGCTTTAGGAATGGTTGCTTTCCTACCATTCTTTTTAAACACATCCGACACTCTCGCATGAAATACCATACTCTCTTATGCGACATACGATGTATATTGGTTCACTCGGAAAGGTGTCTCGATTCCGTCCACACGCTCATGCTGGACGGGTATGGGGTTCACGTGATTCGTATGTTGGTCATAGGACGAATCTTGAACTGCAATCGTACGTGCAATTTGCGTTCGGTCCAAGAACTCGGGTTGGAATCGTTCAGTTGTTTTCATCATGATAAGCACGACCACTAGAAACGCAGCCGCCAGTAAAAGCCACTTCGTCATTATCCTTCTTCACGAAAAAACGAACAGCTTTCTGTCTAGAACAAAGGATAAGTATGGACGAAGACAAAGCACTTGAAACCTTGCGAACAATGCTAGGACGCCGTGGTCTGGATACGAAGACTGAACGAGTGGTCGTGGATGGAATTGAGAATGTGAACTTATATACCCTTGGAAACCAACTGGTCGTATTCAGTCAAAAGGCCAAAGGTATGGTGGAGCGTGATGTAAATAAAATCGTCGACTTTGCGGACGGGAATGACTATACCCACGGCATCATCATTGTAGCCTTGGTGCCTCCTTCCGAGAATGTGCTGAAAATCATCAAGCAGATGACCAAGGCTCGCTTGATTCAGTTCTTCCACAAACGACAACTTCTGTTTGATATCACGACCCATCGTGCTGCGATGCCTCACCGCATTCTCAAAGAGGAAGAGAAGACCGAAGTGTTCAAGACCTACAACATCAATACGCCGGACCAGCAACTCCCGTGGATTGACTCACAAGACCCGATGGTCAAATGGATTGGAGCACGACCCGGTGATGTGATTGAAGTCAATCGGCACAGCGATGTTGCGGGCGCACAATTATATTATCGTTACTGTGTTCCCGATGTAAATATTGCGTAAGGACAATGGATGCTTTAAAGGCGAAGTACACAACCCAACTTGCCGAATACGATACACTCTCGTCACAGGCGATTCAATCGGAAGATACAACCAAGATTCCTAAACTCCGCGAGTTGAACATTCAAATCGCAAAGACACTCAACGAGATGATTGAGAAGCTGACCTTTTTGAAACAGAACACACCGGATATCAAAAAGGAGCGAGACAGTTTCATTCAAAAACTAGGACAGATTCAACGAGATTACAGTGGATTGATTGCAGCGACCGACACTCTTGAAACCTTGCGTCGTATTCGCCAGCAGGCAAGTTACGATGCAGACTACCAACTTCGACTCTACTTGTTGTTCTTTTTGTTGCTTGCTCTCTGTATTGTCTTCTATGTCCTGTTTATGGCTCAAAAGAAGGATAGAACCGCTCCAAGTGCAAGGACTCCGCCAATGATGGCAGCCTTGGTATAGTACATTGAATCATCCCGAACCACTTCTTCTTTGCTTTTCAGTTCACCTTCGTAGAGGTCATTTAACTCTGGACCTTGTTTGCGAGCCTCTGCAATTTCCTTCTGGAACTTGACAAGTTCAGGGTTGGTTTTTTCATAGTTCTTCGCAAACTGGTCGATGAAATTGGAATCACTTTGAATGCTCTGCTGTAGGGCCTTAAGGTAATCGTTTAACCATTTTTCGGCTACTTCAGCTTGTTGTTTATAAGTCGACTGTCCAGTCACCTTATACTCTAACAAACTCAGTTTGTATCGTGTCACTACACTTTCAAACTCGCTCGTCATTATCTTGTTTGTTAGTAAACAAAATGCCTGTTCGTTCCTTCCTTGAACTTAACACACCTCGTCATGCTGCGTTAACCACCGATGCGTCGGAGCACACTCGATACATTCGTATGGCGGCTACCGTTGCACCCTACATTCGTAACGGTGTTTCAGCTGCGCCTACATTAGGCTGGAAGTCCAATGAAGTTTCAACCTCTGCACGTGTAGTGGCTCCGTTGTATGGAATTCTCAACGGTTTTCTCCCGAACCGTAAGTAAGGGAGATGGGTCAAACATTATCGTGTCCGCCTGGTTTTGAAAAAGGTCCATTGTTTACATGTCACGCATCGTGTCCAGCTAAGTTCAAGTATGCCCAAGAGAGCGGTGGTGGAACTGGACCACCGGTTTCAAAATGTGTACATACGGTCTACAATCAGTTCTTCTTCAAATTAACCACCTTACCTCAACTCGAAGCCACAGATGAACTCCCGTCGACCTATCCGACGGAAACAGAACGAGTCCAGACCGAGGTGATGCGAGTGGATAAAGAAATTGCAGAGCTCGACGCACTACGTGATGTCAGTAATCAACGAACCAAGTATGTAGACGAGTATTCACGCATTCAATCGAACTATTCAGAGTTCAAGGATTCGAATGCTGCAGTTGAAAAGCTGAAGGAAATCAACGACAGTCTAAAACCGATGCGAGCTCCTACGGCTCCTTCGTCGGATCTTGAAAAAGAACGCAAAGCCATTCTATCCATTGCGACTCGTGATCTCTTCTTGGTTCAATTTTCACTGTTCCTCTTGGTCTTAGTCTTTCTTTCCTACTTAACACTTCCGACCGACACTGCACATGTTTTAGCGTTTTTGCTTTTGTCTGTGGGTGTCTCCATTGGTTTCTTTCTAACAAGATGAGTAATGGGACTCGTACAGTCAAGCACGGGTGGGCAACCTACAGTGGAAATGCCCAAATGTCCAACCCCCTTTGAAAGTGCAGGCAATCTGTCGTGCGTGATGTCATGCCCGACCGAGAAAGGCTATGAACGAAGAAATGTGAATGGAGGCTTTCAATGTGTCTACAAGAGCGACCCAAGTTACTCCACAACCTTGAATACAGTCTCTGCAGTGATGTTTCCAGGAACTACACTCCAACAACTTCAAACTACAAACCCAACTGCATATAGCGAGTTTCTTAAGGAACAAGACCGATTCGCCAATGAACTTGTCATGATGGATGGAAAGATTAGTAAGGATGTGAAACTGCGTGATGCATTTCGTAAGCTACAAGACGCAGAGAATGTGCGAGACAAAGTACCAGACGCCTATCAACAAGCTCGTTCTGCATACTATACCCTCAAAGAAGGAGACAAATGGAAAGAGACCGAGAAGGAACGCGTGTTGAAAGCTGAAGTCAATCCAATGGTTCAAAAGCTGGTAGACAGTAAGAACGATGCGTTGCGTCAGTATGAAACACAGCGAAAGACTGTGGATGTAGTGAATGGATTGAAAGACAAAGTGTTATCGCTCAAAGACGAAGTCAAATACGCAGCCGATACCTTCAAGGACCAGATTCACAAAGTCGAGAACGCAATTCAATTGGAACGCAAGACCCGGTCTGCGAAGCCTGACCCAACGATTTGGGATTGGTTTGATTCAATTCTGAACATTCTGATTGTGGCGTCGTTGTTATATGTGTTGTATACGATGTACCAGAAGTATGTGCAACGTTCGCGGTTAACCTCGTATGGAACTATCTACTAGAACATCAATGGAAATCACAGACCCTCGAACGGTCCTAGACTTTCAAAAAACCACCTTTTGTGGTCATATCCGGTCGCATGTTACGAAGGTACTCCTTCAGAACATTCAACTCGGTCACGCAGATTATGCGTGTTATTGGTCTCTGGAACTTGTCTGTTCAGGACTTGTACATACACTGTGGATGGCGCTGTTTGAAGGCGCAGCCCTTCATGTGAATCGGGCTCAACCCGCCATCTTCTTGTATTTGGCGAAAGCGTATGAAACCTATGCTCCGATTGAAGCCAAGTATTCGTTGCGAGACATGACTGCCATTCGTAACAACATTGAAGTGCGTGAACTCATCTGTAAAGCCGCTGCAACCATTTCGTTCTGTCGCAAGAACAAGCTCCCTACCTTACCGACGATCAAACCTCAACATGACTTTGACCCAGTGACGATTCAAGAGTCGTTGAAAGCACCGTCCACACTCTATGGGAAACTGGTCTTGCGTCGCGATGACCCATTGACAGTTGCAGTGCCTATGAACGAGTTCGTGTATTGTCTTCGTCAAGATGTGCGCGATACAACACGGGCTTTGTATTGGATGGCGTGGGTCTTTGCGTATGCGCGTGAACACAAGAAACAGACCAAACAGCCGTTGATTTTTGCCAACCGTTCGGACACGTACGTGTCAGTTGCACATGGGAATCATGTCGTGTGGAGTTTCTGGGATGCGATTCAAAAGCAAGCACAACCGGTTGCGAGACCGTACATTGAAGTCTTATATCGAATGTATTGTCTACGATGGAGTCCTGCCGACGCAAAGTCTCGTCAGGCTTTGTTGACCACTGCGATTGTCTTGGTCTGTGAAGGTGTTACCTTGGACACTACACCGGTTGCAGGAGATTCGTTGGCGGTTGCGACGGTCTTGAACGGAATCCCTGCGTGGTTAGATGCGATTACGCGAATGCAAAAGAGTTTTTCAACTTAGAAAACGAATGAATCGGTCCCAATGAATAGACTGTAAATGTTCCCCGAAATCTCTGCTTCTAAAGTTGCCGGCTTTATCGGTCTCCACAAATATCAAAATGCTCATGAAATTGCATACGAACTCCTCTGTAAAGACCTGGTTGGAAAGACGCGTGTAGCCGAGTTGGAAAAGGAACACAATCTTCGTCCCTATTCCAAGTTGGTCAATGAAGTGCTTCGTGAATGGCCGATTATGGACATTGTTCAATCCGGCATCCAATCCGCTCAACGAACCACCAATGTTCAAGAAGTACTCAAAGAGGTCGAATCCCAAGCCGCATTGGTGTTTGACCTTCGGAGAGATACACTTCCTCCTGAACTTAAAGCACGATTGGTAAGTGAAGTCCGCGGTAAGGTAGCTAAACAACGTGGACTGAACAATGAAGAGAAAATCTTAGACACCTACGAGACTGCAAAGGATGTGAAGGTCACCGAACGAAATACCAAGACGGTCAAGAAAGACTTTGGAACCTTCAAGCTAGTCGGTCGATGCGATGGATATGTTGCATCCGAGAATCGAATTGTAGACTCCAAAGACCGAACGCGTGTCTGGGCTGAAGTCCCTCTCTACGACGAGATTCAACTTCGGTGCTACATGAACATGTACGACGCAACCGAGTCTGAATTGATTGAGCGATTCCCAGACCGAACTACACGCCACACCAAGTATCTGAATCACCCTGAAAAGTGGGGAGCCATTGAGAATGAGATTCGTCGTGGAGTCGACAAGTTGAATGCCGCACTTCACGATGAGGAAGAGTTAAAACGAATTGTTTTCGCGAACACAGTGACTGCTTCATGAACGTAACACTACTCGACGAACTTCCTGAACAATGGAAACATGCCAAGCCATTACGAACCTACGAGACTCGCATGCTCTATCTAGGGTTCCGACGATACAATATAGAACAAAAAACCATTTCAACCATCACCCGTGGAGACGATGGCTCGGTTCAGTATGAAGAATTGCCGTTTGAATCGGCTGTGTTTTCAAGAGCCTATGCATGCGAACAAGTGCGAGTGAGTGTGTATTCAGAGTCACCTCGTGTATGGATGGAAGCGTTGTCACCTTACGAGCGAACGGTCTTTGTCCAGCAACCACAGCAAACCGCCTGAACCTGGCGAACAATCGGACTCTTGGAGGCAAGAATCGCTGCTTCAACAACCACCGGCACAACACGGTCGACTGTGAAGTAGAGTGCCTCTTTTTCCTCGGGGGACTTGTCCGAATCGTGGATACAAATTCGAAGGATGGATTGAAGCAATTCAAGCTTCTCTTTTCCTTTGAGGTTTGCAATCTGTTCAATTTCCTTTGCGACCTGAATGGTCGAGCCGACTAGATTGTTCAAATCTAACTTTCCCTTGAGACTATTGTACACTGCATCCTTGGTATAATGGAGTGGGTTGGACTGCATTGCGGTTTGTTCATTCACGACAAAAGATGCCGACGAGATAAAGATGGATCTCCAAGAAATCCTGTCGGTCGCATTGGGCACCCTCATCGTAGTCGTACTAGCACACATTGCAGTGTTCTGGGTCGTGCGAACCTTGTATCCTCCCACACAAGTCCAGCCAGTTTTCACACCACCGCCGATAGTACTACAACCCGAACCTGAACAACATGTCAGCGTTCCAACGTTTACACCGCCTGTGCCCGTGGAAGCCCCACGTCAAGAAGGGGAACGTAAAGGACCACCTGCTGCTGAAAGTACCTCAATTCGTGGGGAATCCGGGGTGGATTCTGCTAACCCACGAGGATAATCGAGCAGTTGCTTGGTTTGTGGACCAACGAGATACACCGATCCCACTCTCCATCGTGTTGGACGAGCGTCTCTTTTCAGATACAGTTATACGCGTCATTCAACTGAAACCGAATGTCTTTTTAGTCTGTGACATTCGCTATCTGAACGGACTTAATGTCTACGAAAAGCTCTCGTACGAATCGCGTCGCACGCTTCTCGAAAGTCTACTGCACGAATGCCATCACCCAGACTTGACGGCTCTGTTGACCTATGCGGAAATGTCCGAGGACGCGTCCATTCGAGGCTATGAACATTATGACAACGAACCTGGCACGATGGGCGTATTTCTTCCTGTGAAAGAGTAAATGTCTTGTTCAGCACAACAAGGAGGTCGTAGACGACGAACAATGCGAGGTGGAATGATGTATGGATTTGGAGCTGACCCTCTTACGGGCACTGGAGGTGCGGGTTTTACAGCCGTCAATACTTCCGCACCTGTGAACTCTGCAACAGGACAGGTGATGCCTGACCCCTATGGAAGCGACACCCAAGCCGGAGGTCGTCGCCGCAGAAAGACCAAGAAGGGTGGTAAGAAGTCCAAGAAGTCCAAGAAGTCCAAGAAGACTCGCAAGACCCGTAAGCACCGCATGCGTGGTGGAGCAGGCGTATATAACGCAGGCGCAACCGGCACATCGTTTGTAGGTGCGGCATCCGGTATGCCCGGTTCACAAACCTATGGAAACTATCAAGGATACAACCCACAGATTCCTGCAAGCAATCCCCACACTGTAGGCGCGGATGGTGTTACCCAAGTCTAACCACTGCATCGGCAAACACATAGGGTAAATACTCCAAATCGTTGGTAGTGATTTGTGGACCGCCATGAATCGACATTGTTAAAAACATCCCTTGAACCACACTTCGAAGTGTATGATACTCTTCCCATTCACGCCACGCGGTATACGCATGTGTGCTTGTGGAAATCACCATGAATAGATCACTGGCTCCGAGGAACAGTAAAAAAAGGGTAATCAGAGGACCCAGTATCATTTCATTGAAGAGAAGCACACAGTCACCCCAGGATTCAGGCGAGTATCGTTTACGAAGTTGAATGTATCGTTCCGCAACTTCAAAGGGCTTAAGAATCATTGCGGGCTGTGATTGTTATTCCTTCCGCTGGAAATTGAACCTCGTTAAACGTCCCTGCTTCAATGTAGACGAACTCTGTGCGCTCGGTCACTTGAATGAGATTCCAGAGGAGGTCGAGCTCGATACGATTTCCAGGGATGAGGAACTTATTCAGGGTTCGGGTCAAGTCAATTTCGGTATCCAAGTCTCCAATCCACACCCATGGAATCTCTGCAGGAGGGGCATCAAAGGGTGTGGTGCTCCATTCGTGTGGAATGAGTTCACCTTCGTAGAGAACTTTGCATTTCTTGTTGCCTTTACGGTCCACCCATTCTTCAACATACACGCAATCTTCAAAGACGCGTTTGTCCGTCTCTTCGAAGGGAATGTGTTCGTTGGACAAGTAGTATCGTGCGATGGGGCGGTGAGTGTACGCCTGGGAGTATTTGTATTCAATCCAAAGGTCGTACAAGTAAGAGTAGGTCTGGGCAAGTCCCGAGAAGAGTTCGAAGAGAATGGAGAGTAGGAATGTGAACATTGTAGCGCTATAAGGTTTACATCATTTTTGATTTAGAATCCGTTTTGACTTTTCCGATCTGATTTGAATCCGCCGGAAGGTCACCATCGACTGCATCTTTATCGACAAACTTCTCCTTCACACCTCGGAGGATGGACTCGTCAAATCGGGTGGACATGGCGATTGCTGTGGCGAGGGATGTAATCAAGAAAGGAGCTGCGACCAAGAACCAGGACACAACACCGAGTTCAATTCCGCAGAGTGTGTCCAACAAGACAACGGTTGCAAGTCCGAGGATTGCTTTGATGGTCATGGTAATCCACATGCCTAACGATGCATCCAATCCAAGTTGAATGACCAAGAAAATCATGTAGAGGAGAGCGGGTGGGCATAGGTCTTCAATGAAACGCATCTTCAGGTATTACAAGTAATCAAGAAAAAGATGAACGATGTACAGATGATTTGTCAATTAATCGGTTGTTCACAGGAAGAAGCTTCACAGGCACTTTTGACACATGAGACGGTCGTCGATGCCATCGAATCCCTTCTTCCTCCTGCTCCAGTGGTTTCAGGGTCAAAGTACATTCCTTCCAAACCGATTGTGGATTCAGGTCTTTCAGACGAACAGAAAGAATTATGCGAACGAGGTCGATGGCTTCAAGACAAAGTTAACGCTGTATTCTCAGTCGCCCATTCAAAAACGCTACCCCTGCAGGACGCCCCGCAGGAGGTTCTCGTAGACGACCCGGATCCGCAGGCCGTGCCGGTTGAGAGGTCTGGGCCGGTTCACTGCGAACCACTACCGGGTTGCGTTGAGCAAACTGTTCCACAAGTCCCGAAATCCGAGCCGCTTCCACAAAGAGATTCATCTCTTCAATATGTTTCCTCGAATGTTCTGCTCGCTCGGAATAGGCAGTTTCATTGTCCAACGAACGAATCGCAGTGATCCATTCATCGTTGTTTTCGCGATTACATCCAATCCCTACAGGTTGAATCCATTCATCCAATCCTTCGGTACTTCCGCCTGGATAGACTGAATTTGGATTAGGTTTAGAATAGATCACTGGAATTCGGTTTAACATTGCCTCCACTGCAATACGGCCAAAACTCTCATAGTAACTCGGAACCAAGAGGATTCGAGTTCGTTTGAGAATGGTTCGAATATCGTCATTGAACGGCACCCATTCTACGTTGGATGGAGCAAACGGTACTTGTCGTTCACCATAATACGGTAAGACGCCTAGGAACTTACGCTCGGGCATTTTCCGCGCCATCTCTAAAAACTGCTGAACACCCTTATTCACGTTTGCATTGACCAAGGTAATGCAATCTCCGCGGAAGGGTTCTTCAATCTCAATGTTGTTTCGGTGCATCAATGGACGAATGGCTGCAGTCTGTTGAATCTGTGAGGGCCAAGGTACGATATTCTTCCGATACTGGACTTCCATAATCGAGTTGATAAAGAGAAGCATTTCAGCCCAGTCGTTCTTACCATTGGTTCGAATGGTATTGTAGTTTCCGTCGAAATGGCAAGTCGCAATGATTGGACGATTGTAACCTCGTGAATTGATTTTACGCACTTCGGGTAAGATGGGTGAATGAGGGCAAATCCAGACAGCCGAGGATTCCAAGAACGACAATCCAGCCGTGTAATGTAAGAATCGGAACCCACGATAGGTTCCTCCGGTAAACCCTTCTTTAGGGATTTTGATAGTCAAAAACACAACCATATGGCCGCGCGTTTGAAGTTCGGTGGCTAAGTCGATATCATGCAAGAACGCCCCACACAAGTCCGGCATTCGATTCGCAAAGAAGAGTACTTTCATTATATTCTACAACTTATCGAGTTTGTGATAGTAAACGAGTGGGGTCGCCTCCGCGGGTCCATTGCTCCACCCAATGATTGACATCCTTGTAATCACTGCTTTTGACGGGAATGAGAGGTTGATAATAGTTTGGAATCATCTTGTCCATGATGGTGGAGACATCCTTGCGGTTACGAGGAGGGGCAGAGCGAATCAATCCCGATTCATCTTCCACCGCCATTGGGTCTCCACCCGATAAGAACGGAGTGGTTGCGAAGGGTCGAGCCCACATCTGTTTAGGTCCCTTCTGACGATGTGCACCTTCAATACCCCATCGAAGTTCAGTATTCTCATCCACTTTGCAGCCACTTCCAGGCTGACCGTATCCACCCGTTGCAATCATACCGGGCTGGTCGGCCATTGCGGCGGCAGGGTTCAAGGTGTCTGAACATCCAGCCGTGAGACTCGCAGTCTGACGGGTCAGCGAGTCCTTACTGGAAATGGCATTCGTATCCTCCTCGTATTTGTCTGCCTTAATACGAGTCGGTGCGAAAAACCAGTCATAGGTGTTGGTGGTGTGGTTCATCTCTTACATTCAAATCCAGAAAGTTTCGTAGAAAACGAATGAAGAACTCCCTCGCAAGTAGATAGTAAAATGGTTCGTCTTCAACCGTGCGATTGGTACGAACATGACACAAGCGGTAAGTTTGTCGTCGATGTCTTCGGACGAACTGATACAGGAACCGTAGCGTGTCTTCGAATTAATGGATTTAAGCCTTACTTCTATGTGCGTGGAACCAAGCCTGACCTCGTTGGAGTGACTTCCACCAAGGTCCAAAAGTATGATGTCTTTGCAGGGTTTGCCGACCTTAAGACCACAGAGGTCTGGAAAGTCGTGTGCGATACGAAAGCCAAGATGATGGATGCAGTGAAGATTAGTAAAGGTCAGCTCTACGAGAGCAACCTACCTGGATTCATGCGATTCTTCCACGACCGACACATCAATCCGGCCAGTGCGATTCAGTTCACAGAACATCGATTCACCATTCCAGTGGACCGAGAAACCGACGAACCTCTCTACAACATCGATGCCTTCTACCAATGCGATGTAGAGGAAGTCTCTGCATGTGACGCAATCGTTCCACTCAAGGTGGCGTCGTATGATTTGGAGATGTATTCCAAGTCTGGACTGTTTCCGCAAGCCAAGAAGGGTGACCCGATTGTTCAAATCGGCGTCTCGTATCGTTGGTCAGATAAGTTGATGGACCCTCTTCGTCGCGTAGTGTTTGTCGTAGGAAGCGTGGACCCTTCGGAAGACGATACCGAGTTTGTCGCCTGTAAATCCGAAGAGGACATGCTGTTCAAGTTTGCCCACGAGATTCGTAGACAGAATCCAGATGTCATGTGTGGGTACAATACCTTTGGCTTTGATGACGCATACATTGAAGACCGATGCAGTGAACTGGGTATTCTGGATGTGATTGACTTGTCTCGTGTTCAATCCAAGACCAAGAAAGGAGATTCATGGTGTGTGAAGTTCAGCGAGACCAAGAAGTTCGAATTGGCATCCGGCAAGTATGATTTGAGATTCTTGACACTCCGAGGTCGTCTAGGCCTGGACTTGCTCTTGAACATGCGCCGTGAACATTCCTTGGACTCGTTCAAGTTGGATTCGGTTGCGTCCGTCTTCTTGCGAGATAAGGTGTTGGACTACGCAGACCATACCGTCAAGACCAAAAGCACACGAGGTCTTCGTGTAGGAAACTATGTGCGATTCGACTTGGTGGGAAACACTTCAGACCCGTATCGAGAAGGTGAGAAGTATCGTGTGACCTCCATGACTGCCAAGACCTTCACAATCGAATGTCCAGACGACCTGATGAGCGAGTTGTCGGACGCAGAGAAGAAGAGTCTCGAATGGACCTTTACCAAGGACGATGTGGAACCACATGAGTTGTTCCGTCTCCACGCAGAGGGAGGTCCAGCCGGACGAGCACGAATTGCCAAGTATTGTATTCAGGATTGTGACTTGGTGTTGACGCTGATGTCCAAGTTGGATACGCTGGTCAATGCGCGTGGAATGGCGGATGTGTGCAAGGTTCCTATGGAGTATGTCTTACGACGAGGTCAAGGGATCAAAATCTTCAGTGCGGTAGTCTACTACGCATCACAGCGTGACCAGATTCTTCAGACCCAACACGCAGCCGAGTTCGGAGATGGATACGAAGGTGCGATTGTACTTCCACCCAAGATTGGGATGTATCTCGACCAACCCATCAGTGTGCTGGATTTCAACAGCTTGTATCCGACCAACATGATTAGCTACAATCTATCACCAGACACCTTGGTCTGTGAGCGTGAGTTTGACGCAGAAGGAACGAAGATTCGACATGAAGGGATGAAGCTGGAACAGATGGAAGTGTTGAAAGAGAAGTATGTGTTGGAAGAAGTGGAATACGATACAAAGGACGACAAGGGTGTCATCACTGGAAAGACCATCTGCACCTTCGTCCAGCCCAACGAGAATCCAATGACAGTCGGTGTTCTACCCAAGACACTCGACATCCTCTTGAAGAAGCGAAAGGAATTCAAAGAAAAGATGGAGGATACACAGTATGACGAAGCTCAGCGAAGTGTCTTCAACGGTCTTCAGCTTGCTTACAAAGTGGTTGCAAACTCAGTCTACGGTCAAACCGGCTCACGAGTCAGTCCTATCCGAAAACTCTGTGTCGCAGCCTGTACGACCGCCGCAGGTCGCAAAGCCTTGGGTCTTGCAAAGCGAATTGTGGAAACAGAGTTTGGAGCCGAAGTTATCTACGGTGATACGGACTCCATCTTCATCCGATTCCCAACCAAAGACCTCGCAGAGTCTATCCGACTTGGAATCGCCGCAGGAAAGCGAATTACTTCCCAGTGCCGCAAGCCCTACAAGATTGCGTATGAGAAAACCTTCTTCCCGTTCATCCTCTTCTGCCGTAAACGATATGTGGGACTGATGTTCGAAGAGGACGCAACCATCAAGCCGAAACGCAAGAGCATGGGCATCGTGTTGAAACGAAGGGACAATGCGCCGATTGTGAAAGATGTCTATGGTGGAGCGTTGGACATGTTGCTGACCGAGAAGGATGTGCGTAAGGCACAGCGATTCGTGGTCGACAAGCTTGTGGATGTGCTTGAAAACAGAATCCCCTTGGAGAAGTTCATTGTCAGCAAGAGCTTGCGGGATGATTACAAGAACCCAGGACAGATTGCGCATCGAGTCTTGGCAGACCGCATGGAGTCTCGTGACGCAGGCACAGCTCCTAAAGTAGGTGACCGACTCCAGTTCGTGTTTGTAGCCGAGAACAAGCACAAGGGAAAGCAAGGAGACCGGATTGAAGAAGTCGGGTATGTCCGCGAACACGGACTGACACCGGATGCCTCGTTCTACATTACCAATCAAATTCAGAATCCAGTTGCACAGTTGTTTGCGTTGTGCATTAGTCAGTTGGAAGGCTATGTTGCGCCGCGTCGACCGAGCTACACGACCATGTATGAAGAACTGTTGGAAAAGCACAATGGAGATGAAGAGGAAGCGACACGAGCCTTGCTTACCAAGAAGGAGAAGCAGTTGGATGGGTTGATGTTTATGGGGTCACCCTTATTGACCAAACTCCTTCGGAAAAATACACGTGGTCCGATGGATGGATTTGTTACACGCGGCGTTTGAGTCTACGTCCACCGAAGAGGGTTTGTGGTGGTACATCCTTCGCCAAGAAGAACGCATAGTACGGGTAGTAGAAATACGCAAAGAAGAAATCTAGGATAGCCCACAGCATGCTTCCGTATTTTTGATACGAGAGATACGCAGCGCCAGAATGGAAGAAAATCAAAAACAAGAGAGGTAGAATTGCAACGCCGCCTAAAATTGCCCAGAATCCAGACGAGGGTGCTGCGACCTTTGCTTCTACAGACGGTGTTTCAGTTGGAGGTGTGCTCATTTGTATACTGGAGAGTGATTTTCGTGCGGCGTGCCATGAAAGGGTATGGACGATGAAGAGTATACTGTGTTGACGGCCATTCGAGACCTTACCGAAACAGACCGAGCGTTTTTTAACATTGTTCGATTTTTAGATGCGCCTACTCGTAACCACGTGATTGCAGCTCATCTTCGAAATACTTCAAGTGCCCTTGCCGTTTTGTATGGAATCGTGTTACAAAATAGACCTCGAAATGCCCGTTTCACTGTGAACATTCCGTTGAATATGTTTGATATGAGTGGAAATCCGACTTTCTTAGAACCTGTGCCCGTAGTCGCAACACGAGAGCAAATTGCCGCAGGAGTTGAAACGAATGCAATGATGTATGATTGTAATTGTGCGATTTGTCAAGAGGCTGTAACCGCAGCCACTCGTATTCGAGCTTGTGGACATGCATTCCACGCTCACTGCATTAGCCAATGGTTCTCCATGAACACACACTGCCCAGTCTGTCGTCACGACATACGAGATTTAAACCCTGTACCCCGTCAATCTAACAATGATAGTAGTGTGTACTCCGACGAAGAATAGACGATGGAGTTGGGAGTTTTCCAAAGCCTGTATGGACGCTCAAACGGTTCGTCCGCATGCATGGATTGTCGTCGACAATTCAACGTTGCCCCAACACGATTGGTCACCGAGTGCAAGTCATCCCTTAGTCGAGTATCATACGATCACCGAACCCAAAAGTATTGGATGGTTACGAAATCACTGTATGCAACTTGCACTTTCAATGGGGGCTGAAATGATTGTGTTCTGGGACGATGACGACTATTATCCCCCTGAACGCATTGAAACAGGGGTTGAAGCACTTCGTTCGACTCCCACTGCGGACATTGCAGCTTCATCGCACATGTTCGTCTTATTGACTAAAGAGAATGCACTGATGGAAGTCGGACCGTTTCATGCACAGCACGGAACTGCAGCCACCTATACAATTCGCAGACGCTATGCAGAGAGTCATTCGTTTCCCGACTCCAGTCGTGGAGAAGAATTGCTTTTTACGAATCATTGGACTGCCCAAATGGTTCAACTTCCACCCGAGAAGACGATTGTCGTGATGGGTCATTCTCGAAATACTGTGGATAAGTCTATCATTCACGCAAACCCACAAACCTTCAAGGCACGTATGATGAATGAAGTTAATGGGAAGATGGTGTTTCGATTGCGTTGGCCAGTACCATGGGATCTGTTTCGGTCCACATTCGTTGATGGAGAATATGCGAAACTTCGGAAGAGCATTCCGAAGGAGCTGACCCCGACGGTAGGAGATCCGACTCCCCATATTGTAGGAACTGTAGTATCCGACGCACATCGTGTTTGAAACGCTTTGCAAGTTTCGGAACATCTTGGTCTGGAAACAATCCAATCAAGTCGGTCGCACTTGGAGGATAACATCGAACCATTTCAATCGCCTCTTTTTGCTTCATGATACGAGGCACTTCATTACATGTCATAAGTATCGGTATCTTGCGGTCTGGACCTATCATCCATTCCACAAGCTTTCGTTGGGCATGTGGGTCGGACCCATCGATTTCATCCAAGACCAAACAGAGGGGCGAGTTGTCTCCGCGTATCATCGAGGAAATACTGCGAGAATGTCGGCAGGATTGAATCAACGATTCGACATCCCCAAAACTACGCAAGGAACGACTCGCATTGATTTCCAAGGCTTCGTAGCCGTAGGAACGCGTGGCTGCGAGTGCGAGGGTAGTCTTTCCAATGCCGGGAGGACCGTACAATAAAACACTACGAGACGCAGGAGATTGGAAATAGGATTGAAGCGTCTTTTTCACATCGGAATGTCCGATGACTCGCTCCAATACTTCGGGACGGCGTGTTTCACTCCACATACTCTGTCTTCGTAGTAGTCTAGAAAATGCTTACTGATAGACAAGATAATGGATGTCCCGCGACATGTCTTGAAGACGCTCTTTGATAGTGCAAGGTTTCCACTGATTCAACATCATGTGGATTCCTTCAACGATTTGTTGGATGTAGGGATTCCCACGTACATTCGCAATAGCAACCCGTTCGAGTTACAAGTGCCTGGTGACCGTTTTGTGCGAATCTACATTGGAGGCAAAGATGGTTCCAAGATTCGATATCAATCACCGACGGAAGAGGATGGAACCGCGCTTGTGCCGCACGCGTGCCGTCTGGATAACCGAACCTATGCGTTGAGCTTGTATGCGGACATTGAAGCCGAATACACCTTTCCAGATAAGACGACCCAAACGCGTTCGTTCTCCGATGTCTTGATTGGTAAGATTCCTCTGATGTTACGCAGTCGTTTGTGTTATTTGACAGGCTTGCCGAACTATGAGATTGGAGAATGCAAGTTCGAGTTGGGAGGCTATTTCATCATTGATGGAGCAGAGAAAGTCTTGTTGACGCAAGAGCTGTTGGGAGATAACATGTTCTATGCAGGGTCGCGCAAACGCAAAGCACCCAAGGGAACGAAGGCACGATTGGTCCAGTCCGATGAACCGATTACCTTTGAAGATGTGAAGGAAGATGCAGATGTAACCTATGAAGAAGTCACCGAGACCTATGTGGGTATCAAAACCTTTTCAGAAGACGGTGTGCGAGGTCCGTATTCACATTTCTTAACCATTCCGTCCGAGACCTTGAATCCCGAAGCAAGTAATGGAAACTATGGACGCGACAATCGATTGGCGATGATGAATGTGCGTGGCTTTTCACAACCCGTTCCCTTATTGAGTTTGTTTCGTGCGTTGGGTGTGACGTCAGACCGAGACTTGTATGATACGGTACTTGCAGGTGTTCCGGACAAGGACCGAACGGCCTACGATGAAATCTTCTATCAGTTGGTGTTGAGTCACGACAAGTTCCTTGGAAAGCTCGACCGAACCGATTTGTCGATTCTGTCCGAGTTCACACGAAGCAAGTCACGCTTTGAGATTGTTCAAGCGTTACACGAGTCTCTGTTTTCACATGTGGAGGGTTCAACCGACGATACAGGTGCGCTCTTCCGTCGTAAGGCGTATATGCTTGGGCAAATGTTGAAGATGGCGTTGGATGTAGAAATCGGTCGTCGTGCGCCTTCGGACCGAGACAGTTTCCAGTTCAAACGATTCAAGACATCCGGTGTATTGGTGTTTGACGAGTTCCGTCGTATCTACCGAGAGAACGGCAAGGAGATGTTGTTGCGTCTTGACCGAACCAATACCTTCAATCCAACCACCTATCGCGAAAAGAACTTGGCAAATCTCATTGAACCTGAAACCATTGGACGATATTGGCGTGGATGGACCATGTTGAACGAGTTATCCAAATCCTTCAAGGGTGCGTGGGGTGGACGCATGGGTATCTCGCAAGAACTAATGCGAGTCTCCTATTTGTCTGCGATTCACCACTTGCGAAAGACCGACCTTCAAATTGATAAATCGACCAGCACGGCTCCTCCTCGCAGATTGTATGCGTCTCAGTTTGGATTGATGTGTCCTGTGGATTCACCTGACGGGTCAGACATTGGATACAAGAAGTCCTTGGCGATTCTAGCACAAGTCTCCACTGCATTTCCATCGGACATTCTTAAACAAGTCTTGCGAGAGACTCGATTGATTCGTGAAGTCCAAGACATTCATCCATCCACTTGGAAACCTGAATGGACCAAGATTTACATTAACTCGGACTTGTGGGCAGTCTGTATTGGTAACACAGAACTCTTGCATAAGTTGATGTTAACGGCACGACGCACTGGAAAGTTTGCACCCTCTGTGTCCTTATCGTGGATGCGACTCAACAATGAATACAAAGTGTATTGCGACGCAGGTCGTCCCATTCGACCGGTGTATCGTGAGGGAACGTCCCCCGATATGATTCGAGCCACCAAGACTTGGAAAGACATCAACAACCATTTGGATTACATGGATGCGTATGAATCAGATTCAGTTCGTATTTCAATGACTCCCTATCATTCCACCCTTCCGTCTGAAATTCATATGTCGTTCAACTTGTCCGCACTTGCAAATATGGTGCCGTATTCGAATCACAACCCAGGCCCGCGTTCGGTCTTCAGTATTCAACAGCAAAAGTCTGCAGCGTCTTGGTATCACACAAACTACACGAAGCGGTTCGATACGATTGCAGAGTTCTTAGTGTTGCCTCAAAAACCCATGTCTCAAACATGGTTGTACGAACAGATGATGGGTCGTGGAGGTTGCTTGCCGTATGGTGAAAACGCCTTGGTTGCCATCACGATGTATGGAGGTCACAACCAAGAAGACTCCATGATCATGAACGGTGGGTCACTCCGACGCGGAATGTATCAGACCATGTATTATCACAGCTACGACCACGCAGAAGAGATGTTGGACCTCGGACTTGAAACCCATACAGAGATTGCCAATCCATTGAAGCGCGATGTCAAACGCAAAGAGGGTTTCAACTATGAACTACTCGACGAGAACGGTATCATTCGTGTCAATTCATTGGTGACTCCTGATACCATCTTGTTAGGCATGCTGTCCCCGATTACAAGTCCAACGGGAACCGTCACAGGCTACCGTGATGCGTCGGTCGAACCGAAACGAGGTCAAGTAGGACGAGTCGATGCAGTCTATCAATATACCATCTTGGTACCTGCAGGCGATAAGATGATTGGACTCAAAGGTGTGAAGATTCGTATCGTGGAAAACCGATTCCCCGTGGTCGGTGACAAGATGTCGAGTCGACATTCACAGAAAGGCACCGTGGGTGAAATCATGGATGAAGAAGACATGCCGTTCACAAGTCGTGGAATTCGTCCAGATTTGATTTTCAATCCCCACGGTATTCCTACCCGTATGACCGTTGGACAGTTCTTGGAAGCCGGCACGAATCGACTTGGAATTGAATTGGGATCGTTTGTGGATGCAACTCCGTTCAGTGTAGACAATCGTGTTCCTGATTTGAAAACGGCCTTGATGAAATTAGGCTTCGAGCCCTACAGCCATGAAGTCTTGTATAACGGCATGACCGGTGAACAAATGGAAGCCGATATTTTCATGGGTCCTATCTATTACCAACGGCTGAAGCAGATGGTCGAAGACAAGATTAACTATCGTGATACAGGTCCAAAGACCTTGTTGACGCATCAACCCACCCAAGGTAGGTCGAATGAAGGCGGAATGCGTATTGGAGAAATGGAGAGAGATGGATTGATTGCGCATGGTATGTCCAAGTTCATTCGCGAGAGTTTCATGGAACGCTCCGATGGAGCTACCTTGGAGTTCGACAAGGAGCAAGGACGCATTGATACCTCGCGCGATACACTTGAAATGCCGTATTCGATGGCGCTCTTCACGCAAGAGTTAGAGTCCATGCACATTGTCCCGCGTATAGAAACAAACTAATCATGGATATGAACCCAGAATCCACAACGACGGTGTTAGACCCTATTTCAGGCATGGTGAGTATGGTCTTCATTTTGATTATCATGACTCTGTTTATCATTCTGTTTGCAATGTCAATGATAGGACGAGCGTTCGGACTCGTGACCGAAACAAAGCCTCCACCCCCGAAGGAGACGTTCAAACTCAAGGATGGACCGCCGTATCCTGATTGTAAAACGAATGGCGCACTCGGATTATTTTAGAGTATTTACAGATAACAAACATGAATACAGTATCAGCCATGTCTAACCACATTTACGTAACAAAGCGTGACGGCACTCGTGAACCGGTTAGCTTCGACCAAATACTTCAACGACTCCAAAAACTTGCCAAGGGACTCGAACATGTGAACACCGATTTGGTTACACAAAAGGTCTGTTCTCAAATCGCAGATGGAATCAAGACTTCAGAATTGGATGAATTTGCAGCAGAAACCTGTGCAATGATGCAGGCACGCAATCACCCGAATTACGGTAAGCTCGCAGCACGCATTGTGATTGACAATCATCAGAAGTTAACACCCTCCACTCTCAAAGAGTGTGTAGACCGACTCGCAAAAGATTCACTGGTTTCAGAAGACTATGTGTGGGACTTGGCAGAATATCCCAAGGAACTTGAAGCCATGATCGATTATTCACGCGACTTTAACTTCAACTACTTTGGATTCAAGACCTTGGAGAAGGGATACTTGTTGCGCACTCGTGATGGAAAAGCCTGTGAACGACCCCAACACATGTGGATGCGTGTTGCGCTTCAACTCCACGGATGTTTCGAATACAGTACCATGCATCTCAACCGTGTCAAGGAAACCTACGATGCGTTGTCGCTCGGATACTTCATTCACGCAACCCCTACTCTCTTCAATGCAGGCACGCGTCATCCCCAGTTGTCCTCCTGCTTCTTGTTGACCATGGAAGAGGATTCCATCAAGGGTATCTACAAGACTTTGGGGGATTGTGCTCAAATCTCCAAGTGGGCCGGAGGGATTGGGTTGGCGTTACATAACATTCGCGCCAAGGATTCGCATATCCAAGGCACCAATGGAAAATCCACTGGACTGGTTCCTATGTTAAAAGTGTTTAATGACACAGCGAAGTATGTAAATCAAGGAGGTAAGCGAAATGGGTCCTTTGCGATGTATCTCGAACCTTGGCATGCGGATATCGAAGATTTCCTCCGCCTTAAACTCAACACCGGGGCTGAAGAAGACCGAGCCCGTGATTTGTTCTACGGATTGTGGATTCCAGACTTGTTTATGGAACGAGTTGAAACGGACGGACTCTGGTCCCTCATGTGTCCGGCCGAATGCCCGGGTCTCGCAGATGTCTGGGGCGATAAGTTCAGAACCCTCTACGAGTCTTATGAAGCTGCCGGAAAGTTCCGTCGACAACTACCAGCCAAAAAGCTCTGGCAAACCATCTTGGACTCCCAAATCCAAACCGGAGCCCCCTATCTCTGTTATAAAGACGCAGCCAACGCCAAGTCCAATCAACAAAACCTCGGAACTATCCGTTCATCAAACCTATGCACTGAAATTATTGAGTTCACCAGTCCCACCGAAACCGCTGTCTGCAACCTCGGTTCTCTTGCTCTCCCTCGGTTCGTTAACGACGGCAAGTTTGATTTTGCTGGGCTGCGCAAATATACTCGAATCTTGGTCCGAAATCTAGATATCGTGATTGATAAGAACTTCTACCCAACTCCTGAAACTCGTAACTCGAACACCAAACATCGTCCAGTCGGTCTCGGTGTTCAAGGGTTAGCCGATGTGTTTGCGTTGATGTCGATTCCATGGACGTCCGAACAAGCCACTCAACTCAACCGTGAAATCTTCGAGAACCTGTACTTTGCAGCGGTTGAAGCAAGTATGGAGATTGCAGCAGAAGACTTGGGAGCTGCAAATCATTACACACCCATCGGTGCCTATTCAACCTTCAAAGGATCACCTGCCTCGCAAGGCAAGCTTCAGTTTGATTTATGGGGACAACAACCCACACAGACACCGTACTTGAACTGGACTGACTTGAAGCACAAGGTCGATATCCATGGAATGCGTAATTCTCTCTTGATTGCACCTATGCCGACTGCATCGACCTCTCAAATCCTGGGTAACAATGAATGTATCGAGCCGTTCACGAGCAACTTGTATACTCGTCGAGTGCTTGCAGGAGAGTTTGTGGTCATCAACGAATACTTGGTGGACCGACTGGTCGTGTTAGGATTGTGGAACGCCGAGGTTCGTTCTCAAATCATCGCACAGAACGGGTCCATTCAAGGCATCCAAGAAATCCCACAAGAAGTGCGTGACCTCTACAAGACTTCGTGGGAGATTCCGATGAAGACATTGATCAACTTGGCTGCGGATCGTGCTCCGTTCATTTGCCAGTCACAGAGTTTGAACCTCTTCGTCGCAGAGCCGTCGTATTCCAAGATTTCGTCCATGCATTTCTATGCGTGGAAGAAAGGACTCAAGACAGGGTGCTATTACTTGCGAACCAAGGCAGTTGCCAAGGCCCAACAATTCACGGTCGAACCCTGCTTGACTTGCACGGCGTAGTGGAAAATCTACTAATAGTTACTAAACAATGAATCAAGTCGACGTTAACACTGTTACGGGATCCAATGAAGGTGCGTACGATATGCAGCAAGTTCGTAGGTCCCTGCGTAAAACTGGATCCTTGCCACTTACGGGGGGTATCCAAAGAAGGACCCGTCGCGGAAAAATGTATCGTTCAATAAATAAAATGCTATCTCCTCTTCCAATTTCAGGTGTTTCCGATTCCATGAAGGGTGGTGCCAAGCGCCGCGGTGTCCCCGTCAAGACTTTGAAGAAGCTCCTCAAGAAGGCCGGCCTCAAGACTTCTGGCAAGAAGGCAGCCTTGACTCGCCGAGCCAAGAAGGCGCACTTGATGAAGGGCGGTGAAGATGCCGAGTTAGTTCCTGGCGCAGAGATGAAGGCTGGAATGATCGGTGATGCGGTCAAGGAGGAAGATGTTGCCACAGGCGTCGCAACCGGTGCTCGCCGCAAGCGCAAGTCCCGCGGCTTCAAGCTCTTTTAAAGTCGCTCTCCAATCTCCGAGACGAGCGTAAACAACTCATCACTGAACCCGTAATGACACCCATTGGCTTCACCTGACGGAGCTTTACGGCTCGAGGTATTCTTTGAATGCACTAAACTTACAATCACATCCTGTGGAGACACTTCACGGCACATCTGTTCGCGACCGCGGATGAATGCGCCTCCTTCTGCAATCTGTTCATTTGGAAACTTCTGCTCCTCCCAAAACTCTCGTGTGAATGCCAAGGTCGCCTCGGAGACACGTTCACGCATGGGTAAGGTGTTTGGAGGAACATTCATAAAGCTCTTTTTATCGTGAATGTCGTAGCATGGAATCGTGGTCGAGAAGACACATGACTTCTTGGGCTCTGCGAGCATAAACGCCACACGAGTCACCAAGCTGTGGTTCGGATACACATCGTCATCGTCCATCATGACTAACATGTCATGCGACGCACTTTGGACACCTAAATTACGCTTGGCACCGATGGTCATGGGTTCATCACACAACACGTACTTCACATTCGGCAGGTCAGATACCAAGTCTTTGATTTGGTCTTTTCCATCATCGACAATGACCCATTCCACTTTGTCTTCAGGATATCCTTGTGCCAAGAAGCAGTACTTGGCAAGTGGCATAAACGCTCGTCGGTCGCGTGTAATCGTGACCACAGACACTTTGGGTAATGTGTCTTCTTTCGGTAGACGCTCTTGTAAGGAATATTCAGGGATTCCAGACAAACTCTGTGTAAGAACCCCTTTCATTCGCTGGACGAAGTCTGCATGGTGCGATTCATAGAGGTCACGAGAGGCTTGTGACATTCGTGTGCGATTGTAATCGGACAGTTCTGTATACTGTTCAAGTGTGTCTGCAAGTGAACGAACATCCACATCAAACAGGTTTCCATAACACTGCGGATGAAGGGTTCGTTTGAGTTCGGAAACCCACAAGGAATCCTTGGGTGCAAGTTCTTCGAATGCATCAATTGGACTGAGCATCAACACACATCCAGCCGACATGGCTTCATTGACTGCGTGACCAAACCCTTCAGCTGCGGACATACAAATACACAAGCCACACTCTTTCAATAATGCATCATAACTCTCTTCGGACATCACTTCGGAATGGAGAATCACCTTGGACGCCAATGATTCAGGTAAAGGCGGCAATGGCACTGCGTCCGGTGCGTGGACAACATGAAGTTCAGGTAATTTAGAAAAGACTTCGGGCTTCTGCTTTTGGAGACCTAGATACGCTTGAATGATAGGACGAGGATTGCGCCAGATGTTTTTGCCTGTGGGAACGATTGCCTTGTTGAAGTTTTTCACATCCGGCATGGTCTTATCAATGGAAGTCCAACCCGTATAGAGCTTGTTACCTTCCAGTAACTCCATTCCTTCCTGTGTCTTCACCCACACTTCATCGACCATCGACAAATACGGTTTCCATGACTTGTAGGTCCATTCAGGATTGGGAATCCAAATGTTCTTGGACGCATACATGAACAACGAAGGGTTGATGACTTCAATGAAGATATTGACTTCGGCTTCGGGACATTGAGGGTAGTAATGAGGAATGTGTCGGACTTGAATCTCTTTTCCAAACACATGAACGAGCATGCCATGAAGCACAAAGACATCTTGCGAGACACCTGTGGTCTTCTTGTGGTTTCCGATAATGTTCACTCTCATTTAGTCTTATTGAAAGCTCGTCTTGTAAACTTCTTACCGCGAGGTGCCTTTCTGCACGTGCGTCCTTTGCCTTGAACCATGCGTTTCCATGAAGAGGTGTCACGAGGCGCACAGGGAGACAAGGATACAAATCGGTCACGAAACCATTCAGTGCCCATCGGTAATGTGGTCACTTTGACAGGTGTGCCTTCATGAAACCCGTGAAGCAGTTCACAGAGTTGACGCATCGAGTCACTTCCGTATCCGTAGAGTGATGTAGTCGGGTCATTGCAATAGGCTTCATCATGAATATGGAAGTTGGTTCCAGTCCACACGATGGACTGAATCGGACGAAAGTGGTCCCATGCAGATTCCCACAAGAACCAATGACCTTTGTAGTCCAAAAAGACCTTGTCACGAAACTCATACAAACCCATTACACTGCGTCCAGGAAATAGTCGTCAAAAACGGACGAACCTACATGCATTTTGAACTGTACTATCATGGCAGAACACCCCTACACCTTTCCACTCGACGACTTCCAAACCAGAGCGATTAACGCCATTGCGCGTGAAGAGAATGTATTAGTGACCGCAAAGACTGGTTCAGGCAAGACGTTGGTAGGCGAATACCAAATCTGGCGTTCCTTGAAGAAGGGTAAGCGTGTCTTCTACACCACTCCCATCAAATCCTTAACCAATCAAAAGTTCCACGACCTCAAACAGATGTATCCCAGTGTAGGCATCATGACCGGCGATATCAAGTTCGCACCTCAATCCGACATTGTGGTCTTGACTACTGAAATCCTACGAAACCTTCTCTACAAGAAAGGCTCTTCTACCGAATCACTTGGCATTACAGCCTCCTTATCGTTAGACGATGTCGACGCAATTGTGTTTGATGAAGTTCATTACATCAACGACCCAAGCCGTGGCAAAGTCTGGGAAGAGTGTTTCATTCTCTTACCTCCTTCCATTCGACTTGTCTTGTTGTCCGCAACCATCGATACTCCTGAACCCTTTGCGAAATGGCTTGCCGACCTCAAAGGCGTTCCAATGAACTTGATTTCCACGACACACCGAGTGGTTCCTCTGTATCACAAAGTGGGAGAAGACCTGGTCATGGGACCGGACAATATGTTCAATCGACGAGTCTATGAATCCTATCTTCGTGGAATCCAAACTCAACGCAACCAACTGCGCAAACAGCGTGAAGCCGTTCGAGCACGTGAAGAAGGACAACCTGCGGTTGCAAAGGACCAACGCAGTCATTCCTTCGTCTATCAATTGAACGAACACATCCAAAAACTTGAAGACACTCAACTCCTTCCAGCTCTCTTCTTCGTCTTCTCACGCAAGAATTGTGTTCACTATGCCAGCAAGGTAACAAATTCCCTAGTGGATTCCTCTGACTCGGCTGCAATCAAACACATCCTCAACTTCCATCTCCATCGATACCCCGACTTGAAGACACTGCCTCAATACTACGAGTTAGAAGGACTGCTTCTGAAAGGCATTGCCTATCACCACAGCGGTCTCTTACCCGTCCTCAAAGAAATCGTGGAAATCCTCTTTGGACGAGGACTAGTGCGAGTGTTGTTTGCGACCGAGACCTTTGCAGTCGGAATCAATATGCCGACCAAGACCGTTGTCTTCACATCCTATCGCAAATACGATGACCTTACGAATGGATTACGAATGCTGCGAACGGACGAGTACATTCAGATGGCTGGACGTGCAGGACGGCGTGGTAAGGATACGCAAGGCATTGTCTATTACCTTCCAGACCATGAAGCCGAAGATGCCTTCTGTGTGGAACAGATGATGACCGGACGACAATCTACGATTGTTTCACAGATGGACTTTGGAGTGGACTTCATTCTCAAATCACTGCAGTCTGGAAGCCTTCAATGGAAAGACATTCTCTCCAGTTCCTATTACTATCAGCAAACTCGGGTGCTCTTGAACTCTCTCCAACGAGAACGAGCGTCTTTGGTCGAAAGCATGCCTGAAACACATCCAGACTGTGAAGTGCGATGGAACCTCGAACAAATGTTCAAAGTCACTGTGAATGCCGCACGAAAAGAGATTCAACGAACCTTGGAAGCATGGAAAAATAGACATGCTGGACCGAACTGGGACCGACTGTGGAAAAACCAGCAGGCCCGTGTTCAGATACAGTCCAAGTTGGAGACAGTTGATGCGCAGATTGAACACGTATCGAATGTAGCTCGTCCCGTTGAAGTTCGATTGGCGTCGCTGGAAGACGGTGGATATATACACGAAGGACAGTTAACCGTCCTAGGCAAGATGGCTGCGGAAATCAACGAGGGAGACCCTCTTGTGATGTCCAAGCTGTTCATAGACCAAGAACTTCACTGTTGTTCACCCAATGAACTCATTGCAAAATTAGCCCAGTTCCTGGAACCTGAACCACTGTTCTACTGGTCGGACTTCATGTTCGAATGGATGAATCAAGGTGATTTGGGTGAATTGTGTCAACGCTACGAGATTGACGCAGGAACCGCGGTGCGTGCGATCCTGAAGCTTGCAAACATTGCTGAAGAGTGGACGATTCTTGCAACGATGTGCGCAGACTTACCGATGTTGGAAACCATGAAAGGTGTTAAAGAGGTGCTGGTACGAGGGATTGTGATTCCGGACAGCTTGTATCTGCGCGTGTAGCTCGAATGACCATACGAGTCTTCCAGGTAGGCTGATTCATATCGAGATAGTAATCTAGCACGACCTGCGTTCCAACTTCAAACTCGGTTGTTCGAACCGTCACCGTCCGTTGCCAATCGGTGACCCACACCTTGCTTTTTTCCTCCAAGACTTCCAGCACGGTTCCCACCATCACTCGTGGAGTCTGAAGCTGGGTTAAGAAGAACAAGTCTCGTTCGTATTTCTTGGTTGCCTTGTTGAGAGCATTTAAACTCTCGGTGGGTTCAGGTGGGTCCAGACCCAGCAAGACCATCTGATTGTGAACATCGGCCCAACGACGAATGGGTGAGGTTGTGTGTGCGTAAGAGTCTACCTTCAATCCCCAATGAGGTGTGCGGTCTGTGAACGATTGATACACTGCGGCTGATTCAGCCAGTCGTGAGGCTTCAGGACAGATACGTTGATAGTTCTGCATTCGTTCGGCGTTAGGAGCCGAATGACCTCGAAACAATCCTTTCGAACGAGCGATGAGTTCTTCTGCCATGAAGGCATTGTAACTGACCATCAAGGTTTCAATCCATTCATGTGGGTCATCGCCTAGGATTTTTCCCTTGGCACACTGTGCGGCTAGTTTGAGTTCACGCAGATCCACTACATCGTCATAGGTATACGATTCAGTCACACGCACAATCGAACGAGTCCAGTAGGGTGGCTTTCCGTTCTCGTAGACAATCGACACTCCAAAGCGGTCTTCACCGAGTAATAGAGAGAAAGTGCCTTCAGACAATTCAATGGGAAACAGAGGTCTGACCGCTCGTCCACCTTCATAGAGTGTTTCGCCTTGGGTTGCAAAGGCTTCAAGTGCTGGATTGGCAGCCACCCACGCACCGACATCGGCAATGGTCACTACAAAGCCGTTCTCTAAGAAGGTAACACAATCGTCTACATCCACACATCCAGGAGGGTCTACATGCAGGGTTTGGAACCCTCGTAAGTCGAGGCGTCCGGTTTCGCTAGGGAGTTTCAAGGCACCTTCGATTTTGGGAGGTTTGTGTGGACGATGGGTCCATTGAATGGCTTTTCGTTCAACCGTCCAGTCGCCACAGGGTCCAAGGACTTGAACAATGTTAGCTCGTGGAATGCGTTGAGTCATATCCATCGGTTCAACAAGTGCGAGAAGGTTCACATACAGATTGGGCTGTGAACATCCTACAATAAAGAGAGGCTGCTTGGGATTCAAAGGTCTAAAGAGATACATTGGGACATTTCGTGATGTCATCCCGTATTTGGTTTTACTGGTTAAGTGAACGACGCCTGCAATCATGATACAGTCCTATCGCTAGGTCAGTCTACATCCATTTTAGAAAAAGCTCTTGAGTTCACCTGTGCGGGTTCCGTAGATTTGTGTGTCGATGGGACGTGCAATAGGGGCAGGGAAGTCTAGAATGTCCTTGCGGTAGTGTCGGTAGGCTTCCACTTCCACGGCAATCCGATTGGCACAAAAATTGACAACACGTTCGTTCAAGGTTCGAAGCTCGACCTCTAGATTGGATGCGTTGTTCTCGGCATATTGAAGGTAGTAACTGCGCATGACCAACATCAAGTCCACTTCACTTTGTCGGTCAATGTCGGCTCGAACCATCTGGCGAACGGTGTTGCGAATTTCATCTTGAAGGTAGTTGACATTCTCGGGACTGAAGAACTGCTCGTTCAAGGATGTGGAGCTGTGACGAAAGTGAATGCGTTCCTTGACGACCGAGGAGGCCATACCCGGTTCAGGAGCAAACAACACTGCAGGAGGAACCGACATACGTGATTCCTGGTCAGACAATGGAAGACGGCCGGTATGTTTAGGAGCATCTGGAATTGCAGTCTTGGTGTAAAAGTCAGCGAGGCTGAATGCCCATGGAAAGCTAGAGGTCCACGACATCTTTGTTAACGAGGCACGACAATCTTCCCGCCAATTTTCGATGTATCCGGTTCAATGGTTTCAAGTTCCAAGGTATAGACAGGTTGAAGCGTGGTATTCAAAAAGGGCATATTCGAACCGGCTAACACTGTGGGTTCTAATACATTGGATGTTCCACCGTCAATCGATCCTGGATAGGTAGGTGCTGCAAAACCATCTTGGTCAATGGTCACAAAGTTTGGAAGAATGAACCCGTTATACGAGGATACATAAGGCTTCGTGCGTTCACTGGTTATGTCACGAGGAACATAGATACCGTTGATATCCTTCACATAGTCCAGCAATTGAAGCACCGGAAAGGTTGCGTTCGCCAATGCAGAGACAAAGGATGTCTTATCTGTCGCCAACACTGCAAGAATGGGTGACTTCAACATGTCAACAATTGTATTGGAATAAAATGCAACACGGTCTCCAATACGCAGTTCATTACTACTGAAATATTGAAACGAACCTGTGAAGCATTTCAAGTACATCTTGTTGTCGGTGGCTTGAATCAATGAAACTGTAAGTGTATCGTTTTGTGAAAAGGTTGTACCGACCGGGTCGGTCACGGTCAGTGCCAACTGCTTCAAGGTGGTAATAGGACTTTGAAGTTCCAATGCTTCTTGTCCCCAAGATTCATAATCGTATTGCTGAACACCGACATCGGTTTGGAAGTTCGTTTGTTGACGCTGGCGCTGGGTCATGACGGAGAAGGACCTACGAATGGATTCATTACCTCCGACATACTGTCCGTAAAACTCGTTGAGATTGAACAGCAAGTATGGATAGGTCGAGAAGGTGGAATAAGGTTTACCCACGAGATTGGCCTGAATGAACTGACTGGTCGATGCGTCGGTTCCACTCGAAGAGGGATCAATGGGGATACTCAAAAACTGACGCTGTGGTAAGACTGCACGCACAAGACGAATGGACGCTACATTGGTTGCATTGGTAGAGCTTCCGAATCCAAACCCGGACGGTTGAATGATATACCCTGTATCAGTTCCCACTGGAATTCCCTTGGGAAGGTTTGGATTGTATGGTTTATAAAACACATCCGAGGCTCCCGTGGACAATGTCCATCCGCGATTATTAGGAGCTCCAATGATCGGCGGATTATTGTTCGATTGTTCTGCTGCAAAGGTGGGAACAAATGAATTATTAGTATAGACGATTGGGTTGGTGGCTTGCAGGCTTTGACTTCCAAAGGTAAATACAAGATTGGTATAGGGATTCGGCTGTTTCACCCAGTCACGCTGGGATGAATCCATGATGATGTATTTTTTAGTACTTCGTGTAGCAGGCGCCTCTTGAACCGAAGATGCATCCAATCGTGACCCTACATCTCCCTCTGATTCAGGTACTTGCGAGTTTGCATCGGGCCGTGTTGAGTTGAAGGTCTCGATCATACGACTCGGGGCTTGAGTACGCAAAAAACGCTCGCGAGGATCATAGTTATACCCCCTACGAGCATCCGCTTGCTCTTGCATCATAATGGATGCGTAATCACTCATTGTTTATACAGCAGCCAATTCCATAAGCCACATCTCCGCAGGACGCAGGGATTCTAGACGCGTATGTTCGGCTCGGAGTGCAGCCAGTTGTGCTTCATGCTTGGTGATTTGTTCTGCGGTAAAGCTACTGACCGGTAGTTTGAGAAGATAGTCGTATCCATCGATGGAGGTATATGCAGCCTGTTTGAACATCGCATCGCATTCAGCACGCGTCTTCTTCTTCAACACAAGGGTCGGTGTATCCTTGACTTGGTCTTCAATGAACTTTACGACATTCACATGATACGGCATCTCGTCTTGGAGAGCTTTCAATTGATGTTGTCTGCGTGTCTCGTACAGCGCTAGACGAACACCCGCAAACTCTTTGAGGATTTCATTCGGAGTGTCATACTTGGCGATGATACCCTTGGAGTTGAATGCGTGCATATTGGTTGTCTTCACCTTGTCGGTCAATGACTTGACAAGCACTGCTTCATCCATTCCCTTGATACGAATGTGGATGTCGGTATCGGTCGAACTGTCTACAAAGTCCTTCACCTTTCCCTCTGCGAGTTCCTTCTCCAGCCAGATGCGATAGTCTTGAGTCCACGTTCCAGGTGGAAGCTCGGTCACCACAAACTCGTCCTTCTGTTTGGTGTACAGACCTTGTACAGTTCCATCCTCTGCAACGGTTCCCTTGAAGCCCTTGAAGTAGGGTTTGAGTGGACGGTCGAGTGCGTCGGCTTGTCCCTTCAACCACGCAACCAACATGTCCTTCAACTCCTTGGGATTGTATCCGGGAATCGAAGTTGAGTAGCCAGTGCCAATGCCACGAGAGCCGTTCACCAATAGCATCGGGAGAATCGGAACATAGCATTGAGGTTCGACGGGAAGACCATCGTCATCTCGGTAGGCCAAGACAGGGAAGTCTTCAGACGGGACCAGTTTCTTCACGACCGATTGAAGGAAGGTGTGAATGTATCTTGGCGACGCAGAGTCTTTGCCGCCTTGAATGCGTGTGCCGAATTGTCCCTGTGGCACAAGCCAGGGAAGGTTGTTCGCACCCATAAAGTCCTGAGCCATTCCGATGATGGCTTCGTTCAGTGAAGCTTCACCGTGGTGGTATCCGCTGTGCTCGGAGACATACCCTGCAAACTGGGCTACACGAATCTCTGAAGTCAAGTTACGCTTGAACGCAGCGTAGAGGATTTTGCGTTGAGACACTTTGAGTCCGTCCATCATACTGGGGATAGCACGCTCCAAGTTGTAGTTGGAGAAGTGAATGAGGTCTTTGTGGATAAAGTCCGTGTAGGGCACTTGAAGTCCCGCAGGCACCAACGCAGTCTTATCGTAGCCTTGTAGCCACGTCTTGCGATCATCTGCGCGCTGCTTGTTGAATGCGAGGTCAATGGCTTCATCGGAGCCCTGTGTAAAGTCGAACCGAACCGCTTGTGGTTTTGCAAAGTAGTCTTTGGCTTCGTCGCGGGTCGAAGTGCCCAATCCCTTGTAATACTTGACCTTGAAACCCTTGGAGGCATCGGTCTTTCTCCACTCTTCGTATTCGTATTGGCTGTAGAAGTTCTTCACAGTGGTTCCCTTGACTGCCTTCACAATGGGTGTAGCCATGTAGGTCAAGAAGCCTGGGATTGCAATGAGTTCATGCCAGAGCTCGTGGAAGAGGTTGATGAGCAAGCCTCGAATGTGTGAACCATCATAGTCCTGGTCCGTCATGATCATGATGCTTCCATAGCGCAGCTCTGCGGTGGATTCGTATTTCTTGCCAGACTGAAGACCTAGAATCTTCTTCAACTCGGCAATCTCCTTTGTGTGTTCTACCTTGGCGTCGGATGTGTCCTTCACATTCAACACCTTACCTTTGAGAGGGTAGACGCCGTAGAGTTTACGTTGTTCCTGCGACAGACCCGAGAGAGCCATCGCTTTGGCCGAATCGCCTTCGGTCAGAATCAAGGTGCACTTGGAGGATTGTGCTGTGCCTGCATAGACTGCGTCATCCAACTTGGGAATGCCTGTGATTCTGGATTGTTTCTTTCCATCGGTCTTGGTATTGTCTTTCGAGTCCTTCACAGCTTGTGCTTCGAGAATCTTCTCTACGATTCCAAGCTTGGTCACAATCTTCTTCAAGGTATCGTCGGACAGCTTGGGGCTGGACCCGAACGCAGAGACCTTGGTGGTCAGTGTCTCTTTGGTCTGTGAAGTGAAGCTAGGGTTCTCAATCATACTGACACAGAACACTGCGAGTTGCTCTCTCACTAGACTGGGCTTGACTTTGGTCTTCTTCTTGGTTTCTAGATAGTCTACAATGTGATTCGTGACTTGGCTGACGACTGCATCCACATGCGTTCCGCCTTTGGAGGTCCAGATGCCGTTGACGAAGGACTGATTGTAGGCTCCATCTTCAGCTTGTCCAATGGCAATGTGCCAACGGTCATTGGGTGATTCGTACACCACTGGGTCGCAGCCATACGACTTGGCGTACTCGACTAGGTTCTTACACTTCAAGGTCTCTCCATTCCAGATGACCTTGGTGTCTTTTCCTACCGTCATCGCAAGGTCCCATACGCGTCGTTCAATGAGACGCAGCATGTCGGGCGTAATCTCTTTCATTCCGAAGCGTTCAAAGTCCGGTTCCCACTTGACCGCGACAGAGGACTTGCTTTTGCTTGGCTTCACGGTGGGTTCATTGATTCGAGTCATGTTCATCGAGTAGCGTTGTTGATACGAGAGCTTGCGTTCAGAGTCGACAATCATGACTTCCATGTGCTTGGCGAAGATGTTGACCAACTTGACGCCGTAGCCGTTCTTACCACCGACTAGCTTCTTCTCCGACGCATCGTAGTTGGTCGAGGTCAGTAGTTCTGCAAAGATCATCTGGGGAACCCAGACCTTGTGTTCTGGATGCTGAACGACGTCAATCGGTTCGCCATCGTTCTCAATGTAGAAGTGGGTCGAGTCTGCGGAAATGGTAATCTTCTTCACAGGGTTTGTAGAGGTTCGTGTGCGGAGTCGTACAACTTGGTCATGTGCGTTGACCAAGAGTTCGTCAATGAGCTTGTAGAAGCCAGGATTGAGGGTGATGGTTTGTTGAGTGAATGTATCTCCGTCTCGCAAGAAGACTGTGTCTTCAGTGTTTGCGATGCTGCCGATGTACGTATCGGGAAGAGAGAGGATGTGCTCGCGGTGCGTCTTCTTTTGATAGGCGGTTGAAATGTCTTTACTCATCTTGGGGGGTAAGAGGAAGTAACTAAGAGTCAATGCTTCCGTTTTTGTCTGGGACTTTAAGTGAAGAGACATTCATTTAAGAAAGAATGCCTCCTAAAAAACTCCCCGAAGCTCCGGTGATCTTTTCGTTGAAGCTTCCAGCTGAAGAAGACGTTCCACAGCCTGCAAATGGAAGCACCGAGTATTCGGAGATTCTCAATGCAGTGGAAACCTCCCACGTGGCTGAACGGTTTAACACGGACACGATGAAGGTCATTCTTAATCGAACTCGTAGTCCAACCTACAGTCCGACCACTGCATGTTTTTGGTGTTGCCATACCTTTAACTGGACGGCTTCCATCTTACCCATTGCGTACGATGCGTACGAGAACATGTATACCTGCGAAGGTCATTTTTGTTCGCCTGAATGTGGGATGGCGTATTTGTATGCCGACCCTGCCTTATCCGATGTCGCACGATGGACTCGACACGCATTGCTCGCAGACTTGTATCGTGCCTTGTATTCAACCCGGGAACTCACCCAAGCACCACCTCGTTCGACCTTACGATTGTTTGGAGGTCCCTTGGACATCAAGCAGTTTCGGGAATACACCTCTTCATCCGAAGAGATGGTAGCGGTTCAACTACCACCACTTCGATTGTATGTTCCGACTATGAATGTCCAAGGACCGGTTCGAGATGTCAAGAAGTTCGTAGCCTTGTCCCAGGAGACGGTCGACAAAGCCTCCAAAGAACTGCGACTGAAGCGTACCAAACCCGTTCACACCAACATTACGACCCTCGACCACTTAGTGACAAAGGAAATGACTCCAGGTGGGACAGTGAACACCTTTGGTGCGTTCCTATCTTCACGCTGAAATCCAATAAACAACCAATGAACGACCTAGTTCGAACGCAGATGATGTTGAGTATGGGGGTTTCAAAAAGCCCACTCACCAATTTGATGGCAATGAACCTCTTTGAGATTGCGACTAAAACCTTTCCAACCTGGTCTAACTGGATGCGGGCCAATTGCTGTCTTCGCAGCCGAACCAACACCGCACGTGCAACGATTACCTGTGAACGAGGTGTGTCGACGACCACTCAAACTAATCGTGTACAGACGCAGACCATGTATCAATCTCGCATGGATGCAGTGGTTCATTATGTGACCACACTTCCTGCGATGAAATCGTTGTTGGCGGTTACCCAACATGATTACTTGCCGCATGAGTTCGAGCCTGTGTCTTTAGACAACGATGTCTACTTTGAACTCCTGGACTTGAAACATGGAGATGGAGCGTTGGAACATATCAAGTTCAAGTTGTACTGCTTACACCATGATGTACAACACCTTCAATTGTTCGTAGATAACTGTAACGCAGATTACGAGCGACGCATGGCCAATAAACTTGGAAGCCATCGTTACTACTTTGACCAAGTCGTTCAAACCAAAGTGAAAGGAACCACGCAGAATCCGTTACCTAATAGTCACTTGTTGTATACCAAATCCAAGTTCACGACCAATCGAACCTTTGACAATGTGTTCTACGAAGACCGCAAACAAGTCGAACATCGAACCAAGTTCTTTCTTGAAGAACGCGCATGGTATGACCAACGAGGGATTCCGTATACATTAGGCTTCATGTTTCACGGTCCACCAGGAACCGGAAAGACGAGTTCCGTTAAGGCGATTGCAAATGAAGGACGCAGACACATTGTGAATGTCCAGTTGTCTGAAATCAAGACGAAGGCACAGCTTCAACACTTGTTCTTCAACGATGAACTCCATGTGTATAACGGAACCAATACGGAAAAGTATACGATTCCTGTGTCCGAGCGTCTCTATGTGATTGAAGACATTGATGCGATGGGAGATACGGTGTTACGCAGAGAATGGAAACGCCCTACACCTGCGAAACAAGTCGAAGAGGAGTTGTTCTTGGGACGCAAAGAAGACGAGAAGGAAGTGATTGACTTGTCCTTCCTGTTGAACTTGCTGGATGGAACACTGGAAGCCAATGGTCGTATTTTGATTATCACGACCAACTTCCCTGAACGCATTGATAAAGCCTTGATTCGTCCTGGACGCATTGATATGATAGTGAATTTCAAGAAGTGTTCGCAGTCGATTCTGCAAGAGATGATTCAGTCGTTCTACGAGAATGACTACACACTTCCACCCGATGCGTCGTTGGACTATAAATGGACTCCTGCTGAAGTCAATCAGATTTTGTTTCGCAATTTTGAGAACCCCGAACAAGCGGTTCATGAACTCTCAACCTTAACACGCGATGACTTGTATGGTTTTTCAGACACTACTCACTACACACCTTTGCCAACTTTGTAATGTTACCTACGAACTCCCAGACAATCTGTTTGTTCTCGACCGATAAGGTCGACCACATATTCTTAAGCTTCTGAACGGTTTGCTCAATCGGCTCCCCTTCAGAAAGGTCAGAGTAATCTCGCTCCATAAAAAAGGTCTCATCTCTCTTCTCAATGACATCTTGGAATTGGGATACATAGGTCCAGGTCTTTTGCACAATCACCATAGGACTTGTGCGTCGGAAAATCGCCAACCCCGACAAATAGACCTTCCAATCAGGGTCGTCTGGAAACACCGTCTTCAACTGAGTCAGGAAATCCTCGTACTGATTGAAGAAGGCGTCTAGATAAATCTTTTTGGACATTATTTTACTGACGAGCGATTCCTTTAAACTCACTCTCGCGAGCCTTTTTCATTTGTTCCATCCGCGCGGAAAGGTCATCGTTGCGTCCCTGTTTGGCTCCGTCGTAACTTTGCTTTGTCTGGGGTTCGGGAGCCGTTGCAGCGGGTGTACCGCCTAGAAACGTATAGCGTAATTGGTCACTGTCCATGAACGATCCACTATTGGTCCAACTCGAATATGTGTCGGACATTCCTCCCTTTCCTTCAAAGGACCAGGGTGAATATTCACCCCCAGCTGCCGGTGCGCCTTGCGTGACCCCGCCCGTCGAGCTTTGTTGTTGGACTGGCACTTCACGGCGTGCAGTCACGGGCTTGGAAATATAGGCGTAAATGTCTTTGCCTACATAGACCTCTTTGGAATCGGGGACATACAAGGTAGGAACACTTTTGAGAAAGGAAGGAAGTTGGTTGCGCTGATAGTTGTCAATGTAAAGAATGCGACAGAGTGTGTCCTTGTTAAGCGCCTTCAAGGTTTCCAAAATCTTTGCGCTATTCGGACACCGAGTACTCGCAAACAACACCGGCTGATTGTTCATTGCTCGTGCGTCCGATAAAAAACGGAAAGACAATAACGAACAGTAAAGATAAACATGGAGAACTTAAGAACCTCGTCGAATGGCTATCGCGCCGACTTTGAATTAAGGAATGTACCTGTATCGTTTATCAATGGACTTCGGCGCATCTTGCTCTCGGAGATTCCCGTTGTCGTGTTGTCGAACATTCAAATTTTAGAAAATACAACCTCAATGACTCACGAGATGATTCAACATCGTGTCTCGATGTTACCGGTCAATGTTCGTGCCGATGAAGTTGCAGTGATTCGTGATACCCAACTTGAACTTCGAACAGCTGCAGAAACTGAAGCACGTGAAGTGACACCCGGTGAAAACATAGTGAATAGCACTCCATTTCGCGAAGTGACAACCGATGACTTTGCAGCTGTCGGTCCTCGGGGAGACATTCTTCTGAAAGACCGTGAACTAGGAACACCCTTATTGTTCATGCACTTGAAACCCGGTGAGGCTATTCATATCAAGGCAACGCTGTCCATAGCCATAAGTGAATCACAAGTGTGTGTCTCGACCTTCAAAAATCATATTGATCCCGATGTCGCTAAAATAGATCGAGATACCTTTGTTGCTCAAGCAGGTGATGACCCCATTGCACAGCGTGAAGCGGTACAAATGTTTGACAACTTCCATATCCAGCGCTCGTTTCACCGCGATGCAAAGGGACGTCCAGATTGGTTTGACTTTACAGTAGAGAGTATTGGAGTGTATACGGCATCGGACTTGATCAAGAAAGCTATCGAAGTCTACCAAGAAAAGATCAATGAGTTTATAAAACTTCCAGTGCTTCGCGAAGAGAATGGATGGTATCGTATGGAAATTGCAAGTGAAACCTATACATTGGGTGCACTCGTCCAAGAAATCATGTACCAATCGCAACTTGCCGAACATGTTGCATATGATATAGGACACCCCTTAACTCCTAATCTCGTAGTTCGGTTCTATACAGATACCTCTACACCCGAAGCCGTAGTGGACTACTTTCACAAACAGGCGTCATCTCTGTGCGAGAATGTTCTTAAGTCAGTATAATGGAATACTTTAACTTCGAACCCAGTGACTACCAGGTCTTGGAGGACATCGAGTTTGATGAAACCCTCCAACGGGCTGAAAAGGTTCGCTTTTTCACGTTGACTGAACAGACCACAGACGCCTATGAAAAACTTATGCCTCGCGGTCGAGTGACACGATTTCAACGAGAGGAAGTGCGAAAAGAGATCGATCGCCTTCAAGACTTGTATCGTCAGTATGTCTTGGCATTGCCTGAAGAATACACACTTCGAGAACCCAGTTATCGTAAACGATTCGATTGGATTCACCCAGTGTATGCGGACAACTCCTACAAATCCTATGACTGGAAGACTCAATTCAACCCGTTGTTCGAGAACACGCGATTGCCTGGTTTCTATCCTCGATTGCTTGCAGCCTTACCTAGGCCGTATGGTGATACTGCAGGAGTGCCGTATCGAGTTGAAGTGCCTACCACCTTTGTGGCGACAAACGGTGAAGGTGAATGGCGTGTCTTGCCTGAATACACTATGATTCGAACACAGCATCATGAAGACAAGACCATTGATATTGTGAAGGTGCCTGTGGAAGGAACGCAAGACATCGTGCCATTTGTAGGCTATTACTTGGACAAGCGTCCGATGGACATTCCCAACCCATTTCCAGACCACCCCTTTTTGATGTCTCGTGAAGCATCCTTTGTTGAATCCACGGCTCCCTTGAACGATGTCGTTCCATCGTTGGACGCAATCTTGACGCATGGTGTGCCTGTCACCAAAAATCCGTTCATTGAAGCCACGCCGTATTTGAAGCTCTACGATGTTCAGTTGCGAGACATTCCATGGTCTGCGTGGAAATCTAAATTCCCGCCTGTGGAGACCATCAACGAAGCACCTCCTGCTGAACCCATTCAACTTCCGAAGTCCACTCAGATCGCACCTCCAGACAGTGTACTTGAAGTGTATAAGTCGACCTATGACCCAGGAGTTTCAATTGGTCTTTGGTTGATGAACCAACTTGACGGTGGAGGACTTGTACCTCAACTCTTGCGATCCAAAGTGATTGACAATGGAAGTGTTGAATCGGTTCCCGGTGTCGATTTACCCATGGCTGCGTATCCGACCACTACACTTGAAGAATGTACGTTGGAAGGTAAATCATTCCAACAGTTTTTGATTTCAGGTATTGCGCGACGCACTGGAAACGACCTTCAATGTGTTCCTCTCGAATTCATTCGTCAAGAACGAGCCAGAACAGGTTACCTGAATCGGTTGCCGTGGGCTGAAACGACTGGCGATACATTGAAGAAGACCTACCTCCGTGAACTTGAAGGCATTCGACCGACTGGAGGAGTCAAAGAGAAGAAAGACTTGTCTCCTAAAACACCTCAACGACCTGATTCTGTTCGTCGTGCCGAAGTGCTCGCAATCCTCAATGACCCACGACGTTTTGCCGAAGACAAGTTACGAGACATCCACGAGATTCTGCGTGCGACCACCTTTACTCAAAACATCTATTCAGACACCGACGAACTCTTTGTGTGTTGCGCACATACACTGTCCATCTTGGGTGGTGACTTGGCCGCAGACCGTTTGAAGTTCTACGAGACCTGGACTGCAAAAGTGGATGGATTCCGTGTCTGCAAGTTTTGCGGTGAACACATTAACACCGATGTCTTTGTAGACCAAGTTCAGTTTGACGAAGATGGCTTTGTCATTCGACGGGCTGAAGCATTCGATGAAACGGTATTCCACGGTGAAGGGGTTCGCAGTTTCACCACTGGGTTGAACTCGTTACGACCTCTGTTCTTGGACGACAACGCACACGATGATATGCTGTTATTATTGCTCACAGTGCTTCAAGTGCTTCCAACTGCGAACAAGTTGGAACCCTTATTGAAGTTCGGACGCACCATCGCAGGGGTTCAGTTCAGTAAGGGAAGCGCAGACCAACTCAATAAGTTTCGAGGCATTACAGGCATTGCAACAGCTGCGTTGTTGCTTCAAACCCATATTCCGACCTTGATTCCTCGTCGGTCGTTTGGAACCAAACCCTTGAAGCTGACTGGGTATCCTCGTGACGCAGACACACCTGAAGAGAACTCGATTGTCGATACACTGTTGATGGTCATTCGTAAAACCTTCGAGTCCTTTCCCACCTCCTTCAAGGGTCCCGCTCAACAGACCATTCGTGGAGTGTTGAACAAACCTGGTGAAATCAAGACTGCGGTGACTGCTTTACTCTCACTCAAAAGCCCTCTATTGAAAGGATTGGACAAGCTTCCATCGCCTGTGCCTGCCTTGCTCGCAAACGCACGGGCCTTTTATGCTGAAAACCCTCCACCGGTCGAACAGCCCAAGACCTTGATTCCAGTCTTTGCACCTCCCAAGGAACTCGGAGTGATTCAGAGTTTCGTGGAATGTCCTTCCGCTCGACCCATTTGGACTTCAGGAAGACCTACACAGACACTTCAATCTACGGTTCAATTACGAAGTGGAATTCGTAGTGCTCGAAATGCGATTGCAGTGCCTCCTTCAATGTCGACTCGCGTTGCACCTGCTCCAATGACCAAAGAGGAGATTCGTAGTCGACTTGCAAAAGAGCGTGGAAACCAAACTCGTATTCCCATTCGCGATGCACCGTTAACCAACTTGGCGATTGCGTCTCGTATTTCAGACTTGTTCTTGATGAATGAACCGGTTCGCACAGTCGATACCCAAGAAAGCACCTCGATGCTACGAGATATGTCACGTGGCTTGTTGGCGGAAACCCTTGCAGAAGTTCAGAGTGACGCAGGTAAACGAACCAAGTTGGAAGAACTGCGAACCAAGGATGTGGCGTTGTATACCTTGACAGCCGACTACAAGGAAGAGAAAGCCAATGTGAATCGATTGGTCGCAACCGAGCGTATGAAATTCGTTCAACGCATGGCCCAGCGTTCCGACGCAGAACGTGAAGTGCTTCAAGACTTATTGCGTATTGGATTGGCACCGTATGTCATTAGCCGTGCGGATCGTGAAGAGTTTGCGCGTGAAGCTGAACGATTGCGTGAAGAAGTCTATCGGGACGAACGAGCTACACAAGAAGACACGGGTGTAGGTCAGCCAAGCGATGTCTTTGAACAAGGTGAAGAAGGACCTCGTGGAGTCGACAATGGAGATTATGGAGATTATGTAGGCATGCCTGGAAACGACGGGCGTGATCATACACAGCCGCAACAAACTGATGACCCAGAGCGTCCGATTTAAAGAATGGAGGACAGATACTATCAAAGATGTCAATGTATATTGTTACTCTACACTTAACACGAAGAGGTAAGGCTTCCTCCGAGGATGATAGGATTGTGGTGCAACACAATACAACCTACCCTAACTTGTTTGATGTGACCTACTCAACCCCCGAGCTCAAGATGGCTCGCAGGTTCACGGTCGACGAGACCAAGGTGATGGATTTCTTAAGTGATATCCTCGAGAGCCTTCCCTATGACCACGAGCCATTCGAGGAGGTTCAGGTCTCGACTGCCATTCACCCGAACATCCTGTATGCAGTCGCAAACATCGGCATGCATGTCCGAGGCATTATTTTGAACAGCATCCGATTCGCCTTGCGTGCGGACATCAAACAAAAACGAATGACCTCTGAGTAAATCCAGTAAAGGTATGTTGACTCTTAACGGATATAGAGTCTTAAAAGCCACTGTCGATGCGGAACCTCTCCGCAAGACATTGACTGTGAAACCGTTTGTTCCGTCGGTCTTTGTGGCCAACAAGAACTCAATCCCTCGATACAAAGTCTACAAGGAAGTCGACGATGCTCTCTATCTCCCTAAACACTTTGGCATTGAAACCTTTGGACCTCCGACTGAAACTACACGCGATGTCGCAGAAACCGATGCGCGCTACTGGACCTTTACCGGAAGTCTACGACCCGTTCAAGAACCCGTCGTCAATGCGTTCTTGAAACCTGAACCCCACGATGGAATCCTCAGTCTCCATACCGGTGGAGGCAAGACCGTCTGTGCTCTGTATATCGCCTCTCACCTTCGTGTGCCTACTCTCGTCATCGTTCACAACTCGTTCTTGCGAGACCAATGGGTGGACCGCGTGAAAAGCTTTCTCCCGAACGCGCGTATTGGGCGAATTCAAGGAGACTTCTGTGAAGTGGAAGGTTACGACGTAATCATCGCGATGCTTCAAACGTTGTCCATGAAGGAAATTCCGATTTCGTCGTTCAAGAGTCTCGGATTGGTGATTGTCGACGAGTGTCACCACATTGCGTCCGAGGTGTTCGTTCAAGCTCTCCCCAAAGTGACGAGTCGGTATATGCTGGGTCTCTCCGCAACACCGACGCGTAAGGATGGACTGATGTTTGTGGCTCATATGTTTCTTGGACCCCTCTTATACGAAAGTAAGACAACCGATAGCAGTGATACCTCCATTCAAGTGGAAGTGTACGAATACCAGAACGACGACCCAAAGTTCAATGAAATCATCTACAATCCACAAGGTGTCATGTTTACGACCTTGATGATTAACAAGCTGACCGAAGAAGTTGGACGCACTCACTGGCTCGCAGAGATTCTCCAAGATATCCTGGAAGAATCGCCCGAACGGCAAATCTTGGTCTTGACCGACCGAGTTCAACATACGAAGGATTTGTTAGCAGCCTTATCGGAACCGATACAAGCACAGTCTGCGATTCTCTCCCAAACGGTGAAATCGGATAAGCGTGCTGAATTCTGTTCCACAAAACGAGTCTTGATTGCAACGTATGCGATGTGCAAGGAAGGATTTGATGTCCCTACCTTGAACACCTTGTTGATGGCCACGCCACGTCCAGACATCGACCAGATTGTAGGACGCATCTTGCGAGTCGAGAAGTCTGCTCGAACTGTGCATCCACTCATTCTAGACATTGTCGACCCACAGTTTAGGCGTCAGTTCCAAGAACGAAATGGGTTGTATAAGAAGAGGAACTACACGATTACAAAGATGTGTCTTCCTCCTTCTTCTCGGTCATCACATCCGAAGCCATCGCCATTGCTGCCATTCCTGCAAGCGCAGCCACCTCGGGTGCAACCTCCCCTTGGGTCTGGGGCTCCCTAGGTTGAATCACGGTTTGGAGCAACCCGGGAAGTGCGGCTGCCATCGCTGCTGCGGGTAACGCGGTTTTGAGTCCAGCGAGCATTGGATTTTTCATGTGGATGGTTGTGTCTTCCTTGGGTGTACCGAACTTGGGTGTACGAAGCTTGAACTGCGGTGTGCGTGCGGACGATGGCTCTCCGGCCGATTCGTCTCCACGAAATACAGTAATCTTCTCCAATCCATTGGCTTCCTCGGGCTTTGAAATGTCTTTTTCGTTGGCAAACTTATGTTGGAACTCGGTGATGACTTCCGTTGGAAGAAGTGGGCTGATTTCTTGGAGTCGGTCATATTGGTCCTTGACATACTTCAAAAAGTCGTGAGGTTGCATGCGCTCTTCGCGAGGAAGCGCAAGTTCCACGGTGATGGCACGATACAAACGCGCATAGTGGATGGCTGAAATACGATGTCCTTCGGCTCGTTTAGCCCAACCATAATACGACCCTGCAGTGTTCAACACGGAGACGAACAAGGATGCCACACCCAATGAAACGGAGGCTATCTTTGCATCGGTAAACAACGAAGGGGAACCTGCGGATAAGAATCCAGTGACACCACTAATGATAATGACAGGTAAATCAATCCAGGTCTTACGTGTGCTGAAAATCTGTTCAGCTCGCTTGTGACACCACGACAAGCAATGGGACTTCTCGCCCGTGGACGCAAAATACTCTTCTAGCATCTCTGTCCAGTGAATGTTCTTCATCGACTCGTCGGTACTTGCAGAATCTCCCATTTATTCCAAAGCCATATTTTAACGCGTATCAACAATGTACTGGCCTCTGAAATACTATCGAGGATTGACTCGTAAGCAAAACCTACAGAGGAAGCGGTCAGCCACTCGAAGAACCAAGATGAGTTGGAAAGACCCTAAAGCCTATGTTCCGTTCAAGTCAGACAAAGGAGTCAAGACCCGCAAGTCTTCCTATACCGAACGGTTTCACAAGAAGTATCCAGGTGTGAAGTCGTTATCCGAGATTTCAAAGGCAACGGGCGTTCCCGTCAAAACCTTACAAACCGTCTACGACCGTGGAATGGCTGCGTGGAGAACGGGTCATCGTCCTGGCGCATCCGCCCAAGCGTGGGGGATGGCACGAGTGTATTCCTTCGTGCTTCATGGAAAGACCTATCGAACTGCGGATAAAGATTTAGCCGACAAGAGATAATGCGACGGCGTCAAGTATTCAGAGCACAAGCAGCTAAAAGTCAATCCGGTAGTTCATCACGACGATTTGTTAGTTCAGGACCTGTACTTCCATTTAATCCGGCTTCAATTCCAGGATGTCAGTTATGGTTGGATGCAGCAGATACTTCAAGTATTCTAGCGGATAGTTCATCCAATGTATCACTTTGGATTGATAAAAGTAATACTGGAACCATCGCCACTCCTACTAGAGGAGCAAGCGCTAATCCAATTACATATGTTACAATCGATGGTTATCGTGGAGTATACATTAATAATAACGGTTCTATACTTTATAATGCTAGCACGTATTCGCAATTAACCGTTCAATCCAATTTCCAAACTACAGCAGATTATAGTATTTTTGCAGTGGTTAACCTTTCGAATATTACTTCTGGATCCATGCAAACTATTTATGGAAATGAGAGAGGAACCTCTGGAGAAAAACGTGGTCCTAATTTTGGTGCTGGACAGTCATTTGAATTCAATGCAGATGGTTCAAGTCGTGTTGTAGATTTATCTTTTATAGGAACAGGAAGATTACAAACAGCACTTATCTCCTCTAGTTCAGCTTTGACTGCTTATACTAATGCCACTGCATATGGTTCTGCTACAAATGCATATACGGGACCTTCAACCGATGCAGGACCACTTCCAAGAATTGGGGGATCGTTTGGGTCAACTAACGACCCTCGATTCGCAACAGGATATTTCCATGAAATCCTCTTTTACAATTCAGTTCTCACAACTGTACAACGTCAAAAAGTAGAGGGTTATCTTGCACAGAAATGGGGACTACAAACATCTCTTCCAGCAAATCACCCTCATAAAACTGCAGGGCCTACCTACGAAGAACCTGTGTTTGTTCCAACGTTGATTTCCAGAAATCAAATATGGTTTGATGCATTTGATGCTTCTTATGCAGTTTCAGGAACAACGGTTACGGGATGGACTAATAAAACAGGCAATTCAAATGCATCCACAGGTGGTGGAACAGTCCGTATTAATCAATCAACTCTAAATGGTAAATCCTCTGTAAGATTTGCTGCAGGAACCAACTTTTTAACTGTAGGAGCTCAATCGTATACGACTTCATATAGGAATCTTTTTTTTGTTGTAACGGTTGGAGCTTCTGGGTCTCATTATACCTATTTAAATTGTGATGATGTAATTTGCGGACAATGTTATTCGTGGGATGATGGCGATATTGAACTTAATAAAGCTGGAACTCTCGGTATTAGAACATCAACTCCTACAAACTTTTTTAGTTCAACGAGTGTTGTCAGTATCTGTACATCTTCCGGTGGAAATACAGGAATCTTTGTGAATGGGATAAGTCAAACTATAACAAATAATAATGTTGGAACTGGAGGATTTTGGTCAACAGGGACAACCTCCGTAACTATAACACTTGGAGGACGAAGCGGATTTACAGGAGGCACAACAGATATGTATGAACTTTTACAATATGATGGTTCACTCACTCCTTCTCAACGTCAGAGAGTCGAAGGTTATCTTGCACAGAAATGGGGAATTCATTCATCTCTTCCAGCAAATCACCCTTATAAAACTACAGCACCCACTGGAATACCTAGATATATCACGATTCAAGAATTAAGTGCACTTTTTAGTGATGTAAATATCCAAAGTCTAAGTATAGCTTCGAATGCAGCTTTGTCAGTAGGAACCAATAACCACACCATTGAGTTCTGGTTTTATCAAACAAGTCGTGATCAATATGATACTATATTTACCTATGGAAGTAGTCCACCCGAGTGGACTTCTAGATCTAACTATTTTATTAATATGGGAACCAACCAGTTTACAGCATTAATTGGTGATGGCTCGGGTGGATTCTTAAGTGTGAATGGAGGAAGTTTAGTTACACTAAATACTTGGCATCATCTTGCTCTTGTGCGTAATGGAACTACATTTACTTTATATATTAATGGCACAAGTCGAAGTACTTTAACTTCGTCTATGAGTATTGGACCCCAAATTGGTAGCATGACGATTGGTACTTGGGGTCTAAACGGTGCTGATAGATTTAGAGGCTACGTCTCCAACTTCCGATTTGTGAATGGAACCGCAGTCTACACTTCAAACTTCACTCCACCCACATCACCCTTGACAGCCATTCCAAATACACAACTCTTACTTCAAGGACTTGTGGATAGGAGTCCAAACGCGTTTACCGTGACAAGTACTGGTAGTGTTACAGTGTCTACACTATCACCGTTTGTGTAGGCATTTAAAACATATCCTCTCTTCATAACAATGCAGTTTGACTACCGTGGAAGTATCGTGAATACTAGCCAACCTACAAAGGTTTTGAGGAAACTTACCAAGATTATCACAATCGATTCTACGGATCGTGATACAGCTATCTTTACAAGAGTCAATGGCGGAGCAACGTCATCGGATGCTGGAGATTACGTTGTCTATCTTCCACGTGTCTATGAGAAAGTCACGAAGATCTCCCTTGTGTCTGCAGCGATTCAGGCACCTGTGATTCTTTCGACCGCAGCAACAACCATTGGATTTCAGCCTACGGACAATTACATTCTACTTGAACTTGAAGGACTGAATCGTAAGGATGAGACCGCTCCAGGTGCCGATAGGTCGGGGTATGTAGATTCTTGGTTTGCAAAGTTGGCAAATGATTTCGGTGTAGCACAGTCTGGATGTACGGTTGCTTCTGCAGCGTCAACTGGAACTGCTACAACCTATACAACCACATTGACACACGGTTTCTTTGTTGGACAAACCGTCTGTATCACGGGTACAAACAATGCTCTCCACAATGTTGCATTTGTTCAGGTTGCGTCAGTTCCAACTCTTACCACGTTCACGATCAACAATACAGTCACAAATGGAACAACCTCTACCGGCGGTTCAGCGTTTATTTCTGGAACTCTGTTCTACAACAATAGTGCGTATGACGAACAGGTCGTAGAGTATTCTCCACCGATTGGTCGTCTTCAGCGTCTTCATGTGATTCTTCGTCGTCATCTTCCTCTGTCAAGTATTGGAACAACCACTCCTCTGGGAGCTCCGATTGTATTCGGTGCCTCACAGAACAGCTTTACATTTGAGATTGAATATCTCGACAATGGATTCGATGACTTCTCTACACTGCAAACACGTCTTGGACCTAATGACCGCGCATAGACTTGCCGAGTTCTACAAAGGTATCCAATGTGAATAAGAAGAACACACCCGTGAACACATACAACGCAATGTCCTGAACTGCAGGGCGCTCATACCCCGTACGGTTCTGCTCAATCAAGCGGAGAATACGGCTTAATTTATCAGATTGTTCTGTGCTTTCATACACACCTGCGGGTTGAGACTGTGCAAAATGTTCGCGCATCATTCGTTTGCCAGCTTCCTGGCGGACGACAAAGTTCTCGGTAGCGGGATTCTGGTCCAGCGGCAAGGAGCTCTGAATCGAGTTAACCAGTGATTGATTCTTTCGAATCGAATCAGCAGAGGACTTCTCAATACTCGTGAACTCAGGTTTAGATTTGTCTTGTTCAGCGCTTGTGTGCGTAATGGGTCGTCGTTGCCCAAAGGGACTTCCATAGGCCTCTTCCAAGGTGGCGTAATCCATTACTTTGAAACAGGTAGAAAATTATGATGGTTTTGTATAAATGCTGCTATCAGGTCGCAATGAATGGATTGCAATCGCTGGTTTGATTGCCTATGTTTCGTTAGTCCCGTGCCCCTACGCCATGAAGGAGTTCTTCTCCTCCACCCTCGGAAAGATCGTCGCACTCGGCGCCGTAGTCTATGCATGGAAGTATGTCAGTCAAATCGTAGCCGTCTTGCTCTTGGTTAGCTTCCTTCGTTCAGGTGCAATCCGTGAGTTCTTGGACGAGTCTGGAATGTCCACCCCTCCTGCTGCTTCAGAGTACAAGTGCCCCGACGAGTACATGTATGCCACCGATAAGAAGATGTGCACCAAGGGAACCGAAGTTCGTGCGCCCGAGTGCAATGACAGCTCGATGATGTGGGATTCCTCCAAGGGAGCCTGCGTCCCAAAGACTCCTCCTGCTCCTTCCACGTCTTCGGGCGGCCCACCTGGCGGAACGACCCCAGGCGCAATGGCAGCCAAGAATGAATTAGCCAACACCATGCCTCCAGTCCCTCCTGTCACTGAATCCTTCGAGTCCTATGCTGGAAAGGATAAGAATTTTGCTAGTGTTTAACAATGATTGACCTTCTCAATAACAGTAAGTTCTTCTTGGGGATTATGTTGATTTTACTGAACCTTGGGTCTCGGTACTTGATTGACGAGTTCAACACAACGCCCGAAGAATACAAGCGGAACATTGTGTTGCGGCGAATTGCCATTTTTGCAGTGTGTTTCGTAGGCACGAAGGATGTTATGACTTCCTTATTGCTGACAGCGGGTTTTATCACGATTGCCCAGGGTGTCTCCTACAAGGACCGCGAAGGTATGGAGAACAAACAGAAAGTAGAGGAGTCAGAAAAGAAGGTTGACCAACCTGCGTATGACCCGTCGATTCCTCCGATGTTTAAGTAAAACGGATTCATTGCATGCACTACTATAAACCTTACCATGGATTTACATAAACTATTTCTAACACCTCGTCCTGATGGGACGGGACTCTTTGACCTCTTTCTCACCGAATGCCAAAAATGGTATGAACAACCCGCACACACCTTCACAGAGATGAGAACACGGGACAACAAGAAGATACGTGGTGATGTCTTTGAAGAGTTCTGCGTTCAGTATCTCAAGCATGTTCGCAAACTAACGAATGTTTGGTTGCTCAAAGATGTTCCTGAAGAACTCTTAACAACCCTTAGCCTTAAACGCCCGGATGTTGGAATCGATATCGTGGCCGAAAAAGATGGAAAGTACTATGCAGTTCAGTGCAAGTATAAGAAGCACGTGAGCTTCAAGAAGAATGTGGTTACGTGGAAGCAGTTATCTACCTTCTACGCATTAGTATTAAGAACAGGACCCTGGGCACAATATATCGTCATGACAAACTGTGACTATTGTCGTCATATGGGAAAGAAGACGTCTAAAGATGTATCGATATGCTTAAAGACATTCCAAAACATTACATCCGAACAATGGGTTCAGATGTGTGAACTTGAAGGTGAAGCTACAGGTGAAAAGATTACCTTAACTCCCGAAGAGTTACGAGCCGCGAGACTAGCACGATTTGGTTAATTACGACGAGTTCCACGACGAGTTTTGCGTCCACCCTTCTTTGCAATCTTCTTCTTGATATCTTTAATCTTCTTCTCTATCTTCGCACTCTCCATTTTAGTCGTTGCTTTCTTTAGATCAATTTCAAGCCACTTCAAAGAGTATTCTAACTCAGCTTTAGTCTTCATTGATCGTGTTTTCGCCATTTATTTTAACGCAAGTTAAAGTTTAATCACCACGCTGTTCTTACCAGTTGACCCGGCCTTTCCAGAACCCTTTTTCACCTTTTCAGGCGGTGGAGGACCATTGCCTGCGGGAGGCACAATGGTTTGCTTGATATCCTTCAACAAGTCTTCAATGTTGACGGGTGCTTTCATTTGAACCGCAGGGTTGACGACTGGAGGTGGAGTCACCTTCTTCTTCGCAATTCCAATCTGAATAGGTTTGGATTCCGCAGGTTGTCGTGGAATGACATTCAAGACTGGAGGCTGTGGTGCTTGAACGGTCGCACCTTGCATGAAGCTCATCAGTCCACTCAATGGATTACTCGGTGCCTGTGCCTGTGTAGGCATTGGAACCTGTGCGGAACCGCGCATGGTCTGGGATTGATTTTGCATGGCCGCAGAGGCTAACTGACGAGCAATGTCTGGGTTCTGTCGCATAATCTCATCGATGTTGGGAATCGGTGCCTTGCGGGTCATTTGGTTGGTCAAGTGGACCATGTAAATCATCATACAGGTTCGCATAGGAATACGCACCATAGGGTGCATCTTCATGTTCTCACCATACAAGTCGTACAGCTCTTCAAAGTCATCTTCCAAATCCACTACATTCATCTGTGCGGCTTCAGAGAGACCATCCATTTGAAGTCCGAACGCTTTAAGGAATGCTACATGCTTGCTGCCATATTCCAACGCAGACATTCCGGTCACAAACCATTCCGAGAACTGCTTGATGGTCGAATCCATCGACTTTTCACGCCGAATGAAATCGAGCTCCATCTTCATCTCTTCCAAAGGGCTGTCGATGGTGAATCGCTTGCGCATAGGCACGCCCAACTTGGAGAGACGCTCAAACTTTCGCAGAATCTCATATTTCTCTCGTTGTGTGGCTTCCTCGGACATTCGCTTGGGCGGTGCGGGCGCATAGGGTTCAGCGTTGAAGTTCTCGAGTCCATCCATCTTGATAGGACCCGTTTCCTCAAAGCTCGCAACCAGTCGAGGCGCAGGGGCTTCAGACGGTGCGGGTAGGTCGTCAAAGCTAATCGATGGGATGTCAATGGTTTCCAAATCCGCCATGCCTCCCATCTTGGGGTTCACGAGTAAGTCTGTATCCATTCTTATTAAGTTGTTTGGTTGTCGTTCTGAAAGTCTGAACGCGTATGTTCCATCACCCACAACCCTTGAAGAAAGCAATCTGCAAGGTCGTCCTTCTTAGGATGCTTCGCAAAGTGCTCTTGATTCTCTTGTGGAACCAGTTCATAGGCGTGCGCAATGCCTGTCTTCTTACGCCCCTTGTAGGTTCCCACTGAGTCCTCTACCGTGACGATGTTGGACAACTTATGCGTCGCAGAAACACCTTCACTCTTGATTCCTTTCATCGTGAAATACATTTGAAGCATGGCTTGGACTGCATACATTCTGCGCTCGGGTTGATTCTCGACTGCGACCAAGTTCGAGTCTTTCCAGGAAGAGGCTCGTTTATCCAAACACGCAATCAATGCAGGTGCTTGGTCCAAGACTGAACCTGATAACGCAGACGAGACACACTTCTTCCAAGTGTTCTGCTTGCGATGATTGTATAACAATTTCACAAGGTCTACCTTCTTGGTCGCATCGGTCGTCAGTCCTTCCTTGGCGAGTTCTTCATGGAGTTGGTTTGGGGTGAGCTTGTTGATTTCAGACTTAATGATTTTACCTCTTTTCTTCGGAACATGTTTCGCACATGCAAATGTGCCATTCGAAGCATGTTCATAACGAGCTGAAGTCGTGCACCGATGGCAGCGCACACCTCCAACCCCTGCGGCTTCACCCAAGACATCAATAATGTTCCAATCCACAATTTTTACATCACTGCGACTGGTTCCTTCCAGTACGCAATAGGCCAGATTGCGAAGTCCTACATCAAACGAAACTAACTTCATTGTGTATGCTTACGCCTTGTTTTCGTAAGCTTCTTGCGTCTAGTTCGTCTGCCTCCTCTAGGTCGCCAAATCATTGTATCGCCTTCTTTGATATTGATATAGTTGAATCCTTGTTTTTCATAATATCCCTCTACACCATGAAGGGATTCAAGTGTGATAGGCTTACGAAGCTCTTTGACCTTGTTTATTAATCCAACACCACCACCCTTAACCGTCGAGCATAGATACGAGATATGAAATGTATCTCCTTCATCTCCCAACAGGATTGCCTGATACTTGCCATTCTCTGCTTGAATGAGAATATCCGTCGGAGGTCTTAAGTCTTTATCTTCCAGTCTCTCGAAGATGTCTTCTGTTAAATCTTGAGATGGGTTGCACAATCTTACACCTTGTCTTCGTAGTTCAATGGCCAGTAAACGGCGTTGTTCGTTCATATCGGATTTGGAAGCCCATCCGGTTTGAAGTCTACCGTCCTCGGTAAAGAGTCCCATTGTTTACAATCAAGATTTAAGCAGTCGCCTTCAAAAGAGAAATCAATGCGGGTTTAGTATCACCCTTGCTGAAGGGAATACCGCGTTTGACGAGAATGTCTTGGAGTTCCTTCTTGGTCTTGCCGTCCAAGTCGTCTGTGTCCGGACCCTCGACAAGTGTGGCTTGTGCGGTCTCGGCCTCGGCTTCAACGGAGACTCGGTCGTCCTCGTCATCGGGAATGGGTGGAGACACTGTCTCTTCACTCGTGGGTTGAACCTCTTCGTCCGTCACGGGTTCAGGCGCGACAAAGGTAGGACGAGAAGCAAGTTCGCCGACCACCATGACGATACTATTCATATTCTGGAACATGCGCGTTTGTTGCCAGTAGAGCCACCCTATCATACCGGCGAGAACTAACACCATGGATGCGAGCAGTGCGATTGCGGCTTGTTCAAATTCCATTTATTCCTTCACCAGAGGAAGTGTGGACTCTTTAAACGCCAACCAGACTCTTTTCGTGCCTTCACATAAATGCCAGGCAAGAAAGGAGGAGGATTCATGGAAGGTTTATGGGCGGGCACCGCAGTCTTTGCGGCCGCAAACTCAAACACATTTGCAGGATTTCTCGGTAAGTATATGGTGTACGCACTCATTCTTGTCGTCATCTTCATGATTCTTGCAATGCTTCTTCAGACATTCATGGGCCCAAAGGAGAAGTTTAGTGTCTCTGACATCAAGTGCCCACAAGGGTCTACACCCACCGAACAATGCCCAGGTACCAACACTCCTGGATGTATCCACCCGAGTGGAAACTGCGAGGCTACACTCGGTTAAGGTGGGCACGTACACTTACCATCCTTAAGAACACCTCCCGTTCGAACACAATCCTGCTGTGCAGCTGCATCCAACGCATCTTTAGTTAACGGACATGCCTTTTCACGCACAGGTCGGTTCATGAAAAACAACACAAATACGATGACTACAAACACAATTGCAAAGAGTTTGGAATACTTCATTTCTTACTCTTTCTGTAACAGTTTTTCCAAGGACGACACGAAGCCTTCTGTGTGAAGCCCATCTTCTTACAGGCAGTTTTCTTACAGTAGGCTTTTGACATCAATCTCTTTTTATTGAACCGACGTGTCTTCATTAGTCTTACTTTAGAAATCTTCATCGTCCAATCGGATTGCGCCTCCATTGTCCATGGGTCGTGAGTATTCAGACACCTTCTTCTCAAAGAAGTTAGCCTTACCTTCCAAGCTAATCAACTCCATGAAATCGAACGGATTTGCGGTGTTGTAGAGTTTGTTCAGTCCCAGTTGAACTGCAAGTCGGTCCGCAACAAACTCAATGTATTGACTCATCATCTTTGAATTCATTCCAATCAGAGCGCATGGAAGAGAGTCACAAATGAACTCCTTTTCAAGTTTAACGGCTCCCATGATGATTTTCCGAATCCATATCGGTTCGGGTTTGTTTTCTAGAGTGTGAAAGAGAGCAACTGCAAATTGTGTGTGAAGTCCTTCATCACGTGAAATCAACTCATTGCTGAAGGTCAACCCGGGGAGAAGACCGCGCTTCTTCAACCAAAAAATGGCACAAAACGCACCCGAGAAGAAGATGCCTTCCACACAGGCAAACGCAACCAATCGAGTCCCAAACGACTGCTCTGAACTCATCCATTCCAATGCCCACTCGGCCTTCTTTTTGATACAAGGAATGGTCTGAATTGCATTAAACAACTTTGCCTTCTCTTCCTCGTTCTTCACATAGGTATCAATCAACAAACTATACGTCTCCGAGTGAATGCCCTCCATCGCATTTTGGAAGCTGTAAAAGAGCTTCACTACTTGACTATCGACCTCGCCTTGGAATCGAGTCACAAGGTTCTCCATGACAATGCCATCGGAACCCGCAAAGAAGGCTAGAATATGTGTGATAAAATGCTTTTCGGAGTCCGTCAGCTTCGCCCAGTCCTCGCCGTCCTTGACAAAGGAGATTTCCTCGGGTGTCCAGAAGGATGCGACTGACTTCTTATACATGTCATACAGGTGTTGCTCGGAGGGTTTGATGGGGAACAATGTGAAGGACATGGCTGCGTTGTATAGTATACACAGAAAAGACCTAAATGATATACAATGAATACCACTGGAATCCAGAACTATCTGTCGAATGTGTTTCGCCCTATCTACACGTACGACACGACCTCCGCAAATTTTACCCCGAAATTGACGATGTCGAATATCTACAATTACACAGGCAATACACTTTCAGTGTTCACCGCCGCAGTGGGTGATGTGAATAGCAATGTGTATGTCGGTTCAAACGCAGGCAACCCGTACGATATTACTCGCAATGTCTTCAATGTGACTGCACTCGGATACGGCGCCGCCAGTAACATCTCCAACGATTCCAATTCAGTCTACATTGGCTGGTATGCAGGTTCAAGTGGATCGAACTCTGCAAACGTCATTTCAATCGGTGCAAACTCGGGAGGAAATGGTGCAGAGAACATCTTTATCGGGACTGAAACAGGTAGTGTTGGGACTAGTAATGTTCTGATTGGGCATTTTATTGATGTAGGTTCGAGCTCCAATCAACTTCGCATTGGGTATCGCAACAAAATCCCGATTGCCGCAGACGTAAGCAAAAATTGGGTTGGATTGGGAGGAGTCTTGAGTCCGACATATACTTACAATACGTTGGACGTCTCTGGAAACGCTGTATTTACTGGAAACGTCGGCATCAACAAGGATGTCAGTAGTAGTTCACCTGCAGGTAACCGTACGTTGGATGTGAACGGTAACTTTCGAGCGTCGGATTCTTCTACCAACATTTTGGATTTTAAAGATGGAATCACACGCAGTTCTAAAGGGTTTGCGACCGATATGTCTACAGTTACATTGGCTATTAACGGAACGGTAGACATTGGAACCTTACGGAGAGGAATCACTGCATTAACAGTGTCCGCATTAACAGGAGGCGCATACAATTCAAGGTTTATCACCTACAATGATAACTACTCAGTGGTAGGTGTAGTAGGTAGTGCTACAAATGGGACAGCGCCTGCTTTTAACTTCACGGGTTCAAATACGATTCAACTCAGTAACGGAACAGGTGCTTCTAATACCTTTTCATGGTCGGTTACATATTTCCCATCGCCCTAAACTTCTCCACAATCTTGCGAATCGACATGGTGGAGACACCGGAGACTTCAGAGACACGTTGAAGTTGTCCACCTAGTACAACACAGACTACACCTGCAACCACCGTCTTGGGTGTATGTTCCAGTTCAGGAAGTCGCTGGAGTTTCAAGACAATCGTATCTCGGTCTTTGTCGGACAACTGTAAGTCCACGCAGATACGTTCTGCGATACCGAGTTGGGTATTCAAGACCGACGCAGACCCATTGTCAAACTTTGCCAGGGCTTTACAGAGTGCACGAATACTGACTGTGAACATGTCGGCCACTTCTTCGTGACTTCGGGTTGCGTTGTTCTCGCGACACGCAGTAAACACAGCACCGGCCATCAAGGCTCGTCGTGTTTCCCCTCGGGTCTTTTGCGAGTCTTCGATGTTCTTGTAGAGTCCACAGGCATCGAGAATAATCGCCTTGGTCAGTCCAGCTCGAAGCGCAACCGATTGAATTGAATCAAAGATACCCATCCATGAACGCTCTCCGTGGGACGAGAAAGCCCACGCAGAGAGTTTTGTAATCGTCTTCACATCTTCCGATTGATTCGGAAATCGTTTACGCATCATCATAGACCCATACGACGAGTTCGGAAGTAGTTCCGACGTAATCGTGCCCGTTCGTGACGGGTCTTCATCTCCAGCTCCATACATACGCCATTCGGCACCTTCATCAATGTAACTTCCTAGAATCACTCCACAACATCCACAGACACGTTGCCCTTCCGCAATCTCAATGGCATCATGACTACACTCCATAGAGATAGAGTGACTAGAGTATAACTATCCATTTTTTAGTGAGAATAGCTTTGCAAGTGTCTTGTCGCGTAGTTCGTAGATACCCACTAATGGCTCGAAATGAATGTCTAGTAGGATGAGGAATCCGCCAATCGAGACAATGATCCCATCTTCCCAATCAATTCCCTTGGGTGTGAAGACCCAGAAGTAAATACCCAAAAACAATCCCAACGACAACTTGAAGAGCATATCGACAAACGCAAAGAGTGGACTATGTTCCACTTCAAACCCTGCCGCGATCATCACGACTTGAAGCAGGACGATGAATTTCAAGATGAAAAAATACCATTGATAGAACTTCATTGTTATCCTACAAGATTTCATCGCATGGTATTCAATGTTGACGGGTCATACACTTGCGGGCGATAGTTGGTGACGAGTGGTGGGCGATAGTTTGCCGAGCGACCCACTGTCTTCATCCATGAAATGAAGAGATACTTTTCATCGACAACCCAGACCAAATAGCCGGAGGTTTGAAGCGTAGCAAGCAAATACTCTCGTGCTTCGGACAATTGAAACAAAGGATACCCGAAGACATAGGCTGGAATTTCAAACACTACATACGGTGCATTGGGCGAATGAATGGCTTGTTTACGGACTCTTGCATAGAGCTGGGCTAATACAGGACGCATCGCAGACATTCGTTGTTCTTTGCGTGCCTCTTGTTCGTCCCAAACATCACGAGCTTTCAACATGCTTACTACAAAGAGATACAAATGTTCACATCCATCGCATTCGGAGGAGGGGGCATGCGAGGCACCCTTCATGTAGGAGGGTTGAAAGCAGTGTCCGAGTTTCAAGAGTCGTTGACCTTTCCGAACGGAATCTATGGGTATTCCATTGGAGCGGTGATTGCGACCGCAGTGGCCTTCAATTTGAAGCTTCCGCAACTTGAACAAATGATTGAAGATTCAATGAACTTGGAATCGGTGGTGAAAGAGGTGACACTTGCATGTGTCTATAACCTCGTTCAACGCTGTGGAATGTTCCAAATGGACCATGTCGAAGAGTCGATTGTCAATGCGTTCTTAAAGCAGGGAGTGGATTTACGAGGGAAATCGATTGACGACGCACCGCAAAAGCTCTACATTGGCGCATCGGACTTGACGAGTCGTAAGCCTGTGTTTTTCTCGGGTCGAGTACCATTGTTATCCGCATTACGGGCTTCCTGTTGTATTCCTGGCTTCTTTCAGCCCCAGGTAATTTATGACCATGTCTATGTAGATGGAGGGTTATACATGTATTACCTTGACGATTACCTCCCTAAAGATTGCTTGACCTTTGTAGTGTCGTATTCACCTAGGTCATTGTATCCAACCGATTTGGATGGCAATCTCATGGAGTTTGCGAAACAGCTGTATGCGGGTCAACGGCGTCCTCCGAAATCCAAGAATGCTCTGTGGTTCAAAGAAGACAAGGTCCATGTGATTCAAGAAGTCACACCGGGTGATCGCAAGCGATTATTGGATGAAGGGTATTCACAAACGCTCGCGTTCTTGTCCAAGCGAGTTACGAAGAAATCCGAGTAAGTTCGAGTAGGTCACCTTCTTATCAAACTCCACGAGTCCTGACTTGGTTTCTAGGAGTACACTTGGATAACCTTGGATTCCGTACAAGGTGCACATGGCTCGGTCCTTTTCACAATCCACTTGAATGGCATTGACATGGGTCTTGCCGAAATACGATTCGGTTGCGAGTTTTCCTTCAAGCTTTGCCCATTCAGGCATGGCTTTTTGTGAGAATCCACACCAGTTGGTGTAGAAGAAATACAGATTGCTTTCATTGGGTTTCACTTCACGCTTGGGAGGCTGAAGTATCGGCTTCCAAAACTTGTAGACGAGAATGCCTAGTGCGATAAAGACTAAGACTAGTAGAACGATGTTCATTGTTGAAGAAGGCGAGAAAGTTTGCGTTGGCGTTCAAACCATCGACGATAGGCTTCGACGGGCGTCACTCCTTCGCGTATCTGAATCCACGCAACATCGGTCGTCATTCGCTCGGCTTCGTAAGGCTTGGGGTGAAGTTCGAACCACTTTCCTTGGAATCGAACGAGATATCCCATTAACATTCTATTCATGGATAAGTGAAAATGGCGTTGGTCGTCTTGAAGGCTTCGGCTCTGTCACTTGGGTTGAACTATGGAGTTCATTACGCAAGTGCAAAGTTGTATGATTGGGTATGTGTTCCACACTCGTGGGAGGAAGTCGCCCGCTCGTTGGTGACGACTGCGAGTCCAGTGTGTTCAGTGTTATTACAAATCATGTCTGTGACGCAACACAATTATGCTTCGGTGATGAGTGTGGCCATCGTGTCGACGATGACGCGGCTTCTTCAACCGGCTTAAGCGGGGAATCCAACGAGTCCAGCGCCGATACCGAAGCCTGCACCTTGGCGGGCAGAGGAGCCGACCGAGGGGGCGTAGATATCAAGGATGGCGAAGGTGGCTGTGGCGGTCAATGCAATCATGGAGACCTCGCTCCATCGCATGGTCTTTCCAGGGATTACATAGGCTGCAACCGCGACGGCAAGACCTTCCAAGAGGTACTTCACGAGGCGCATAATCAAATCACTCATATCGATTCCGGCAGGTGTGGGCTTCGGCTTTGACTCCATGTTTGTTAGATAGAATGGAAAGTTTTTTAACTCTTGGCCAGTTCGATTGCCACTTGGATATACGCCATGACACACAGAACAATCCAATAGACCATCGACGCCAAGTAGCTCTTGTCGCCCTCTGAAAAACTATGCATCACCATCACCCAACTTGCTTGCCAGAGTCCGCGAATCCATGCCATCATTCCAATCGACGGAATCGGAACCAAGACACCTGGATGTGTTAAGAAGACAATCAAAAGGCGAGTCCACCCTTCATACATTGTTTGTAAGCCCGAAAGTTTATGCTCCCTTCATGAACCGCAAACTCACAAACAAATACGCATAGACCATCAAGAAAAAGATGTACACCGCGTACATCGTCCAGCCAAATCCAGGGCTTTTAGTCCCAGGTAGACTGAGAACCCAGAACCAAAACACTTGATACAATGCATTCAGTTGAGGAGGGACATTGGCGAGCGATGCAAGTTCGGAAGGGAGTTGTGGAGCCATCTTCAACAACATTGCAATGTCCGGAATGATGACGCTAGGGTGTGTCAAGAACACAATCAGAAATGTTTCGGAATACCCGTAACCCATTGTCTTCTGCGTAGAAACAACTTACAAAGGAGACGCCCTGTTTACATAAACATGTCAAGGCGTGAAACTCTTCCTACACACGAAGACGATGGTTCGAAGGTGGATTACCTCGACGAAGACCCAGAGATTCCGACACAGAAGTATTGCATTGTGTCCTTCCTCAGCCCCGAGAAGGTGATGAAGCAGAAGCAGGAGTTCATGTTCGAGGAGTTCATCAAATACATGGACTATGACTGGAAGGTCAAGGGATTAGAGCATTTGATGGCATTCTTGTCCAAGAAGTACAGCCTTAAAATTGACGACCTCTTGAAGGACGCCGAGGAGTTTGGCAAAGTGCGCAATGAAGAGATTCGTCAGACCGATGTACCCGAGCAGTGGCAGGTGTTTCTCTTGAAGCACGAGAAGGACCTTCAAGAGAGGTTTGATAACTCGGTGGAGTTCCGCACCAATGTGCGCGGAGTCAAAGTGCGTCGCAGTTTCCCAACGGTCGAGGAAGCACAAGTCATGGCCAAGGTCTTACAACGCAAGTATCCTAAAGACAGTCTCTATATCGGCAAGGTTGGCACATGGCTTCCATGGGACCCTAGCGAACACTTGATGCCCGAGGTCGAGTATGCAGAGAAGGAGTTGAACGAGTTGATGCGTCGATACAAGGAGAACGAGGCCAATAAGGAAATCTTCTTTGCGGACGAGCGTGAAGCCAAGATTAAGGCACAGAAGGACGAGAATGAGAAGCGTCGCAAGGCAAACGCAGCCGAGGTTGCCGCAAAGCAGTTGGAGGACGCATCCAAGGCCGTTCATCCTTCCGAAGGCGCACTACGAGAGTAAAATCTTGAAGTAGAAATAAGATGCCCAAGTTCCCACGCGGTCCGCCAACTCAGTATAGTACACCAGCAGCTCCTCCTTATCCTACTAATGTAAAACAGGGTGGAATGAATCAGCCTACCCAACAGGATGAAGATGCGGCAATTCAAGCATTAATGAGCTCGGTTGGAACCTGTCCAACCGGTGGCCGAAAGAGACGAGGGGGTGCTGCAAAGCGTGGAATCAGTGATGTGTCAGAAACCCCGGATGTTCCAACAGCTTCTACAGTTCCATCAGCTCCTGCAGCGTCTACCCTTCCAACAACGGGTTTCTTTTCGATGGGTCAGGCTCCTCCTCCTAAGAAAGGTGAACCACCCGCAAAGAGAAGTCGAACGGCTACAGCGAGTGGGGATTTTCAAGTCAAGGGAAGTGAGTTTGTGGACGCAACACGCGGACTTGCAGGGGCTGTAGTGGCGGATAATCTCTTTGTAGTCGCAGGAGCTGCAACCGTTTCCATCATTAACCCGGCTGCAGCGTCTCAAGCGCTCGCGATTATCAAGATGGCCAGTGGAGGTCTTCTCGGATGCGTTACACCCACCGTCGTGACTGCCGCGTTGATTGGAGCTGGACTTTGGAAAATCGTAGGACCCTATATATCGGTTGGAGATGTTGCGAACCTCACTGGTAACAAACTTAAGAACTTATCCGATTCCATTGGAAACTATCTCAAGGACCAAGAGACCATGTCTAAGAAAGCTCAACAATTGAAAGAGTTGAACTCATTGAAATCCCTTCACAGGGAGTTGGTTAAGAAGATTGAGGATATCAAAAACAACAAGGAGTCTTCAGAGGAACAGGAAGCAGCCACTCTCTCCACCTTAACCCAAGAGGTCAAGGCACCTGCGCCAGTCGACACTGTAATGAACGGTGGACGCAAGACCAAGAAGCGTAGTATGAAGAAGGCCAGAAAGACGCGACGCAGCGTACGCACTCCTCTGTTCAAGTATTAACGACTATCCGTCTTTTTGACCCACACACTAGGTCCTTCATTCTTCTTTCTCATATTCATTGGATTGTAGTCATCCGAAGCCAGCATTGCAGATTGGAATGGACGATTGTCGACCCATAACGATGGGTCACATAATTTGAACGGTGGATGATCGGAAGCCTTGTACCAGAACACCTGGTCTTCCAACTTGTTGGACGATACATTATTACAGATGACCAAGCCCTCATAGTTCTCCGTACACTGGTCCATAAAGGAACAGAACATATCAAAGGTTGGAAACATGCCTGCGTAATTCTCGTAGATTCTTCTACGATTCCCCAGGATATTTTCACGCAAAATGAAGATAAAATCTACATTGGTTCGCAGATTGGGTGTAATGCCGAGAGGATACTGCATCGTGATAATCGTCATTAAATCAATGTGACGGCCGTTCATGAACACGAATCGTGTAGACTCTTCATTAATCCACGACTTTGCGTCGTACAAGCAATCGTCTAAAATTAGGAAGGCACGTGGGTCGATGGACGAAGACCCTCCACGAGCGGTCTTATCTGTATTACGCTTCGTCTTAAGGGTTGCTTGACGCTTAATGACATTTTGAACGATTTCTGGACGATACTTATCGTGAATGAACTTGGACGGCACCATATTCTGAAAGAACTCGTTGGCGACTTCCGTGGCGGAAATGACCGTTCCCACTGGAAAATGACGTTGAGTCGTGAATAGGATATCGCGAACCAAAAAGGACTTCCCTGTATCCTTCTTTCCAATCACGACAATCATTGGACTTTTGCGACTGTCGATTTCACACCGGTCGGTAATCATTTCCATATTAAACTTTCGGAGTTGAAAGTTCATCTTATTTTGGTGTCACCATTTTATGCAGGACATGGGAGACGAGACCGTTGTTCAGGACTCATGCGGTCCCAGACAACAAGGGTTTTCACAGTCATGCAGATAAGGTAAAGGGTTAAGAGCAGCATTGAAACCCTGACGCTGTGTCGTTTCAATTTCGTTTTGATTCTCCGAGGGGGGAACAATGGGCAAAGACCTTCGAACCAATGCGACCTTGATGCGACTTCACAAGTATCCGAAACTCGATGGGTCTCCATGGGAACTCAAACAGCTTCAACCTTTCTTTCCATCGTTGGAGACTTTGTTCAAGACGAATGCTCTTTCAAATTTATGTGACTATGGAGTTCGACTGATTGACGAGATTCAGAAAGTCGTGGACGAGACTCATATTCAAGTCAAAGGAAATCCAGTGGAAGTTCATCGCAAGACCACCATGATCTTAAGTCCTTTCAAGTGGATGCGAGGGGATTATGGAAGCTTTGGAATGCCGAAACCCAAGGAGGTCGCGGACGCAATGCACGAGAAACTTCAAAGCCCACACACGGCTGGATATGTCGGTGCACTTGCATCCATTGCAGTGTCCGAATCGGAATGTATCCATTTCCCGAAAGTCTATGGTGTCTATGTAGGTCTTGCAGGCAAACATACGATTGATATCTCCGATGATTACGAAGATTTATCGGAACGCCGTTGGTTTGCAGAGAATCTCGGAAAGACATTTGAATTGAAACTTCGCACACATGAACCCACTGCAGAGTTTACCCATACTCGGTCTCAACGCGCAGGAGTTCAATTAGGAGAAGAAATCGAAATCCTAGGGATTCAAGATTTGGAGGCAGACCGCATTGACACTCCCTCTACGCGTTCAGTCTCGAATAGCAACGCAGACGACGATTCATCCTATGAAGAAGAGGACGAAGAGGAAGAGGATGATGATGAATTTGAAATTACCTCCTGTGATTGTTCAGAGGACGATGAAGAAGAAGGATTAGACGATGAAGGAGATGATGAACCCTTTGCATGGGCTAGTTTCAAGGATGTACCGGTGATTACAACCGTGATGGAAAAATGCACAGGGACCTACTATGAGTTAATTGACAAATACCCAGAACCCGAGAAGCATTCTGCATGGGTCTCCCAGATTGTGTTTGCGCTTGCGTTCGCTCAACGAAACTTTGGATTCACACACAATGACCTCCACGGAAACAATGTGATGTATGTTCCGACTGATAAGGAGTTCCTCTATTACAAGCACAACGCAACCTGCTATCGTGTTCCCACCTATGGATTCATCATGAAACTGATTGACTTTGACCGAGCCGCATTCCAACTCCGATTGATTGGAATGAAAGAACCGCGTACCTTTATGTCGAGTCAATTTCAACCCAACGATGAAGCGGCAGGACAATACAATGTTGAACCGTGTTTCATACAAACACACGACCGCATTCCTCTCAATCCAAGCTTTGATTTAGCTCGCTTTGCAACCTCTGTGTTTTGGGACATGTTTCCCGAAGGACCGAATCATCCATACACACATCCACTTCACACAGTCTTCAAGCAATGGATGGCTCAATCCGATGGTTCCTCGGTGTTATTCAGAGCGCATTCACCAGACCGACACGACCGATACCATGGATTTGACTTGTATAAAGCGATTGCACGATACTGTAAGGATTCTGCAACACCCCGTCGTGAAATTGGAAAAATGACATCCTATGTCATTCCTAGCATTCCGGTTGGAACCTCGTGTCTATTTATCGAGCCATAAGCTATATCGTCTCACATAATACATACATTTGTCCGTTCGAACAAAGGGTTGAATGAATGTGACGATTGGAAGGAAAGGTTCTGCTTCTCCTTTTTGAGTATTTGCTAACATCCTTTGGTATGCGAGAATGTTTGCATCGTCTACCACCTGATAGGTATACTTATCGATGTCTGTGAATTGAGTGTTCGGGTCGCGGAAAATTACCCAGAGAGTAGTAAATGGCGTTGACATTCGGTCTTAAGGTCAAGTATTCCTTGTATTCGGCACTTCTGTTTTTCCTAGTTGCAAATCCTACGACCTTTCGTGTGATGAACAGTGTGTTTCCAGGTGTTGCGATTGCAGGATGTCCCACCGCCATTGGAATGGTTCTTCATACGTTTGTGTTCTTTGTAGCCCTGGTAGGATTGATGATGTTACCGAAAGATAAAGTTGAATAACAACAATGAAGACCTTTCTGGCCTTATTGTTCTTTGTCGTCTGTTTGAATGCCATGTTTGCGGTGATGACCATGGTCTTGTTCCACGGTCAAATTGAAGGAGCACATACATTACATGACTACTTCTTTTATGCAGTGAGTTCGTTAACGACTAGTGACCTAGGTGAAATGAGTCCTAAAACGACCGGAGTTCGATTGTGGACCACTGCGTATGTTCTACTCGCATGGGTCTACATCTTTTATGTGACGGTCAATCATATTAGTGATGTTAAATTTAGACTGTTTGGTTAAAACTCAGCTTTGCCTACAAACATCTCCTGAGCCACGGTTGTAGCTGTCTCAACCGCTGCTTCGGCGCCCACCTCTGTCCCAAAGGCATAGGCAACTCCTCCTACAACACCTCCCGAGCCCAAGGCTAGCTTTCCAGCATCTAACCATTCAATGGCTTGACCCTTTGAGGTCTTGTCCCACACATACAAGACAAACGCAACTACAGCAACGACTCCTGCAACCATTCCGAACAGATAGAGGTCTGTCATCTTTGTTCTGTGTCCATGTGAAGAGTCTTACAAATTCAACGCAACCGTCTCGGTAGCCTTTCGTTCAAGCTCGTCTTCCGTGTCTACATCCTCTTCATCCTCAGATAAGGCGATGTCTTCACCCAAAGTCAACTTGGGACGCTCATCTTCCGATTCGTCGTCTGTTTCAAATTCGTGGACCTCGGGTGGTGCAAAGGTCACGGGTGGAGCTGTAGAAGGACGAGGGGTGTCTTCACGCTTCTGGAAATAGGCTCGGCTGATTTCACGCCATGGAATGAATCCATCGACAACTTCTCCGACCGTGGAATCCAACATCGTCTCAATGTCTCGACGATTGCGTGCCTGTTGTGTGGACGGAACTTGAAGGGTGTTGAACAAATAGGCTTGGGACCAGCACTTGCGAGCTGCGGCCGTGTAAAAGGTCTGAACAAAGGATTCTAACGAAGGGCGTTCAAAGTCAATGTTGACATGGGTGGCTTCATTCTGCTGTAGACTTGCAAACGCACGAATGTAGCTGACAAACACGCCCAACAACAAATCTTCAATGTAATCGCACTTGGACGCCACAGTAATACGTTCGACCTCCTTTTTGAGGGTTTCAGGTGTCCATTTGGGAACACTGGTCAATAAGTTTTGGAAAGTTTGAAGAGTCTTTTCGGGTTGCTTGTTACGCTCGCACGCGGTCTTGGCGTTCTCGTAGATGCTCCAAAGACCATCGGCAACATGAGGAACCAACACACGTGTAAGGTTTTCGCGCATGGTTTGTTTCACAAACTCTGTGGACATTTTTGTTTAAACGAAGGACGCGAGTTCTGGTAAACGAGACGCACGATGAAGTTTGTCTTGATTCTTATGGTTCGCAATGAATCTAAAATCATTCGGAGATGTTTGGAAGCCGTGGAGTCGGTCGTAGATGCCTTTTGTGTTCACGACACAGGATCCACAGATAACACTGTTGAACTTGCCAACGAGTTTATCAAGACGCGCAACGGGTGTGTCACAGGTTCAGAGTGGAAAGACTTTGGTCACAATCGCACGCTGAGTTTCAAATCAGCCCGTGATTATGTTGAGTATGGATTGAAGTGGGACTTGGCTACGACCTATGGACTCTTGTTAGACGCAGACATGGTCTTTGAAGCCGGAACCCTGAAACAGCAAGCACTCGGTGAACTTGGATATACGATTGTCCAAAGCAATGGAGATCTAGACTACCCGAATTGTCGATTGATTCGTATGGACCATCCTTGGAAGTGTACAGGAGTGACACATGAATACTGGGATGGACCTGCATTTCCATTAAGCAAATCCATCTGCTGGATTAACGACAAAAACGATGGTGGGTGTAAGTCCGATAAATTTGAACGAGATGCGCGACTCTTGGAAGCGGCTCTCGCAGAAAAACCTGACGATGTTCGATACATGTTTTACCTCGCACAAACCTATCATTGTTTAGGTCGACATGAAGACTCCATTCGTATGTACGAAAAGCGGTATGCTGCAGGAGGCTGGGGTGAAGAACAGTGGTATTCGCTCTATATGATTGGACAAACTTACCTTACACTTGGAAAGCCCATTGAATTCGAACAGTACATGCTCAAAGCCTACGAATTACGACCTGGACGTGCAGAGTCACTCTACAAACTTGCAAAATATTTCCGCGAAAAGGGTCAGCATTACAAGGCGTATCAATATGTCTTGATGGGTAAGGACATTCCCCTGTCGAAGGACTCGCTCTTTATTGAAATCCCTGTGTATACAGATCTCTTTCATTATGAAGAAACCATTTGCTTATATTATTTGAATCGCAAGTCTGAAGGACTTCGTAAAGGGTTGGAGTATCTATTGACTAAGTCTCAGAATGCGGACGGAGTGCTTTCCAATTTAATCTTTTATGTAGAACCGATTGGACTCGAGTTTGTGAATCACCCAATCCTACGCGATTTAGTGGGACGCGACTATCACCCAACCTCGGTATGCTCGTTTGAAAACAAGCAGATGATCCGCTTTGTGAACTACTCCATTACGGATACAGGAAACTACGATATGAAGGAAGGACATTACTCAGCCAATCACAAGGTTCGCACTCAAAATGTCGTCTGGAACGAAGATGGAACCACAGTCATCATGAAGGATTCGTCTGTGACTTTACCTAGACGACCCCATCACATTCTAGGCATTGAAGACGTGCGTCTCTATCGAGATGCAGACAATGAGATTCGCTTCTTTGGAATTACCGGCGAGTATTCAGACAAGATTCGTATTCTGTCAGGCATCTGCGATTTGGAAACCGGTGAGTATCGCAACCCAGTTCTGTTGGAATCACCCTTGAACGCAGACTGTGAGAAGAACTGGATTCCCGTGAGTGGAACCGACGATGTCATCTATTCATGGAACCCTCTTCGTATTGGTCAAATTGAAGGAAACCAGTTAGTCTTCAAACAAACCTTGAAGACTCCTGACTTCTTCCGTCATTTACGCGGGTCCGCAGTGCCTACCCGAGTTAAGGACGAGTTGTGGTGTCTAGTTCATTATGTTCATCATTCAACACCTCGCAAGTATTATCACTGCATTGTCAAGTTGGATGCTACGACCTACCAACCCAAGTGTATTTCACTTCCATTCGTCTTCCGCAAAGAAGGGATTGAATATTGCTTGAGCATGACCTATGGAAAAAATGAGTTGGAATTCATCTTTTCGTCGTGGGATGATAACCCGTGTAGCACACGAGTTCCATTGGAACTGCTTGAGTGGATTCAAGTGTAGAGTCGCTTCCACGATTCATTGGTGACCTGACCCAAGTCCTGTAGGATGTGCTGAACCATATCGCTATCGATACAACATGGAAGTTGAATCTTGGTGTAGAACTTGTAACTCTTTGCAGTGGCTTCGTCTGCGATGCGCAGAAGGTTGATACGCGTGGTTAAGGTTTCCAATGCACGAATCAAGGTACGCACACCTTCTTCTTCAGACGAGTATTCGCGAATCATCAACTTGATAGCCTCGCTCGTGATGGTCAAGTCCTTGAAGTTGGTGCGCTCCAACATCTGTGGCCAGATGTACTTTTCCACAATCTGGAACTTGTCGTCGGCTGAATAGCCCGAGCAGTGAATGACCTGCATACGGTCTTTGAGAATCGGGTGGACCTTGTTCTCGTCGTTGAACGAGAAGACGAACAAGCACTGCGAAAGGTCGATGTCAATTCCTGCAAAGTATCGGTCATGGAACTGGGTGTTCTGTGATCGGTCTGTCAAGTGAATCAGCATGGAGACAATCTCTTGACCTTGTGCGGTATCGGATATCTTATCTAATTCGTCAAAGTACATGACTGGGTTCATCGACCGAGCGTTGATAAGACTGTCGACAACCCGACCCCACATACTTCCTTCGTAGGTGAAACTATGTCCTACGAAGTTAGCACTATCGGTCGCACCCCCTAAACTGAAGAACTCGAAGGGACGCTTCAAGACATTCGCAACACCGTTCTTCGCAAAGCTGGTCTTGCCTACACCCATGGGTCCTTTGAGTGCAATGACATTGCCGATACTTCCTGGATTCGCAATCCATTGAGCGAGGATTTGCATGATTTGAGTCTTTGCAGTTTGCATTCCATACACAGCCTTGTCGAGGGATTGACGCGTGTCTCCTAAGAACTTCGCACATGGCACAGGTCCATCGTCGAGCTTGACGGGTAATGAAACGATTTGTCCGAAGGGAATGCGCATGAATCCATCAATCCACGAACGGAGCTTGTGTGTATCTCCACCCCCTTCCTCTTCCATTTGGTCGAGCATGTCCAACTTCTTGATGACAGAAGCCTTAATAGGGTCTGGAATCGGCAACTCGAGAATGCGGAACTTGCGAGGCACATCTCCTTCGGCAACCAAGGCTTGAATCTGCTTCATGTGCTTGTTGAGCTTCTTGCGCTTGGAGCGTGTCAACTCGTCGTAGTAGTCCTGCTCTTCGTCGTTCAACATCAGTGGTGAATCCTCCGACTCTTTGTCGTCCTTCTTAGGAGGCTTCTTCATTCGCAGACTGTTGCCACGAGGCGCGTACTTGTCCATGAGGTAGCCGATGAATCCATCTTCTTCCTCTTCAGATTCATCCGAGTCTTCGTAGACTTCATTTCCCCGACGATTGTCGATTTCGATCTTGATGCGACCGTTCTTGGGGAGAGGGATGGTGATGTTCTTGGTACCGCCTTCCTCCTCAGATTCGGATTCGGATTCGGATTCGTCCTCGTCTTCATCATCATCAAGCGCTTCGTCCTCGGATTCTTCGTCCTCGGAGGGAGGCTCGTAGTCTTCGTCTTCGGATTCGGACTCTTCTTCCTTCTCTTTTAAGGTCTCGTCTTCAACCCACTTGACATTTTTATCACGTTGTCGAAGGTTATATCGGCGAGGCATCCTTGCTGCCTCTCAAGGAAAAAAGAGAAGACAATCCGTTTTTCCATCGGTTATATAATGGAAGAACTCGAGAAGGTTGTCAATCGATTAGCCCTAGAAAATGATAAGAAAGCCGCCGCCGATCCTATCACCAAAGAAAGCTTATCCATTGTTCATCAGTTCTTGAAGGACTATGCGGTGATGTGTTATGGTGGCACGGCGATCAACAACTTACTGCCTCCCGAAGACCGATTTTATGACCCCGAGACGACGGTGCCCGATTATGACTTTTACAGTCGAACACCGCAAGAACATGCGATGACCTTGGCCGATAAGCTTTCGGCAGCTGGAATCATTAATGTGGAAGTCAAGCCAGGGATGCATCTTGGAACCTTCAAGGTCTTTGCAAACTTCGAAGGTGTTGCAGACATTACCCATTTGGATAAGGATATCTTTGAACGAGTGTGGAAAGAGAATATGGTGGTTGATGGGATTCACTATGTGACCCCTAACTTTCTGCGGTTGTCCATGTATCTTGAGTTATCACGACCTCGTGGCGATGTATCTCGATGGAAGAAGGTGTATGAACGATTGATACTCTTAAACACACACTATCCTATGGTCTGTCCCTCTCACATTCAAAAAGAAGAAACTCCTGCAACCGAAGAGAACCGCAAGGAAGTCGAGTCCATCTTGAAGCGACACGATGTAGTCTTGTTGGGCATCACAGCCTCTCAACTTCATCAAGGTAGGACTCCTAAATGGTCTGCACCGATCACCATTCTTGCAGAGGCCAAGACGTTGGAAACCCTTTCAGAAGGAAAGAAGACCGAAGTGCATACAGGTTCAGAAATTCTACCTCCACACACAGACATTTTTGATAAAGACGGAAATGTGATGGTACGCGTCCACGAAACTGCAGCCTGTCACAGCTACCACACGATGGCGAGTGGAATTAAGGTTGCATCCATTCCCACAATGCTTCAGTTTGTGTTTGCCTACATGTATTCAGGGGTTCACGAAGACGAAATTACACATTTGATGTGTGTCGCTCAACGATTGGTGGATTTGGCGAATCACAAGGAAAAGCGGCGATACGCCCTCTTAACGCCTACAGATTGTCTAGGCACTCAAGAGACATTGATTGATATGAAGAAGCACAAGGCAGAGTTGTATGCGAAGCTCTCGACAGACAAATCCTCTGTGGACTTTTTGAAGTTCTTTTTCAGTTATAACCCAAAGACGACCAAGACCAAGAAACAGAAATTGAAAGATGACCTAAAGAAGACTCGCAAGGCTAGGTACGAAAGCTCCTACTAAGTCCATTAAACGCAAGTCCAGCGCAGTTTGTACAGGCTGTGATCTCTTTGCGCCCTTGAAGGAAGTCTAGATACGAACCTGTTGCATTAGGGGTTTGGTTCTGAAACGCATTTGCACCTGTTGTGGATGCAAAGGTTTGGTAGACCAATTGAATTCGCTTACTTGCGACTACATCGGATGTGTATTGCTTTCGCAACACTGTAATGCCTGAAAAATCAATGCCTCGTTGACCTCCTGAACTCATATTGATGTTTACGCAGAATATAAACGACCAATGTACCAGCTGATATCAAAGTAATTGGGTCCTGCAGCCTTGCGGTCCAAGTCGTCTGGAAGTGGTTCACTCACCATCTTCTTGATTTCCGCATAGTTCAATGAACGAGCATAATAGGTCAATCGAGACAAGACACCGTTCCAATCCGATCCAATGGCAACCACCGCATCATTCAATTGGGGCAACTGTCCCAGTGTATGATGTTTGCGTAACATACCATTGATGTAGATATCCACTGAATGCTGGTCGACGACCAAGGCAAAGTGCATCCATTTCAGGGCAGGGATGCTCGGAATCAAAATCGTTTCAGTGGTTCCATAGGTATCGATTGCGACCAACAAGGAGTTGGAGGTCGAATCCAAATACACGCCTGGCGAATCATTCTTGGAGAAGATGCGTCGTTTTGTGCCATATCCCTTTGTGAAATCCTTCACTAGAATCCACGACGTAAAGGAATAAGTCAATCCTTCCGCTTGGTTGTTCGACCGAGGCAACTGAGTTGGAAACGACTGACGGGTCTCTCCTGGAATGGAGTAGTCAAACACTACATATTTTCCATCGGTATCCGGTGGCCTTGCATAGGTCATCATGTAGTAAATAAAGATAACTACTAAAAGCACTCCTGCTACAATCGCAATGCTCATTGTACTTTACCTAGACACAAAACCACGCGATGTGAGTCGCAATCCACTCGAGGGAGGTTGAGGGATAGGTGCTTGGGCACCGTTTGGAGTCCATACCATACTTAACATCGTCTCATACGATGTATTCTGTTGCATTGCAAGAGACCCTGGACCAACCTTTCGATCTCCCATGTTATAGATATAGTGAATTCGTGAATCATCGGATGTATATTCCGACGTCAGAAATCCAGACTTGGACATTCGGAGAGTCCACTCAAGGTCTTCACCTCGGAAAGCGTCTTTAAAGTGGATAAGTTTTGCTACATCCGCCATCATAGGATTCAAGTGATTTGGAGGTCGCAAAAAGACTTCATCACGTGCCATTGTAGTTGTGAGAGTGTTCTCCAAACTATGTGTGAATGTGTAGGGGTCGATGCGTCCTCGGAGTCGCATTACAGGATAGCCTCCATGAAAACATGCGTTTAGGTCTTCAACATACTCGTCTGTAATTTCATCGTCATCGTCAATGAATGACAGATATTTGCCTTTGGCTTGAGTGAGTAACTGTTGACGTTTCATTCCAATGCTTGTTTCGCGGTTATCAAAGGCTACACAGACTTCCAGGCGAACATCTGGGCAAATCCGAGCTACTTTTTCTTGAACCGATGCAATCAATCTGCGAAGCTTCTCTTCACGCCCAGGAATGGTAGGAATCAACACCGACCAGTCATACGCATAGGTTTTGCGGCGAATGTATGTATACATGTCATCATTCCAGTATTTCTGATTACGCATGTAAAGTGCATCCATGTTTTGAGCATAGCCTGTACCTGGATGTTCGTGGCGAATGATGCAGTAAGGAACATATAAACACTTGGAGGCAAGTTCGCCTTTACAGAGGTCTGTCAGTTCAGTATCACAAAACAAGCTCTTGTAGTCTGGATGATAGATGTACCCAAAGGATTGATACATGGTTCGTCCATACATGCACAATGTATTCAGTTTATCTCCTTGGTGTCCATCGTTAAACCATAGGATACCATTCGTATCTGGAAATTTGGACAGCATATAGTTCCGAATTACATCGTCCCACCCTTTGAGTTGAGGAATCATATCATCGGAGACCAATACAACAATGTCCCATTCCCAGTCAACTTCGTTCATATTCGCATTACAGGCTTCAATTTTGGTTTTGTTTGGACTGAAAAAGATTCGCTTCCACGCTACTGGATTCAGAATCCGTAGAAGTTCTTCTTGAACTAGATTGCGTTTCATAGAATCATCGTCTTCATCGCATGAAATTACCACACCCAATTGCTCGGGATGGTTTGCGAGTCTTACATACGAGGCTAGGGTTTGAATGACTTTTTGAGGCCGACTTCGTGTAGGGCATTTCAACAGTATACGCATGGTCTTTTAGAAGGTATAACTATTAAGTTCCTTTCCGTCCTTACTCAATCGAGCAAATCGGAACGTGTATCCGAACAATCGGACCAAGAGTGAGTCTTCATCCACTTGAACCTTTCCAGCGACTGCAGGGGGTGCGCAGGCGGTGCCCTTGGCATGGAAACTCTTGGCGTCATCCGGTTGTAACATTGTTCCGTATCCATTCACATTGCAAATAGAACCTGCAAATCCACCATTGTCTCCGAGAATCACATCACCCAAGGCAGGCTTGGGGATGCCTGGTAAGACGCAGGACTTCACTAATCGACCATTGATATAGATGTCCAAGTTTCGTTGGAAGACCGTGACAGAGACGGCAAACCAGGATTGAAGAGGAACATTCTCAACGCTGCACGTGAAGGAATCGCCTGTACTACTTGTGCCGGGTTCAGCCGAGGCTGCGTCGCTGTTTGAAGGATACAAACTGACTCGCACATGAAGTGTGTTTTCACTGGGTGCCAAGAAAATACGAGGTCCTACAATACTTGCATTGTTCGACGCAACGCGCTTCAGAATTTCCTTGTCTTGACCGAATCGGTAATCCCAATCCGAGATATACATCCAATATTGAAGACCATAATCCGCTCCAGTTCCAATAGGAATCTCGCCTGCAGGAATCACGGTCTTGGTCTTTCCATCGACGGGCGCGGGTGTCTTGTCTCCAGAAGACTTTGCATCCATGAACGGAAGTCCTGGTTGTCCTTCACGCTTCTGAATGTAGTTGAAGAACGCTAATCCCAGATAGAGTAAGATGAACCCTCCGATGATAGATCCTATAATAGGCATCCATCCACCCGTCGCAGGGACTGAAGTGGTGGGTTGAAGAGTCACAAAGGGTGACGGAGCGGGTCTTGATTGGAATAGTCCCATTACTGTTTACGGAGGAACTTTCTTGGGAAACTCTTGCTTATACTAATGGAAAAACGGACATTGCCCCCTCTACATCCGCCTCCTGTAATGTACTGCAATAACTGCGGTGGGAAAGGTCACCTTTTCCGAACGTGTAGGGACCCCGTGCTGTCCTGTGGAATTCTGCTGATTGATCAACCCTCGGTTCCAGTCACCGACGACCCTGTAAAACTCTTGATGATACGCCGCAGAGATAGTATGACCTTTGCGGAGTTCATGCGAGGGAAATATGATTTGGAAGACACGGACTATATTGCAACCCTCGTCAAAAACATGACGCTCAAAGAACAGGCTGCGTTAGCCTCGGATTCATTCGATGCGTTGTGGCGTCAGTTATGGGGCGATGACCGAGCGACTTCGGACTACCTTCAAAGCCGTGAAAAGTTCGCCACACTTGACCGTATGGGATTGGTGCGAAACAACTTATCTGAATACATTGAACCTGAATGGGGATTTCCCAAAGGTCGACGAATGCGAGGGGAATGTGACCTTGCATGTGCGTTGCGTGAATTTGATGAAGAGACCAATATTCCACGCGAATCCTTTGTTGTGTTGAAGAATATTGCATTGACCGAAACCTTCTACGGCTTGAATGGAGTTCAATATAAACATGTCTACTTCGTGGCTCTGCTCAAACATCCCGAGATGCTGAACTTGACCCAAAAGATGACTGCGATGCAGCGGCGTGAAATTTCAGGGATCGGGTGGAAGACCTTTATCGAAGCCGATGCACTCGTCCGACCGCAACATGTTGAACGAAAAGCCATGCTTATCCAACTTCAATCAGTTATCGAAACATTTGAGAGCGAGACAATGTGACTGTAATCAAATACGAAACGACTGCAATGACAAAGACCCACCACCATAAGGGGAATACAGTGGACTCTTTTTCTTGTGTCCCAAATGGACGGATTCGTCCCTCTCTGCCGAACGCAATCGTGGGTTGGGCATAGAGGAACCCTGCGATTAAAAAGAGATAGACGGTGACCAATAGAATGCGGGATTGCTTGTCCATTGTTTTTCAACCAGATTTTTAGATGCTGGATAACAACAATGAGTCGGTCGTACGCATTACCGAATCGTAAAGCATTTGCGGATGCGATTACGAGGACTCTCTTACAGTATAGGAAACTCCCAACCGATGACGAAGATAAGGATGTCGATGTATGTCTCGCACGAGGCAGCAATGCGCGCGAACTCCTGCCTCATCAAAAGGTCGTCCGCGACTACTTGTTGATGGAAACCCCGTATCGTGGACTGTTGTTATACCATGGTCTGGGTTCAGGAAAGACCTGCTCGTCCATCGCAGTGGCGGAATCCTTATTGACGACTAAAAAGGTCTTTGTCATGTTACCTGCGTCCTTGGAATCGAACTACCGCGGCGAGCTGCGAAAGTGTGGTGACCCTCTCTACATGTACGACCAACACTGGCGACAACAATCCTTGACCGCAGAGACACGCGAGACCGCAAAGAAGCTTGGACTCTCCGATGGATTCTTGGACCGAAATCGAACCTTCTTCACCACCGTGCCCAATCAAGAGAAGAACTTTGATAAGCTTCCCAAGACCGCACAAGATACCATTGCGAAACAGATTGAAGACATCATTGACCAACGGTTCACTTTTATTCGTTATAACGGTCTGTCCTCTGCGAACATTGGCAAGTATGTTCCTGCCGATGGAAGCAATCCGTATGAGAACAGTGTAGTGATTATCGACGAAGTCCACAACTTCATTTCACGCATCTCCAATGCATCCGACATTGCGCGCAAGCTCTACGATTTGATTTACAATGCCCGTAACTGCAAGGTCGTTGCGTTATCGGGAACACCTGTGATTAACCGTGCGAACGAGGTTGGATATTTGATGAACTTGTTGCGTGGACCCATTGAACGCATTGTGATTCCAGTGCGTGCAATTCCATCCTGGGATGAAGAGCGTATGGCTTCGTTGTTGCGCGCCATTCCCGATGTGGATACGATTGAGTTTGTCACGTTGAAGAAATACATTCTATTGACACGCAATCCTCCCAATTTCCGAAGTGTCTACAACGAAAAAGGTGACCGAATTGCAGTTCAATATGTAAAGGATCTTCCCTTTACACCCTCTGCGCCGGATTGGGTGAATACCTGGGCTCCCAAGTTTCAGACGGATGTTGGTGGAGCCGAACTTGCATTGGATCGAGTGTCGACTGAAGTCTTTGATGCGTTGCCTACGGTCTACGAGGAGTTTGCGACCTTGTTCTTGGACGGACTTCAAATGAAAAACACACAACTGTTCCAACGACGCATTCAAGGATTGGTCTCCTATTTCAGAGGTGCGGATGAACGCATGTTGCCTCGACGTGTGGACGACGATAAGCTGTTGGAAAAGGTTCCGATGTCCGATGCGATGTTCAACAACTATTTGGCGGTGCGATTTGACGAAATCAAGCAAGATGCACGACGAAAGCTGAACCCTGCGAAATCCGAAGACAATGAAATGAAGACCTTTCGTGTCAATTCTCGTCTTGCCTGCGACTACTCGATTCCACCTGAGATTCGTAGACCTGAACCCGATGAAGCGTTGACGGAAGACGCTGAACCTGAACCCTTGAAGAAATTGAAAGCAGATATCCTAGAGAAAATCAAGGCAGACCCTGCACGATATCTGACAGAGACTGCGCTTCAAACCTACAGTCCCAAGATGCTCCGAATGTTTCAGAACATCCGCGAATCCCTTGGAGGCGAGGCACGACGAACCCAATTGCTGTATTCCAACTATCGTAACTTGGAAGGGTTGGGCGTGTTTTCAGCGATTTTGAGTGCGAACGGATGGCAAGAATATAAAATCACCAAAGAAGCCGGTCAGTGGATTGAAGACCCCTCCATGGATGCCGAAAAGCCTGCCTATGCCTTCTTCACGGGTAACGAAGACATGGAGCAGCGTGAGATGTTTCGTCAGATTTTCAATGCAAAGTATGCCGATGACTTTCCACCCAGTCTGAAACAGTCTGTGGAATCAGCGCCCAAGAAGAAGTTGGTCTTGTTTATGATTACTGCGGCCGGTGCTGAAGGTATTACTTTGGCGAATGTGCGACATGTTCACTTGATGGAACCTCATTGGAATCCTGCACGACACGACCAAGTCATTGGACGCGCCATTCGATTGTGTTCTCACGCATCGTTGCCGTTGGAAGAACGAACCGTTCGTGTCTCGTTCTACATCAGTGTGTTTACAGAGTCTCAATCCAAATCTACCGAAGGTGCGAACAATGTAGTGCTTGTGCGTCGTAACGATATGGCCACCAAACGATATGAAGGGGAACCGACTGAAGTGTTCATGTCCACCGATGAATATCTCTATGAAACGACCTATGAGAAGGATGTGACCAATAAACGAATTAGTTTGCTGCTTAAACAAGCTGCCGTCGACTGCGAAGTTCATCGTAAACTCCATAGTCGCGAAACACCTGTGATTTCATGTATGCGATTTGATAGCACAGTTGCCGGTGAAGACTTAGCCTTCAAGCCTGATTTGAAGACAGAAGAGTTGGACGATTCGTATTTGCGAAACATGCAACGCCGTAAACGACGACTCCAAAAGGTTCAGATTAAGCAGATGGTCTTCTTAATTGACCCCGATACCAAGGAGGTCTTTGATGGACCTGCATTTGAAGATGGTCAACGCTTACTTAGATTGGGACAGATGACGTCACCGGTACAGATACGCTGGCTACCGGACCTTCAGCTTGCGTAAGCACATCCTCTAAAAAGCCATCACAGATGGTTGCCCAGCTCTTGAACTGATAGGCTCGAACCTTTGAACGCTTTTCTGGTAAGGTGGCAATCATGGACTCCAATGCAGCTGTGACATCCGAGTTTGCAAAGGTTGGAGATGAGAACCCATGGGGCATACCGCCTGCAAAGTAATATTTTCCATTGGATGGAATGAATTCAGCCGTGGAAGCATCCATAAACGTATGATAGCTTCCAACATCGGTAACAACCTGTGGGGCTCCTACATACATATGTTCGAGTTGGCACAATCCAAATCCTTCTCCATCTGATGTATTGATACCGATATCGGCTGCATTGTAGAGCTGATTAATCGCTTCATCACTCAATACATTCGGAGGTGAAGTATCGATCAACAACAGGCGACGTCCAAACTGTTGGAAATCGAGTCCATTGTCTTTGAGTTCCTCGAGGTAGATGCGCTGAATGTCGTAGTGTGCACCCGTCTGAGGTTGAATATTGGTTGCAATTGCTAAATAGTAAGGTTTTGTAGGCTGTTTCTTGAGAAGCCCTACAAATCCTGCAACCGTTAAATCGATACGTTTACGTTGACTGTTACGATTGGCATTGAGAATCACCAGTGCATCTGCAGGAAGTGATAGGTTGGTCTGGCGAATCGATTTGCGAGCGTCCTCCGACATACAGGTGTAGACGGTTGGATCTACAGCGTGTTCCAACACACGAACGTCCGAGAATGGACCGTACTCTAAAAACTTTGCTTTCCAAATGTCTGTGAAGCAATAGATACGGTCTGCATGCTTTTGTAGAATTTCAATCAATGGAGGTGCAATACCTGTATAGACTTGGTCGACATACAACCAAAGCTTATAGTCTGACTTGCCTCGCTCGTGTTTCATCGAGTCAATGAACTTCGTAATCGTATAGGGGTCATTATAAATCATCACTACATCGGGTTGAACTGTCTCAATGTATTCGGCAATCTTATTGTATCCGAAACCCTCTTCCTTTGGATCTTCATTGGCAGCCGCATCATACGAATGAATACCGACTGGATACTTGCGAACATTTGAACGAGTCGCGTGTCGTTGGAATCCAAAGTGAAAGGTCTTAACTTTAGGAACAAGTGTCGCCAATTGGTTCACAAGATTGTAACTCACTTTAGAGTACCCTGTGATTTGGTCAATATGTGTGCTTACCAGTAGAAATCGCATTACCTAATTAGAGAATCTCTTGCGTAAATCACAAATGCAGGTAAATTCTGCCCAAGATTGGTTGACCCGACACAAGAACCGAATCCTTGCCCGAACCTTCAATGTAGACCCTTCCCCACAGTCGCGCCAATCGAACGCAGTCTATACATCGTTGATTGCAAACGGAGCCACCCAGCGTCAGCGATTTGTCACACCCTTTCAAGGTGCACAAGGCGGTGCAAGTGGAGGTGCGTCGTATTCAAGTGAGTGCTGTCTCAGCAACAATGCGGCAGGAGCTTTTGGAGCTTTCCAGGTTGTGATTAACCGAGGCGTGGTTCCTTACAACGGACGCTCGGTTCAACCGATGAGTGTGCGCATTGTCTCTTAAAGAAAGCATAGGGGAGTATACAAATGCCCGGTGGCTTAATGCAATTAGTGGGAGTCGGCGCCCAAAATGAGTTAGTCAATGGAAATCCTTCCATGACTCATTTTCGCTCGGTCTATCGCCGTCATACGAACTTTGCAATGGAACAGATTCGCATGCCATTTTCCTCGTCCAATCTCGAATTTTCGACGACCGGTACTCGAACGATTTCCTGCCGAATTGATCGTTACGCCCAGCTACTACATGATTGTTATTTTGTCTTGACCCTTCCAGACATTTGGTCACCTCTCAAGTATTTGGGAGGAGCCGTTACACCTGCTGGATACGATGCACGTACCAACTCGATTGGATACGAGTTTCAATGGATTCCTAACATTGGATACAACTTGATCGATCATGTGAACATTACCATGAATGGCCAAGTGATTCAATCCATTCGCGGAGAATGGTTGAAGATGTATTCATACATGACTCATGACGCCAATAAGCGTAAGACTGTCGACCAAATGATAGGGAATGTTCCGGAAATCTATGACCCTGCGCATGCGTACGATCGCAATGGACAATATCCTCACGCGATTGCACCCACACTCCTCCCTACCACTGCGCCACAAACTAAGACACCTGAACCCTCGATTCGTAGTCGACAATTGGTGGTTCCTCTTCATTTTTGGTTTTGTGAAAACCCAGGTATGGCTCTTCCATTAGTGTCTCTTCAGAACTCGGAAGTGTATATTGAAGTCACTCTGCGACAATTGTCCGATTTGTATACGGTGGTGGATGTGGCTCCTATGGCACGGGTTGCAACCGTGACTTCTGCGTCCCGCCTAGCAAACACTATTACCTATACAACCTCGGGTGCACATGGTCTTATCGCTGGACAGGTAGTCACGATTGCAAACTTAACCGATGCAACCTTCAACTTAAGCAATGTAACGATTGTATCCACGCCACTCTCGAACACCTTCACCGTTGCAAATTCAGGAGTGACTACGACCTTAACCTCCCAACAAGGCGATGTATCTGGAACCTCTTCTAATCCGACGTATGGACAACGCGTTCGTCCTACACAGTATCCATTGAGTCTTTTTTTGAGCCCACCCTTGTCCACAGGTATTGCTAGCAATCCAACATTAACGACTTGGTTTCCAGACCCATATGTTGAAGGTAACTTCATCTATTTAACGGAAATGGAGATGAATCAACTGGCACGGGCCGACCAAACCTTTTTGGTCAAGACGGTCAAGTATGTCAACAAGGAAGGACAATTTGGCGGAAACACCGATTTGGAAATCCCCATGTTCAACTTGGTGACACGGATTGTGTTTTCATCTCAACGTTCAGACCGTATCTTGCTGAACGATTGGGACAACTACACCAATTGGTCAACAACGAATCGTGCACCCTGGTCTGCCATTAGCACCGACGTCGATACAGCGTTGTATTCATCGGGTCAACAACAAGTCACTTCGGTCTATCCTCGCGATCCGATGACGGAGGGAGTCATTCTCTTTGATGGAAAGGAGCGTATCCAACCCAAACCATTGCCGTTCTTTTCATTACTGCAGATGTATCGGCATACCACAGGCGAAACCACAGGACTTCCAGGTGTCTATATGTATTCCTTTGCATTGGACAATACCTCCTATCAACCTTCAGGCGCTGTCAATGGAAGTATGTTCAATAAGATCATTCTACGCTTGACACTTCAACAGCCTCTCCCATTGTCGGTCAATCCGGCGACGTCTACACAAGTCTGCGTGTTAACCTCGACGCTGTTCAGTCCAAATCCAACTGTGGTTCCTGCAGCCAACGTGAACTTGACAGACCCCAAAACAGGAAAGCTGTTGTATCCTCCCGGAACGATTACAACCGTTGTCCAAACCAATGATACAGTGATCTTTACCTTCACGTACAATGTTGGAGTCTATGTAGAATCTATTAACTTCTTCCGTATCGTATCGGGCTTGGGCAATCTTGTATTCGCATCATAATAATGAGTGGTGTCTATTTAGAATCTGCCTATTATGGCGACGAAAAGAGCTTTGCAAACATCACAAAGAGTTTGGCAAAGAAAGTCACTGCAGGTATCTTGGAAGTGACTTCCAATAGTGAACTTAAGCCTACCTTTGAAGCGGCTCCTGAGACGACGTTGGACGGTAGGGATGAAAAGAGGATCCGTGAACAGTCTGTGAAGGCCTGCGGTGGTGAAGCAGACCAAAAGTGCTTAGAGGCCAAGAAGTTACAACTCAGTCAGGAACGGCTGAAAGAAAAAGAGATGGAAGACCTCGGAAAGGGTGTGATTAAAGGCGAACGACTGACCGTTAATGTCGTCGATAACGGTAAACGAAAGACTTTGATAACACCTGCAGGTCAGAAGTTTCGACTTGAAAACGTTCTAGGAGACAAGGCATCGGACAAAGATGCAATTCTCGCACTTCCTAGTCCCTCGCAGTTTCAAAGCCGGGCCATTTCATTGCTTACAATTGTGTTGTCTAGCTTCATCTATGTGTTTGGAATTGTAGCCGTGTACGCAGTCTTTATGCGTCAAGCCGCAGACACTGGGAAAGATTACTTCCGCATTGTTGCCTACGTAGGCGCAGCTGCTTCAGTGTTGTTTCCAGGCACAGGCTTTCTCATCATTCTAGGATACTTTGGATTCAGAGCATTTATGGACAACATAGTAAAGGAATGATTCAACTCAAATGGCTTGTCGCAGGGTTGATTCTCGGACTGTTGATTTCAACCGTGTTGATTCCACCGACCCGAAAGAAGGTCTCCATTCCTCAACCCAATGATTCAAGTGTCTACCATACAGACTCGGGATGTGTTCGCTTTGTTGCAGTGGAAGTGCCGTGTGTCTCGGAGCCAGATTCATTGAATCTACTCGCAAGTCTCGCTAAGAAACAATGATTCACCTCGCCCAAGTGATTGAACGAGCCTCTCCCTTCTTTTCATTCATCATTGGACTTGGAGTCGCCGCAATCCTCTTTCACCGCAACTACTCCACAGTGTTGACACTGGGACTTCCCTTGAAAGACACAACGGACAAGGTGGTGAAGTCGGACGGTAAATGCTATCGATACCGCGTGGAAGATGCATCGTGTGAAAACCCGTCTAATGAATAAACAATGGACGATTCTACCTCTCTCGACGCTCTGTTGAATCCTCAAGGACCGCAATCACAGCCTCCTATGATGCCAATGCCCAGTAACCAGGCACCCGGTTACTCAACGATGGCTCCTTCCTTCAAACCTACCTTACCCGCGATGCGCTGGATGGCTTCTTCAGCCAGCCTGTACATTGCCTTTTTCCTCGCAGCCGTGATCATTTCGTTATCCATTCCTCGCAACCTGCTTCTTCAATATGTTCCGAATGCCTACACAGGTTCGGGAGTCGTCAGCTGGACAGGTGCGGGTGTGTTAGGTCTCGGTGCAGTCATTATCACACACTTTCTGAATGGGTTCATCTCGAGTATCCTCGGGTAAAAAATGGATTCAGTTTGGTGAAAGTGTTGGACACCCCCCCATACAATGCAGAACTTCCCACCACACTATTCTAAACTCGAACGCGAACTCTTGACCGACGCTCATCAGGCGATTACAGCCTGTGACCTTTGGGACTGGATGAAGACCTATACTCCAGACAAAGGCTTCATGTTTTCAACCCATCCAAACCTTGACCGTATCAATGCAGCTATGAAGTATACTGGACACAGTGGAACTTCATATGCGTGGACAATGCGAACCATGGAACACATTGCTAAACTTGGTTGGAACGAAGCTTTGAATCCACCCTGTCCGTGCCGTAGAGAACGAGGATTCACCTTTGGCTGGTGTGGTGTAGCCGGTGGAGGCGTCCCCGGTTGCGAGCATTAACACATGCTTACAAATAAGAAACTAGACTAACACAATGTCTTTACTCTCGATGCTGTTTACACCTACGTATCTTCGCGAACCTCCAGCGTTTTTCCATCCTCGTATCTTGGTTGGACCAGGGGCATTCTTGACTCCAGCGTTTGTTGAAAAGTATGGCATTACCCATGTACTCAACTGCTCGTTTGACGAGTTCTCTCCTCCATGGTGGAGAACCCGCTTTCCGACCAAATACAAAGTGTTGAATGCTATTGATTCCCTTCAGACCAACATTCTAGAGTGGTATCCCGAGTTTGAAGTCACACTCCAACGCTTCTTGCGAGAGGGAACGGGAATGGTGTTCGTTCACTGTCAAGCCGGTATGAATCGCTCTGCATCCCTTGCATTGGCCTATACCTGTAAGAACTTGGGAATGGATTTGGACACGTTGGTATCTTCGGTGCGTCGTCAACGACCCTGTATTCTTCAAAATCAAGTCTTCATGAACCAGGTGAGAGAGTTTGTAAATGGACGTATTCAAGATTCGGAAAATGCGGGACAGCCCCACTACATCTATCGCGACCGGTACTCTCGATTCTTTACACCAGGGAATCGTGCAAACGCTCAAGGACTCCAAAATCAAGCAGAAGAGCCTACGGGAAGAGCTGGAACATTTACAAACGGAAATATCTCGCCTGTGTTCTACGAATGACATTAACGACATTGTGAAGGCGAATCATTTGCACGACCGCATTCGTGAAATTCAAGACGAATTGGAACACGCACAGCCTGTCGAAGAGTATTACTTGAAAAACATGGACTTGCTAGACGAGTATTACAAGAAACAAGATACCTCGGTCAACGCTCCTATTTTGCAGTCCAAGGACGCCAATACCTTCCTCAAGTTTTTCAGTGCGTCGGTTCCCTCCGAGAATGGGTTGTCTCGCAAACAGATGTTTGATGAATATGTTCAACGCATGAAGTTGTCCAGTGGTCCCGAGGTCGTTCAGTTATTGACCGAGCATTGCGTCCAGTGTAATGTTGCGCGAGAGGAAATCAGTTCAGAAGGTATTTTGGTCTGTCCTCGATGTGGCTCCGAAGAGTATGCGTTGGTTGTCTCAGACTTCCCGAGTTTCCGTGACCCACCGAAGGAACGCAACAACTATGCGTATAAGAAGATTAACCATCTCAATGAAATCTTGAACCAATTTCAAGCCAAGGAATCGACCATCATTCCCGAAGATGTGATGAACGAGGTCATCATGGAACTCCGCAAGCGTCGAATCCAGAACATTGCAGATTTGACGGAAGAGGATATACGGCATATTTTGAAGAAACTCAATCGTTCTAAATATTATGAGCACAGGGCCCACATCCTCTCTCGACTCAATGGAAATCCGCCTCCCACCATTACCCCCGAAATTGAAGAGAAAATACGAGCCATGTTTCAAGATATTCAAGCTCCTTTTCTGCTTTACTGCCCGAACGACCGCACGAACTTTCTGAGTTACTCGTACATCCTCTACAAGTTCTTCGAGCTGTTGGAGTTGGACGAATACAAGGTCTTCTTTCCGTTGTTGAAGTCACGAGACCGATTGATCGCCCACGACCAAATCTGGAAGAAGATCTGCGATTACCTGAACTGGGAGTTTATTCGCAGCGTATAAGTAAATGATGTCTGGATACACATATGAAGAGTTTCAAAAGAAGTATCCTGTAAATGCCAATCCTATGAATAATCATTCTATGAATCATTCTACATTTAAGCTTCCACTTATTCAGTTAGACGATGTGAAGAAAATGGACGATAAAGAGATTGCCACACAACTAACAAAAGATGATGCTCTAAAGAAGACATATGAAGCCAAAGGTTACAAGTGGAACGAGCCTGTGGAAAAACTACAGGAACATGGACGCGATGGGAAGGCACTGTGGCTACTATTCGGTAGTCCTACAGGTGGACCACTGCGTTCATATATAGGATTGAAACCAGAAGTTTGGAAACAAATGAATTTGCGTATAAGTCCAGTTGCTGGAACGGGTCTCAACGCAGTAAGAATGCTCCAAGCAGAGAAGAGACTGGGTGGTCGTAAGTCACGAAGCAAAAAGACTCGTAAGTCACGAAGCAAAAAGGTTCGTAAGACTCGTCGCGTTTAACTCCTTGCAGCACGAACCGCAGCGAGTCCACTTCCAGCCGGTTTATTCCTTCGTTCAAGGACTTCGATTCTTGAACGAAGACTTGCGACTTCTTGGGTAAGGTAGGATAGTTCTAATCGTTTCAATTGTGCAGTAATGCCGTTCGTAGTTCGGCTGACTTCCTTGGCTATTTTAGAGGGAGGGATTCCTTGTTTGACTCGTAGTAGGATGTAGTGGGATTCACCTTCATACCATTTCTTTCCATGTCGTTGAGGAAGCTGCATTTTGGGGGGAGGTCTGGATACTCGGACAAAAATAAATCCGTTTTTACCTGGAGTGCTCTCGATGAATCACACGGAGGTTGCGAAGATGTTGGAGTTTTTCATAGAACCAGTACTGGCATAGCATATGAGGTGCGAGTCCTGCTTCGTAACACATCAAGACTGGAATCGAGTTGGATTTAGGGGAGAGAACGCGTTCGTGAATCATGCGATGGACTTCAATCGTGAGTTCGGGAAGAAGGTGCTCAATACGACGTTGACGCATGAAGGGTGCACCAAAGGCGTGTTGGGAGTACGGATGTTGAAGTACATCGTAAATAAGGGCTAGGCAGTGTTTACAGGGTTCCATTATTCTATGGCTCCTGTATCGACACGAAGACTTTCCGTTTTTACAATGACTTCGGCTGGTTTGGGTCCAGTGAGAAACACATTGGTTAAGACGTGTTCGACCTCCATCATCGCAGTCTTGACTTGAAGCATATCTTGTTCACACTCGTCCCATTTACCCCAGGGATACCAAATCGTATGGTTGTATTGGTTGTGGTAGTAGAAGGTCAATATCGGTTGTCCGGTCCAGGACGTTCCCATACTGACATTGGCGAGGGAAGGAATATGGAAGACTTGTTGGTGGATTCGAACGAAGCGAGGCATTATAGAGTTCAGACATTCGATGAATTGCAATCCGTTTTTACTTCCAACTTATACGACTTTTCGGACTTCCAAGACTACGAAAGTCGTCAATTGAATGAAGACATACATCACAATCTGGAAACAAGTGTCGTATTTTTCTTATAGCATACTCATACTCTTCAATAATATATGTAAACATAGCAGGTATCTGCCATATAAACTCTGTCTTACCCTCTTTTGCAGCATTCTGAAGAGGGAGATATACAGATTCTGCTATCCATCTATCGATTTCTTTAATTCGTTCTTGATTCTTTCGTTGAGTTTCAAGTGGAAATGACTCTTGTAGTTGTTTACGAGTAGTTGGACTTAGACGATATTCCATTTTAGCTATGGAAAAAAAGAAGGATAGAGGGAGGGACTTCCATTTTTACACTAACTCACTCGCGTTAAGTCGACGGCTCCATGCAAACAACCAGAGTCCAGACCGTTCACATTTTTCAATCACTTTCGGAGTCAACTTCTTGCGGTCACGAGTCGACATATTTTCATTGAGGTGTATGAGTTTATCCCACAAGTCGTTCGGTGTCAGTTTAGTCTCTTTCATCAGACGATGAAACTCGTCGAGAATCATATCAGAATTGTAGTTCGGTGCGTTGGGTCGTCCTGTATTCACTTTCACGAGAGGGAACTTTGCACAGAAGGCGTTTCGCATGTCAATCAGGTCACCTGTGTCAATACCCGTCTCTTCCAACACATAGAGTTCAGGCACAGATACAGCTTTATTCAGTCGAAGGAACTCGGCTTTCACACTCTCGTCGGTCGCGTCCCATAGAATGTCGACGAGAATGGGATGCATGCCTTCAAGTCCAACTAACGCCTCACGACGATGATTGGATTCGTAGCATACCAGTTCTTTGTTAATGCAGGCAAGGTAGAGTATACCGTCCATGCGTTTGGAGTGGTCCATGAATGTGCGGATTTCAGCTACACGTTCCTTGTCAGGTGGTCGATTGTGTTTCCATCGCTTGATAGGGAGTTCATTGAAGATTGAGTACGGAACCCAGTAGGTGTAGTGGTTGTTTTGAACGGTGCCTGCGCAGTTGTCTGCAAGGTATTTTTGTAAGAGATGAGCCATGGAAAAAGGGTTCAAGGTGGATTCAAATCCGTTTTTTAGAACGACGAGTTTTACGAGCCTTCTTGGATAGTGACTTACGCGTCCCTGCTTTACGAACATAGGGTGAAATTATAGCTAGAAAATTACCTCTACCTGCGTCTTTCATCTTAATCTGATAGGGGGGAATAAGAATGACTTCACGTTCTTCAGGATAGACCGAAACTTTTTCAATCCAAACTGCTCTTACGCCAGGGTTTACATCGATCACTATCGAACAACATTTATTACCTTTGAATTGTTGAATTACGCCTGGCAAGTAACTTGTAGATATAATATCATTCTTATGCATATCAATATGCTCTTCACCCTTTATACCACGATATAGTCTAAGAGTATCCTTTATAACCGGAGACTTCTTAACAATATTCATAAATGAAGAGACATAATATGGAATAGCTCCAATTTTTGTATCTTCTAGTGTATACTTTTTCAGTAAATTGATAGAATCTTCTGTCAGTGTGTTAAAATTTCCTCTAAGAACTTGGTTAATAATACCATCTCCTACATCTGTATAGGATTGTAAAATGTGTGATTCTTCTGATGTCAGCGAATTTAAAAAGGTTGTTTGATCCTCTTGAAAACTAACAGGCAACTGTTTAATGATTCTCCATGTTGGTGGAAGTTCATTGATTTCTAAATAGACTCGTTTAAGAACGTCTATCACTTCTTGTTCATGTTCTTCTTCATACACCCAATCATTCTCTCCAGGAGACCAACGAGAAACGGCTACTTCAATTTCCTTTTCATAATAATTACTAAAAAGAATCTGTGTTTTATCACCTTTAATTAATGTTCCCTTATCTTTACTGATTTCAATTTCAATAGTAGGAAATAGTTGAGGTAAAGACTGTTTTAGTCCAGTCTTTACAGCTTCCATATATTTAGGCTTCAAGACTACGAGAGGTTTTATTGTAGCAATAGCGAACATATTCATCCATTCATTCCCCTCCATTAGTTTAACGCGATACACTTTTTAGAACGAATCGGCTCTACGTTTCTTCCGAATGTCTCTGTACTCGGGGTTCATCCAACATCCATATCGGAACATCTCACTGGTTCGGTGTCGAACATCTTCTAGAGTTTCAACATCGTCTTTATCAACTAGGGTTCCTTTACTGAACAGCCGTTCCAATGCCCAGGTAGTAAGCATATCGTCGGTCGGTTCAAGCGGGTTTCGTGGAGGTACAAACTCCTCCTCATCTGACTCTGTATGGTCTAAGTCGTAGAGGGCTTCGGGTACATTTCCATCGTTCCGACGAAGAGCTATTACGGCAGAGCCACGAGTGACCTGTGCCAATGACATGACTTCAACGATATCACGTTCAGGCACTCGAATGCCGTTTCCAACATGAACCGAGCTTTCGTTATGAATGATTCTTAATCCCGAACGTGCATCCACTCGCACTATGAGTGGTTGACTCCATCGTCCGGTGTCAATTGGAATGGGTTTGGGGACAACTTCAGTATCGCCGAGTTCTTTGCGGCAGAGGGGGCAGGATGCAGTGCTTTGAGCCCACCTGCTTAAGCAGGCAAGGTGAAAGGTATGTGCGCACCCTAGGGTGCAATGGCCTGTAGAGGCAGTAATGGATTCGTAACAAATTGAACAATCGTCCATGGTATAGTTGGGGGGAAATCCTACTAAACTGGACTTATAAAATCCGTTTTTACGCAGACCAATACCCTTCTTCGAGTTTTTCTTCACCAACCGAGAACAATCTTTGAAAGTTTTCATGAACATAGGTTTCAGCACCACCCGTGAAGTTTTTCCCTCTCCAGAACGTCTCATAATAGCTGTTGCAGTTATATTCACTGTAGTCCTCATCAAACATCCTTTGAAGTGCAGTTGTCATCGTCTGATCAAAGCTAGGATCAACAAGTGGATTACGTGGAGGTGGAGGTGGTGACACGACCCGCGGTCGGTGTGTTTGACGCGAACGATAGTCATGAATCATCATGATTGCATTCACAATGTCTTCAGGATGACGTATCAATGCACGAACAGCTTCTGAATGAGTGGCTTGAGTTTGTTCCATTACAATCTTAACATCTGCTTCATAGACGGATGTATTCGTTCCAGGTTGAATGAACACTTCTCCTTCTCGTGGAGGTGGTAGTGATGGTACATCTTCTTCTATTTCTGATCTACTCCAATGGCGTAGTGGTCTATTACTATCCCATAGTAGAAAGTTACGTATTCTTTCTACATCGCGAGTGTGCTGTTCGGGTTTTTCTGTTTCGGAAAGTGTGTGTCTACATAACGGACAGGTCGGATTTGTAGACGACCATTTCGTTAGACATTGAATGTGGTAAGAGTGGGAACAAGAGAGAGTACAATGCCCTGTAGAGGCATTGATTGAATCGTGACAAATTGAGCAGTTTTCCATTCTGTGAAAAGGGGGATGTCTCCTTTGATTCAATCCGTTTTCGAATCACGTTAGATGGAAATACCCATCCTCGTTCTGAACTCGGCTTCCATCTTAGCCCTTCGTTCAGTCTCTTCCTTGTCCTCGACCCATGTGAATGTGTAGGGAACATTGTAAATCGTGGCGCATTCCAAGCTGAATCCAGTGCGCTTGTACGTGCTGAATCCTGCAATCTCGGAAGCACGAGACATCAAGAAGAAATCCAACAAGGTATCTCGTAACTCCTCGTCCGTTGGAGATTGGTTCTGTCCGATGTGGCAGACGGCTGTAGGGAGTGAACGAATGTTTGCACCAGTGAGTGCCTCCTTAACCGCAGTGTTCGTCGAGATAAGCACATAGGTCTTGTCTGCATCGACTTTGGCACGCACAGCCACCACTAAATCCGTCATCAACTGGTCGTTCAAGGTAGCTTGGCTTGAAGCGACTGCATGAGGGAAGCACACTGCATCGTCCATTCGAACATGGAGGACTGAATAGGCTCCAGTGACACCGAGTTGAGTCAATGAACTTGCAATATACGTCTCGAGCTCTGGACTGGGTTGGAGCTTTGAGCGAATCAAGGCTGTTTCAGACTCGAGTATCTCTGTGTAGATGTTCTCTTTGCAGCAGTGAGTGAAGAAGGTGGGTTGCTGAATCTTATTGAAATAACGAACGACTTCGCGGACAATGTGTTGGTAGGCAATGTCGTTCTCGTCGTGTTGAACAATCAATGAATCCACGTGGAAGTTTCCAAGGGTCGCATAGTTTGCAGGTCGTTCAAGGGATTCGTCACAGGTCAAAAACTTACTCATTGGATGGTTACGCAAGTCCATATCGAAGGCTACATCTGAACCCGTGTGTCGTTTGAGAGTTTTGAGTAGCTGCAACATAGAGATACAACCACGGAGGTAATCCCCTAGACCCGACGCCTTGAAGTCGATGAATTGGGTTTGATAGACATTGACCACCTTGGTCAGAGTAGAGTTGGAATACGCGGAGGCAATTTCGGCACAGGACATAGTTGTATAGAAGCACTCACATTTAAATCGGAACCACTCGGTAAGGTTAATGGATGCACTCCGCAAACACATTGATTCCTTACCTGAACCTCAACGACGCGCACAAGTGGACCAATACATTCAAGTCTTTCAGCAAAATAATCTTCCACCCATTGCTCAGGCGTTTATGGGACTGAAAAACTGCTATCCAGCCTTTCCATTCTTCAAGCCGGAGCGTGAGTTTCGAGAGTATCTTGCATGGTGCGAGTTATACGATTACAACCATCATCCATTGGTTCGTCAATTGGCTCAACGATTCGGTTAAGAGCAATGTCGGGTTCGATACTGGTAGTAGCAATCCTCGCATTCATAGACAGTGTCGGACATCACAGCTTCTCCACATGCGCATCGGATGGGTTCGCCTAATCGGATTCGGTCGAGTTCGCAGGATAAACACAATCCTGTGGAGCTTTCGCCGTCTGCTAGTTCAAACATGTCACCGCACTTGTCGCATTGGCATTGTCGGTCGCAAGTTGGGCAATCGTATGTCATGCAATGAGTACTGTCGTGCAAACAGCCTCCATGTTGCATATGGTCTCGTTGTCCGAGTGAATTGTGTTGACATCCAACACAGGTTTGGAGAATCGGGGAGAGTGATTCGTAGTCGCGGTCCTCGACGGTTCTACAGACATCTTCGACAAACTCTTCGACCATGTAGTCAAAGTCTTCGTCGGGGTCGATTTGCTTGAACTTGAAGACACCGTTGGTGCAGTATTTTAAGAGTCTAGACCATGCGTCGTCACATCGTAGTCTAAACGCTTCGTTGGTTTCAAAGAGACGCACTCGTTGCGTCATGTAGTCTTTACAGACAGTTTCGTAGGTGAGGGTGTGGAGATAGCTCTTCTCTTTGCAGGGAGTTTCGTAGATGAGAGTGATAGACATTTTGGGGGGAAGTCTACTTTACTGGAACATTAGAATCCGTTTTTATGTTTACGAAAGGTGAACGAAATTCGCGAGTCTTTGACCTTCTTCTGGATAGGTATTTCATGAGTGTACAACCCTTGAAACGTACCACCCATCTGCACTATGCTACAGTGAGTCATGTTTACGTCGCACAGAACTCCCTTGGTCGCTTTATCGCGAATACGAAAGGTTCTTTCAGACCCATAGGAGATTGAAACTACACCAATTACATCCACTCCTACTTCATCATCGTTATGTGCGCTAATATAGTCAGAACCATCGATGTATTGATTGACCAAGATTCCATTGAAGTCTGAACCGAGCATACGATTGACTGTCTCTAATAACTCGGTCATCGCGGTGGACAGTTGAATAGACTTCATAATTCGATTTGAATATCTGTATCCACTAGACTCATCTGAAAAGAAACCAACATTTCTATGCTGTTTACATTTCTTTCCATACACAATGATTTCAGGTCGGTTTTCTAAGTGTGGTTGACTATCACGAATACATCGTTCTAATAAGTCTCGATTTTCAAAGGCACCTTTATCTAAGAACGCAGTGCCCTCTTTATTTTTAAAGATTCGTTCCATTGTAGTTCAACTGTGTAAGACTCTTAATGTTCGTTTTTACGAGTTTTCTTGGAACCTCGCTTTGCACGACGAGTTCGTCCACCCTTCTTGTTATAAATCTTGGTCTTCAATCGTTCTACTTTTGCCTTTGCGACCTTGAGCTTATCAAGTAAAGCCCTCTCTTTTACTAAACCTTTGTCCTTTGTTAAAAACTCTGCAGTTCGGTATTTGTAATCATTTTTTTTCTTCTCATCCACATCCGCCTGCAATTCCTTCAAGGCCTTCTCTGCCTTTTCAAGTCTCAATTCCAAGCTAGGCATTTATACTCTACGGCGAGTTTTCTTGGAGCCTCGCTTTGAACGACGAGTTCGACCACCCTTCTTGTTATGGAGTTTGGTTTCCAAACGTTCTACGGCTGCCTTTGCGTCTTTCAACTTTTTGAGTAACGCCCTCTCTTTTACATACTCTTTATTCTTTGAAACCTCTGCCATGCGCATGCGGAAGTCATTTTCTTTCTCCACATCCGCCTGTAGTTCCTTCAAACCCTTCTTGGCTTTTTCAAGTCTGGATTCCAAGGTAGACATTTGTTAACTTAAGAGAGTTTATTGCTTGAAGAGTCCGTGCTGGACATACTTGTGGACCACGGCAAAGACAAGCGCGTGGGTGATGAGTTGGACCATGTGGCTTGAACCCGGTGGCAGGGAGATCAAAACGCCTGGTGACAACAGGTAGAAGAGAATTGCAGTGGTGAGCAAGTACATATAATTCATTTTATTAGTAGGAATGGAAAATCTTTAGAACTCCATCAAGCAAGGTCCATCCGTTCGAGTTTTGTCGGGGCATTGTTTATTGATAAACCCCTCTCTGGAAAAAACCGCAGAAGGGCCTCCGCGGTTGCCTGGGATACACTTATCGGGTCCAGAGACACATCCTACACCGGGACACCAAATAAGAGACCCTGGACAGGAGTCGCTGGCAGACTTACCTGCCAGGTAGAAAACTATCAGTGCAATCACTGCTACGACGAGGTATCCGCTCCACTTTGGAAACTTCATTTGTATCTTACAGGAGTTTCTTCTTCGGACATGTGTTACACCCAGGCTTCTCTTCGGCAACTGGAAGGGTCGTCCACATGTACATAAAGAAGACAACAAACGCAAGTAAGACGAGCCAGGCAGTCATTTATGTTCACAAAACAGAATGTTCTCAGGAAATAATCCCAACACCTGCCCCGATGGATTCAACCCCCAAACCTGAACTCAATGTCGATGACCTTGATTCAACCCCTGCATTGCGTAAACAACGAGAGGATGACTTGAAGAAGCGGTTTCCTAAACTCACAAACCGACATAAACGTCGCATCCGATACATCTTGACCAAATTCAGAGCGAAACAAAAGGAGATGCTCGATAAAGTCTACAAAGACGCAGAGTATGACGACCCTGACCCTTACGATGAAACCTACCTGTTCTACTGCTTTACAGGCACCTTGGAAGACTAATCTAATGGGAATCCCGTATTATGTGGCTTCACTTTTGCGGGTACACAAACACATTCAACGCCGTCTGGTCAGTGGATATAAGGTCGACCTTTTTGCCATTGATTTCAACTGTTTCATTCATCACGCACTCAAAGCAGAGAATCCGATTGGGAGTATCGTAGTCGCACTCCACGAACTGATGCAGACCGTCGAAGCAAAACAAGTCTACATTGCATTCGATGGATTAGTCCCGTATGCAAAGATGGTTCAACAACGCTATCGTCGCATGCGAAAGGGAGAGCCTGGCGACTTTGATAAACATCAGATTTCCCCTGGAACTCCCTTCATGAAGAAGTTGGCAGAAGCACTACGATTCGTCTTTCCCGATGTCATTGTCTCGGATACCTTGGAACCCGGTGAAGGAGAACACAAGGTCTTTCAATGGTTACGCACTCAACCTCCTTCGTCTGTGTGTATCTATGGATTGGATGCTGACTTGGTGTTGATTGCGTTAGCCCAGAGCCATTTGGGAGACATTCATCTCTTTCGTGAATCCGAAGAGAGCGGACAAACCTTGCTGTCCATTCGTGAACTGGAAAAGGTCTTGCCGGTTGAGAAGGATGTCTTCATCAAAATGAGCGTCATGTGCTTTGGCAATGATTTCATGCCGAATCTAGCCATGTTTTCGTTACGAGAGAACGGATACACTCGTGCGCTCTATTACGCCGAGCGAAACGATGCGAATAAGGATGAATTGAAAACCCTGGTGAAATGTGTGAAAGGTGTGAATCGACATATCTTGGCACACGATGGACATGCACTGGAACAACGCATGTCCGTCCACTTGATGGATGGAGTCTTGGACTGGGAACCTGTGTGTCGAGCCTTTTGGAAGACGTTCGAATGGACCCATCATTATTTCACGACCTCCGAGGTTCTCGACTGGGAATGGTACTATCCCTATCCAGAAGCTCCGTTACTTCAAACCTTGGAGGACTTTGAACGCCCTACCGAGTTTACCTGGGACCATCCCACTCCGACCATGACGGTCGAGGACCAATTACGATTTATTTTGCCTGAAGCCAGTTTACTCAAAACAGGCTTAACTCCAGTCTTTCCAGATGAACTCTACGATGAAGAGAAAGAGTCTCGTCATCCTTGGTTGCGTCGTTTTGCGTGGGAATGTGATCCATGGGTGTCTTTGCCTCACGGCACACTTACCTCCGTAAGCGAAATCCGTTTGCCGTAAGTCGGAACCCTGCGCTTGCCTTTGCATTGCCTAGAAAGATAGGTCGTTGAACTTGGGCTTCATTGGAACGTTCCAGTGCGTCTTGTGGGAGTACCACTACATCGGATTGAAGTTGAACTTCAAAGTTTGTATCGCGTGCACTCACATACTCGGCTTCAATACGTTTCATTTCTTGAATCTTCTTGAGAACGACAATGCCGTGAACATCTTGCATGACCTTCCAATGTCGAATAATGTGCGCGAGGTAGGTGTTGCGATACTCTCGTGCAGGGCGGATCTTGACAACGTTACGAAGCGTCGCAAGACATTCTTCAACGGATGAATAGAGTGGTTTGTGAATGCGTTGGTTCACTGCATTGTGGGCTCGAAAGGTGAAGATTGCAAAGTCTTGTCGAGAGTTCAACATTCCCGGAAAGTGAATGCGATAGTTGTTCAACACCGTTGTAAAATGCTGTTTACAACTTGGACAGGTGATGGAGTCACGAAACAAGTCAAGCCACGACGACATCAGTTCTTTCTCGGCTGTCGTTGGGTTCTCGGAATAGGCACAGGCAGTTGAATGGAGTGTCAACCATCCCAGTGGGCCCCATATGGATGTCATTGTGTATCCTTAAGAAATCATCCCCGCTTCTTGAGCGTCTGAATAAATCTTGCGAACAATCTTGTCGGGTGTGGTGTCCTTGATAGGTAATTTGTTCTTGCGAAGGGTTTGGCGAATGGCTGCAATGTTCAGTTTGGACGCACTCGATGCAATTCGGGCTCGACGACTCGATAATCCCTTTTCAGTGAGGATACGCAACGTCTTACCCACCTTACGACTGGGTGGAGCTTTGGCGGGGTCGGCGACACCTTCAAACCGTGGCTTGTTTCGTGCGGTCTTTCCGCCTTTAAGAATCCCATACTTGGGCTTGTTAGACTTGGGTGCGGCCTTGACGGCATTCTTTCGTCCTCCCTCTTTCGGCGGAGATTTGTTGTCCATCTTGACGATTTTGACTTCGTTCATTACTCAAAACGGACAAACATTATTTACACAGAGTCTACCCCATAGTAGATACCATGGAATGGGAAGCAGTAAAAGCCCACTTTGCAAATGGTGTTCGTAGGTTCGTGGACCATCAGATTGATTCGTATGAAGACTTTGTTCGAAATAAGCTCCCCTTGATCATCCAGTCGACGGCTCCGATTACCGTCTGGCATGAACAAGACCCCCTTCTCAAGAAATACAAGTATGAATTCAAGCTCTCGTTTGAAAAGGTGACCTATATGAAGCCTCGTATTCAAGAGGCAACAGGTCGCGTCAAGCCCATGCTTCCTATGGAAGCTCGTGTGCGTAACTTCACGTATGCCGCACAAATGTATGCAGATGTACGCTTCACCGCTCGAACCTACAAGGGTGAACGATACGAGACCTATGATGAAGAGTCTCGCGTGTTTGAAGGCATCAGTCTAGGCAAGTTACCTGTCATGTTAGGGTCTTCCTTGTGCCTTCTCAATGACTACCCTCTGTCGCTCGAACAGTATGGAGAGTGCGCACATGACCCGCTCGGATACTTTATCATCCACGGCTCGGAACGAACCATTCTATGCCAAGAGAAGGTAGCCGATAATCGTATCATGGTCTTCCAGTCCAAGAAGACCTCCTCTAAACACTCCTACTCGGTGGAAATGAAGTCGCTTCACGAGAGCTTTACCATGCCACCTAAGAAGTTGGAGATTCGTCTGTCCAGCAAGTTCAATGGATTTGGATACCCTCTGCTTGCGTGCGTGCCTCGATTCCGCGAAGACATTCCAGTCATGGTGTTCTTCCGCGCCTTGGGTGTGATTTCCGATGCCGACATTGCAAAGTTAGTCTGGGAATCACTGGATGACCCACACATTGAACTCTTGTCTGCATCCTTCCGTGACTGCTCTGAACTTGGAGTCTTCAGTCAAGATGAAGCTGTATCGTATCTGTCGAACCACCTCCAATACGGAACCAATCAAGAGGACAAGTGTGCCTATGTCCGTCAACTCCTGGGAAGCGAGTTCTTGCCCCATGTCCGCTTTATCGGCGAGAATGCGCCTCTCGGTATCTTGAATGCTCGCAAGTGCATGTTGGCTGCAAGCATGATTCGTCGACTTATCTTGACCGACCAGAAGTCCATTGCGTTGGATGACCGAGATGCCTATCCGAACAAGCGAGTGGTGACAACCGGCGCCTTGTTGACCCACTTGTTCCGACAGCTCTTCCAGAAGGTCTGTAATGATACCCGTAACGAGTTTGTACAGGAAGTCAACAATGATAGTTGGAAGAAGGGAGAAGAAGGTCCTAAACCGATGGAGATTCTCAACATCAACAATCTGTACAAGATTCTGAAGTTGTCGACCATTGAAGGCAAGTTGAAGCAAGCCTTGGCTACCGGTAACTTTACCGTTCAAGGTCTTGGAACCAGCAGTAGCACCAGCTTATCGAATGCGACCAAAGTGGGTGTCTCCCAAGTGTTGGCTCGCATGTCCTACACCAGCACGTTAAGCCACTTGCGTCGCATCCAGACACCGGTCGAGAAATCCGGTAAGTTGTTGGCCCCTCGCAAACTCCACGGCACCTCGTGGGGATTCGTGTGTCCGGTCGAGACTCCAGAAGGTCATTCAGTGGGGATTGTGAAGAATATGAGCTTGTTGACTTCGGTCTCCCAACACATTCCAACCAATACATTGCTTCACTTCCTCCAAGACCATGGAAATTTGACCTGGATTGATACACCCCATGTCTACGAAGGCACTGCAGTGACCTTGAACGGAGTCATTATCGGATACACACAAGCACCCGATACACTGGTGAAACGCTTGCGAACGGCTAAACATTCCTTCCGATTACATCCACACACGTCCATCGCATGGTATACGCTTCTGAACACCATCATGATTGAGACTGATGCGGGACGATTGGTACGACCTGTGTTCCGTCGAGGCTGTGCGTGGCCTGCTGTCGGTGCCGATTGGACGACGTGGATGAAGAGCTGTATCGAATACATCGATGCCTCCGAAACCGAGACACTTCACATTGCGATTTCCAAAGACCACGCAACGCCACAGCATACGCACTATGAGATTCACCCTAGCTTGATTGTCGGTCATATGGCCAGCAGCATTCCCTTGTCCGACCACAATCAGTCTCCGCGAAACACCTATCAGTCTGCGATGGGTAAGCAAGCGATGTGCGTCTACGCAGGCAACTATGCGAAACGATTGGATAAGAACGGATATCTCTTATGTAGCTTGACTCGTCCGTTGGTCGAGACGCGTGCGATGAACATCTTGAAGATGCATGAGATGCCGTACGGAATGAATGCGATTGTTGCGATTGCGTGTTATGGAGGTTACAATCAGGAGGATTCGATTATCATGAACCGAAGTTCAGTCAATCGTGGCTTCATGCGTGGACTGTACTATACGATGTACAAGGACGAAGAGCATCGCAATGTGACCTCGGGCCGTGAAGAGAAGTTCATGAAACCCATGCGACACAATACTCGCAAATACAAGACGACGAGTTACGATGCGGTCGGTGAGAACGGAATTCCTATCCTTCACTCGACGCTTCAAGAGAATGATGTGGTGATTGGAAAGGTTGTGAATCTGCGCAATGATACTGCAGGCTATGCCTATCGTGACGCAAGTACTACACACAAGAATACAGAACCGTGCCGTATCGATGGAGTGTGGCAAGACAAGAATAGTGATGGCTATCCCTTCATCAAAGTGCGTGTGGTCTCTGAACGCGTGCCACAGATTGGAGACAAGTTCTCCTCTCGACACGGACAGAAGGGAACGGTTGGAATGCTGTTGGACGAAGAAGACATGCCCTTCACTGCGTCTGGATTACGACCGGATTTGATTATGAACCCCCACGCAGTTCCGTCTCGTATGACGATTGCGCAGTTGATGGAGAACATCTTTGGAAAGGTTGGTGTCCGTAAAGGTACTTTGGGTGATGGAACTCCGTACAGCCACTTGAAGGTAGAAGACTTGCGTAAACACATGCTGGAATTGGGACTCCATCCCTACGGTAATGAGATTCTGTACAACGGACAGACGGGTGAAATGATGCAGGCTGAAATCTTCATGGGACCTACCTTCTATCAGCGATTGAAGCACATGGTCATTGATAAGAAGCACAGTCGAGGTAAGGGACCGATTGTGAGTTTGACACGACAACCCTGTGAGGGACGCAGTCGAGATGGAGGTCTTCGTGTCGGTGAGATGGAACGCGATTGCTTACTGAGCCACGGAGCCGCGGCATTCACGAAGGAACGCTTAATGGATGTATCTGACCCGTTTCCAACCGGTATCTGTAAGACCTGTGGAACACTTGCAGTAGTGAATGAAGAAGAGATGATCTACTCCTGTGGAACGTGTGGAAACAAGACTGAATTCATCACGAAGACCATCCCGTACGCGATGAAGCTCTGGATGCAGGAATTAGAAGCGATGCATATTGTTCCTCGAATGGTATTGGAATAGTCTACGCAGGGTCTGTCATTGTATTCAAACTCTCGTGAGAGGGTGATTTAGTCATCTTTGCATTATAACGATTCATATCTCTCCGATAAAGATACACAAAGAATCCTCCTACTACTAAGATTCCAACAATCGTGCCGATTCCAAATGGGTCCATTTGTTAGAGAGTCGTATTCATCCTGAAAGTTTGTCTGGTCCTAGGAGCGATGTAGAATCTTCTACAGTGATTCGATTGGCGATGAAGGTGTTGTGTAGTCCCCATGCGAAGCAGCTTAAGCAGATAAGAGTCAAGGTGACTGCACAGCCAAGAGCTAAGGCTGCGTCTTCATCCATAGATGTTTAGCCGAGGGCATTCCTTAACCCCTTTTTTTCCTACATCGTTCCTGAAAAAAATCTTCTTGCTTTGGAACATAACAACATGGGTGGTGGTCTTTTACAGCTTGTCAGCTACGGTGCACAGGACATCTATATCTCTGGTAATCCCCAGATTACCTTCTGGAAGGTGCTTTACAAGCGCCATACCAACTTCGCCATGGAATCCATTGAAGTTACCTTCAACGGCCAGGCCGACTTCAACAAGCGTGTGACTGCAGTCATCAACCGTAACGCCGACTTGATGTACCGAACATACGTCCAGGTTGTTCTCCCAGCGGTCGACCTATCTAGCGCAGGTTCCACCAACTTGAACCGATTCCGATGGCTCAACTACATTGGACACCGACTCCTCAAGGTCATTGAGCTCGAGATTGGAGGTCAGCGCATTGACCGACAATATGGCGACTGGCTCCAAATCTGGACCCAGCTCTCCCAGGATGCAGGTACCATTGCAGCCCTCGATGACATGATCGGCAACACCCACGACCTCGTCCTCATGAAGGACCGACGTGGCTATGCCCTGGATGCCTCTTGCGCCGGTGCCGAGCTTACCAACTCTTGCGCTCCCCGATCTGGCACACCTGCAAAGACCCTCTACATTCCTCTCCAGTTCTGGTTCTGCAGAAACCCAGGTCTTGCAATCCCTCTCATTGCCCTCCAGTACCACGAGGTCCGTATCAATGTTGAGTTCGAGCAATGGATCAACTGCTGCTACTACGAGTTGACTGGATCCACTGCACCCTCCACTGCAATCCAGTCCTTGACGGCTGCCTCCCTCTACATTGACTATGTCTACTTGGACACTGAGGAGCGACGACGATTCGCCCAACAGACCCACGAGTACCTGATTGAGCAGCTCCAGTTCACAGGTGCCGAGTCCATCACCTCCTCTTCCAACAAGATCCAGCTCAACTTCAACCACCCGGTTAAGGAGCTCATCTGGGTTGTCCAACGCGACTCCTTCGTCGACTGCACACCCAACCAGAACTTCATCCAGGAGGTCAATGGATGCCAGCCATTCAACTACACGGATGACTTCACCACAGAGGGTATCGTCATGGATGTCCTCGCCCGTGGCTCCCTCGGTAACGCCACAGCGACAGGTGGTGGTGTAGTCCCAACCACATCCGGTGATGGTCCTTCAGGTCCTTACCTCCCAGGTGTCGGTATTGCCTTCGGTCCTTCACTTAACGGTGCCTCTTGGTTGGACACTGATTCAAACCAAGGCGAGGAGGTCTTTGCAGCCACCACCAACTACCTTCTTTCCAAGGTTATCCTCGATTCAGGCGTCAAGTGCTCTGGCAAGAACCCAGTCGAGGTTGCCAAGCTCCAGCTCAACGGCCAGGACCGATTCACAGAGCGCGAGGGACGATACTTCGACCGCGTTCAGCCTTACCAACACCACAGCCGAACCCCCTCGGTCGGTGTCAACGTCTACTCCTTTGCGCTCAAGCCAGAGGAGCACCAGCCATCCGGCACCTGCAACTTCTCCCGTATCGACAAGGCCACCCTGCAGCTTACGGTCTCCGTCAACACGGTCCGCTCTGGCCGCACGGCCCAGGTGCGCGTCTACGCGGTGAACTACAACGTTCTCCGAGTCATGTCAGGCATGGGCGGTCTTGCATACTCCAACTAAACGTGATATACTACATTAAATAAATAAGTAACAAGGGGAAACCCACCACTGTGTTTGGAAACCCAAAAACAGTTGTGATTTCAGAGTAAATGATTCATTTCATCTTAACAGGTGGTGTAGGGAATGCAGTTGGTGGATTCTTCTCTGTCTTCTTTTTCCTATGTAACGCATACATCCATGCAAAGAAAACCAATACACCTTTCTATATAGCGCATGCAGATTGGCCCTACAATCGATGGCACGATTACTTCACATCCTTGGACTTGAAAGACGATTACTTTAGGTCGCGTCTACGCTGTTCACATTTGAATGTGCCGAACGACTGGAAGTATCCATTGGAAGACTATAGGACTGCAGTTCGTGAACTTTTTGTATTACGCGACCCTCTTAAGTCTAGGGTTGAATCCATCGTGTCTTCATTAGGTCCATTTATTGGACTCTTTGTTCGACGGGGTGATAAGATATTTGAAGAAGCCAAGTACATCCATGTGAAGGATATACTTTCACACATTCCCCATACCGAAACCACTACGTTCTTCGTACAAACCGATGATTATACCGTGGTTGAAGAACTGCAACAAGAACTACCTAATAACCGAATTGTAACCATTGTTCCTACTACGAAACGAGGGTCGTATCACAACAAGGCGTTTAGAGAGCGCGAACATCGACACGATATTCAATCATTGGAAGAGAAGTCAAAAGAACAGAAACAACTTGAAACCGAAGAAATGCTTGTAGGGTTGAGTGTATGTTTACGAGGTACAGAGTGTTGGACCGACGACACTTCCAATGTGGGTCGATTCTTAAAGTTGTCCAAACCAGAGACTGTGAAGATTTATCCACAGGACTATTCACTGAATCTGTCGAGCATATGTCACCCTGCTTGGACGATTCGCTGTGTTTAGAATATCTTTCGTAATTTTAGATTGATTTCGTTCAGCCTTGTGATATGCATCGTCGACATGTTGTATCAAATTCATTGTTTATAGATACTCGCTTGAGTTCGTATTAAATAGCTTTTGGGGTTGATAGAACGGGTCTGTCCATCGTTCAACAATACATACAAGTAACTTTCCATACAAATGAGAGAGTGAGTTGCGTAGTACAACCGGTGTAGCTCCACAGAGAAGCGCTTCATAGACTCGGTGAGTGTCGATTCCAGTTCCCTCTGGACAGAGTACAAACTTTGAACGACATAAATCACTATAGTACTCGGGTACAGACAGTCCTTGTTTGACTACTACGCGTGGGTCATTTGCAAACGCAGCTGCACATTCATTGCGTTTCGACACATTGGTTGTCGTGGTAAAGTTCATATAGATTTCAATATCTCGTTCAACCGAAGAAGGCTTGAATGTCTCCAAGAATGGAAGTTGACGGTCTACAAATCCTAACGGAATCGTAGTAAGACTTGGATGCTGTATTGTTGTATTGATTGCATAGAGTTTGACTGCATGAGGCAGAACTGCTCGTAATTCGTATTCCCCAAACGAACGGTCTGTATTATGAACGATGAATGTGAACTTTTTAAGTGCAAGAATGGGTAGATGTCGTGTGAATCCAATGAGTAAATCACCATTGATAAACACCCAGTCTCCCGAGGTTGCTTTCGAATACTGGAAAGGCTCTCGACCTGCATAGCGAGTGTCTACAACCCATCGACAATGCTCTGAAAACGACTTACCGGAAATCATGTTTATTAGTATACAACACGATGGTAAAAGCCTTTACATTCTGTTTATATAACCCTCCAAACCCGCGGTATTACACAGGTCTCTTGGAAAATATTGAATTGATTCAAAAATACTTCCCAGAAGCCTATACATTTGTCTATATTGGAAATGATGTGCCAGATGAGTTTGTCATTGAGCTTCGCCTTCTTAGGAATGTCATTCTTCGATTCACGAAAGAAACGGGTCCAGTCAATATGATTCATCGCTTCTTTGCAATTGATGAGCCCGAAGTGGATATCATGTTTTGCCGCGATGCAGATAGCCGAATTCACTGGAAGGACCGTTGGGCTATCAAAGAGTTTCTCAATCACCCTACTGCAAGCTTCCATTCCATTCGAGACAATCCGGAACATGCAACTGCAGTGATGGGAGGACTTTGGGGTATGAAGAAAATGGACGGGATTCACATCCAAACCCTCTATCTCCAACATAAAGCTTCAGATCCAAAAGGTCATGGAGTGGGATTAGACCAGGACTTTTTGATTGATTGCGTCTATCCACGTGTTAAGAATGCGATGTTGATTCATTCTAGTCAAACGTGGAGATTTCGTCCTTTTGAAATATTAACTCCGTTTCCGTTTACCTATACCAATGATATCTACTGTGGTCGAGTTGAAGCCGTTATATATCGAGAACCTATCGCTCCTCCCAATGCGTTTATTAACACCCCCAAATCCACGAGTATTCTTTCAACCCTAAATCGTAGTGGTCGTCTACCAAAATTATATTGAAGACTAAACAAATGACAACTGGTTCACGAGCACAAGTCATGCATGGGACAGCGGATAAGACCCCAGGTGGACTCACCAAGGGTGACCTCAAATACAACAAGGCAGGACGCATTGTCTCGCGTAAGAAGTCTATGAAGGCCAAGAAGGAGAACCGATTGGTCAAGTTGGGCTTCAAGACACGCAAGGGCAAGTTTGGCATTGTCAAGACCAAGAAGGGCAAGAAGGGTGGAGCAGACGAGTAAGTTCTCCACCTAGTATAATGGGATTCGCTCTGTTTGGAACACCACTGTACCTCAACGAGAAATGCATTGTGTTTTCGGCATTTGTCCTTGCGGTGTATTTCATGCCTCATCAAAAGGCATGGCAACACGAAGCAGTGTTTGCCTTTATTCTTGCGATGACGGCCTATGTCCTGATGGCATGGTATGACTACATTTACGACTGCAACGATAAGCTTGGACCCACCTTCTTTGGAGCGTTGATTGGCTGGTTCAAACCCTATGGAGGTGTGCCTCCTGAATACCCACCGTTGCCTATCAAATACAAGAAGATTGTCGCAGCCTTTGATGTCATTGTCCTAGTCGTCTTGTTATCGTTGGTCTTCTATCCTTACACGGGACGACTACTGAAATACTATTTATCTTGATAGAGTAATGGACCCTGGCACAGCCGCAATACTCACTCTTAGCACCATCACCGGCATTTCCGGATATGGTGCTATGAAGCTCAACGCCAAACGAGGCGCTTCCATCGACGAGGAAGTCAAAAAAGCAATCGGAGACGCTCAAGCGATGATTAAATCCGCACAAGATGCTAAAGTCATTGCAGAACAGGAACGCAACAAGAAAGAACAAGAAGTCAAAAAGCTTACCACTGAAATTGCTACGATGCAAAAGGCCCGACAACAATTGGAATCTGAAAAGGATGTATTGACCAAGAACCTGGAATCCGCCACTGAACTTGAAAAAACCTATCGCGAGTTGACTGCTGAAGTCTTCAAACAAGCCATTAACGATTTCAAGTCCAACCCTGAAATTGTGAAACTCGGTCATCCAGAGTTTTTCGAACCCTTGTTGTCACGATTCTCCGTCACTCGTGGAACCGCTCGAACACTCTATGCAAAGTTTGCGAATGCAGTGGATGGCATGATGTCCAAAGCAGAGTTCGATACACTCCTTCTTGCGAGTCTAAAGAATGGAACGCGTTCCTTAGAACAACGACAACTACAGGAAGCTAAAGAAGCTGAAGCAGCTAAAGCCAAGGCAGACGCAGAAGCCAAAGTAGCCAAAGAGAAGGCAGACACAGAAGCCAAAATCAAGGCTGCGGCAAAAGCCAAGGCTGCTGCAGAAGCCCAAGCGGCACGGGATGTCGCTGCTGCAGAAGCTGCTGAAGAAGCTGCTACATTAAGAAGGGCTTCTATGGAGAAGGCAACTGCAGACGCTGCTGCACGAAAGGCTGCCAAAGAGAAAGCAGCAGCAGATGCAGCTGCACAAAAGGCTGCCAAAGAGAAGGCAGACGCAGACGCCAAAGCGGCAGCAGACGCCAAAGCGGCAGCAGATGCCAAAGCAGCAGCAGACGCCAAAGCAGCAGCAGACGCACAAGCGGCAGACCCCGAAGCTACAAGTAGAACTGTGGATCCAACCGAGATAAACGCCTGTAAACAAACTCTGAGATCATTGGGTATTCGAGACTTGTCTTCGTACCGCAAGTGGACTCGAGACAATAGAAATGATCCACGCCTTCCAGAAGTCAATAACTGTGCAGATATTGTATTGAAGAACAGAACGGGTGGAATGCGGAAAAAGAAGTTAAGGACTCGCCGCGAGGGTAAACAAAATGTCAGACGAACTCGTCGTAGCAAAAACCGTTCAAACCGCTCCCATCCGAACGCTGGCTGAAGGTCTGAAGTCAATGCTAGTCGAGATGAGTCTAGTCTTTGATAAGGATGGAGTTCGAATGATTGCAATGGACAATACCCGAACGGTCTTGACCCATATGCGGTTGTATGCGAACAAGTTTGAACATTACGAATACAATCACACCTCTCCGCGTTTGGATGTGGGATTGAATACGGACCATTTCTATCGTGTTGTCAAGACGGTGACGAATGATGATACGATTACCTTCAGTGTGTCCAAAGCAGAGAGTAATCACTTGACGATTACCTTGGAGAACGGAGAGAAGAAGCGATTGGTTAAATACAGGTTGAACTTATTGGACCGAGACGATAGTGATATTTCGATTCCCGAGCGAGAGTTTGCGACACGCATTACCATGCCTTCGTTGGATTTCCAGAAGATTTGCCGTGACATGACCTTGTTGTCCGCAAAGACGGTGGACATCAAGAATGTCGGTAATGCACTGACCTTCACCTGTAAAGGTCCGTTTGCCTCTCAAACGGTGACGATGGGTGATTCTGCGTCTGAAATGAACATCAATAAAAAAGAGTCGCAAGAGATTGTCTCGGGTACATTCAGCTTACCTCACTTAGTACTGTTTACAAAGTGCTCGAACCTTTCGAATAGTCTCGAAATCCATATGAAGAACGACTGGTTTTTGATGATCCGCTACGTAATCGCGAACCTCGGCGATATAAAGCTTTGCTTGATGCCTTGTTCTGCGTAATCCTTCGGGTCCTTCCACCTTTTGTATTACGAATTGCATTATAGAGATTGCGGATACCCACATCGTCTATAGACCCTACACGCACTGCGTTTGCAAACCCTTCATAGTCTCCATCACGCGCAAGTTTACGGGCTTTTGTGCCTGACATTGCAGTTGCTCCAGTCCCTTCCGTTCGAGTCAAGGCTTTGAACTTGGGTGGAAGAACATTGTGTTCCTTTCCAGAGTCCCACATCGCTGCATCCGGTCCAAAAGTCTCTGCTCGATCCGACCCTGCGAGTAAAGTGATATCCGTATACCCTCGTTCACGAAGGTAGTTGTTTGCGGCCACAGGTCCACCGCATTTAGGGTTACATTCCGAAGTGTCTACGAAGGTTACGCCTCTAGGAAACATCTTTCGGAGTGCGGCAATCTTTTGAGCTGCGGTCAACGGGTTTTGGGACTTGGGGGTAGTGGCAGACGACACAAAGATAAATGCGTCTCCAGGTGAGTTGATGACTTCCTGAATCATAAGAGCATGTCCAATGGTAGGAGGTTGAAACCGCCCTACTGCGAAGCTAGCCATTGTTTCTTATCCAAGTATAAATGTCGGGTCTTCCTCCAAAACACGATACAGTGATGAAGTTCACACCGCGCGATAACAAGGGGTTCATTCGAGCCAAAACATTACGTGCGGAAGGAAAGCATGATGAAGCCGACTCTGTAGAATCGCGTGTCGCCGATAAGGTGATTGGACGCGATGAACGAAGAACGCGGCGTATCAAAGAGTTTGGAATTCGGTCGGTTCGTGGAGGTGACAAAGGCGGAGACTTAGTGACACACTTGTTGACCATCCGCAATCAAATCAAGTTGTATCACTGGCAGACCCGGCAGTTTGCGAGACATACGGCAACCGATGCACTAACGACTGCTCTGGACTTGAACATTGATGCGTTCGTAGAATCCTATATGGGACGCTACGGTCGACCGAATGTTTCAGGGTCCATCAAGCTTCATAACTTCAGTGAATCCGCAGCCAAGTCCTTTGTCGCCAAGGAAAGCAAGTATTTGGAAACCGAGTTGCCCAAGAAGATTGGAAAACATGATACCGACTTACTGAACTCACGCGATACCATCTTGGCTGAACTGACCAAGGTTTCATATTTGTTCACGCTTCAATAATCTTATTCGATACGTGTAATATTCATAATAATCGATGGAACATCGGGAACCACTGGCGTTCCTCCACCTCGTGTTATAGCGAGCAAACGAGCATTTGTATTGTCTGCTATCATGAACAATTGAAGCTTATCGTTTGCGTTGAATGAAAGTATGTATTCTACAACAAGACATGCTTCTGATGCAGCGTTTAATCTGATTCGTGTATTGCTCTTAGAAACCGAGGTTCCATTCACAACAGGGAAAATTTCAAGATAATGTGTCCCACTTGAACTATCACATTGAGCTGAAAAGAGAACCCTGAAAATGCCCGTAGTTGGAATGACAATTTCACTGTTTGGAAACGAACCATTCACATTGATGGTTCCAATCGTTCGTTCAGAATAAGTTATCGCAACTGGATTGGTGGTTGTCGCATTTTGTGTCGTCGAACTTAAAAATGAACCATAGAGTGGAGTGATACCACCACACTGAATACTAGCAGCAACTTTTCCAACTCCAGGGATGTAACGGTAAAGAGGCGGACCTGTAAGGGGGGGAACAACACTCATTGTATTAGTTTAGGAAGATTATGTAAGTCCAAGGAACTCGCGTCCAAGCTTCGAACCGACAAAGACCAATGCAGTTGCAAACAGTGAGAGAGTTGAATGTTGTGGCATCGAGCGAAAAAGAAGGACATGCGAAACAAGAAGAATCACGATACCCGACCAAAACATCAATACATACAGATCCATTTTATTACTTAGGACGCATATTATGTGCCTTGTACGCGATGTCGTCACCCAATTTCATCTTCAAGGTGGGCGAGAACAACTTGCGGTCACAGACGGTGCTGAGGTTGTTCCAGATTTTGATGATGTGGAAGTGTCCTTTGGGTGACACAGTGACTCCGACAACGGATTCGTTGTGTTGTTTCAAGAGTGTATTGGCCATAGTGTGAACCATGCAGTCAATCAGTACGGTATGAGTGTCGTGGGCGTCGACCTTCTTGGACCATGCGCCACCTTTATCATTTTCAGGTGCGTCCCAGAGTGGACGATATCCATCGCGCATCAGGAAGAACATGCCTGAACTCCAGGCTTCGGAGGAGATGGCTTCGACAACCGACCAGAATTCGGAGGGAGTGTCAAAGGTGAGAATCTTGATGTAGCTTTCGAGTGAGTAATCATTGTTGTTGGGGTCGTGATACCAAAGTACCCATTTCTGGGAAAGTGTGTCTGTCATTGTGGGGGGAGGTTGATTTACTATCCGATTTTAAATTCGTTTTGAAAAACGGATTCCTTTCCGTCTAAAGAATAGACTTCCCCCTCTCACAATGGATATCTCTACCATCTACGCAGCTCGAAGCTTACCACGCCCCTCTCTCGGTGACGACATCCTCACCATCATTTCCAAACTCAAGATTTCATTCAAGCCCCCGTTCCGTCGTTTCCGACCTGTGAAACGAAACGACGAAGAGGACAACTGGCGTAACCATGCACTGATCGCCGCAGTGCGCAAGGTCAAGGAGAAAGACGACCCAGACTACAGCGAGATTATGAGCAACATCAACAAGCTCAGTAAAGCAAACTACAGCAAGTTGATGACCGACTTCTTGGAGCGTATCAAGAAGCGAGACGCACTCTTCCGTCTTCGTGTCACGACCTTGCTGTTCGACTTTGGAATCAAGTCCAACTTCTTCGCACCCATTCTCGCCGATGCCTACAAGGATATCGTAGCTGCCCACCCTGACGCACTTCAAGACCTCGCAACCCAGACTGCGATGTTCGGCACCTTGTACGACACCGACCGCATTGTAATCGTTCCATCCTTCACTGAACCTGGATACGACGATGCGATTATCGCCTGGACCAAACAGAAGGAAACCAAGCGTGGCTTTGCCGTCTATGTATCTGAACTCTACAGTCGCGGTCTCGTCTCCGAAGAAACCATGACTGGATTCTTGAAGACGGTGTTCGATGACTTGCGTGACAGTCTACGAGCCGCTAAGACTCCTGCGAACGAAGAGCATGTCGACGCACTGGTTCGATTCCTCTTCGCAGTGTCGACCAAGGTTGCGGTCAAGTCGTCTATCCAACAACTCCTTGCGATTCCCAAACCCGAACTCCCGAGTCTCAGTATGAAGAGTCGCTTCAAGTTGGAGGATGCAGCCAAGGCATCCAAGTAACTCTCGTTCAAATAACGCAGAACGCCTCCTTGCGTCCAGACAAATGTCAACACCTTCTGCAACGGTAATGGTTCAGGCTGCTAAGGTCGCACTCCAACAGGACCGACCCATTTATTTGGATTACTATGAAGACAGCGTCCAAAAGAAGTGCTGTATTGGTGTCCAAGGTACGACCAAGATGTTGGTCAAGTCCGACACAGAGTATACCTCTCCCATTGAATCCATCATGCGTATTAAGGAGGATAACACCTGGATTATTCTCACAGAGAACTCTTTGTATGTAGTCTCTGCAGACATCCCTGTGAAGAAGATAGTCTCTTCAGAGGCGTAAAACGGATTTTTTTACGAGTGTGGAAGTAGAGTTCAACTGAATGCAAGCGAACCAATGTATGGGCATCAAAGCCGACAACACACAGTGTCTAGCACGATGCCATAGAGAACCACACGATCCACCCCACCTTCGATTCTGCGGAGTTCACTGGCGTTCCTATACGAAACGCGTTGAACGCATCGCACACTTTCATGTAGGAGACGCACTCGAGCTCCACCATCACCAACCAGGAATGTGTTTGAACTTTCATACTCGCACACGAAACGCCTGGTGTAGACAACAGGTTGCACCTGGAGAGCTTCATTGTCAAGCACATCACCCCGTCCCGGTCATCGACCCTCAACATGAGCTAGAACTCTATCAAATGATAGAACCTCGAATGACCTATCAGCAAGTCGTTGATGATGTGTTTCGGCGTCCTAGACTCAACCGTCATCAACGATGGACCATTGCGTCTCGATACTATCGAGACATCAATCCAAACGCATGGGAGAACGGACCTGAAAATGACCCGTTCAACGAGTACTTTGATTGGAGGCTCAGAGGTGGACATGGACTTCCTCCAAATGAAGTTCGTCCAGGAGTTCCTCCACAGGTTCCACGTGGAAACCTGCAATTGATTGCGTTGGACCGCCAGAACGTTCACACACGAGCCGTCTCTCAACAGACCAACAAAGGATTGGAAGTATTGCTGGCACTTCAAAAGCAGAGAAACCGCGCAATGCGTTCACCTGAATGGTTCGCATCCAAATGGCTGGTGCGTAGTTATGGGTCGTGGCAAGTTGTTTCACGTACCGTGACCGACATGATGCAGTGGTATAACACCAACACCTGCCGGACTACAGGTGACCAACTCTATCGACACGCATTGGATGGACTCTACTTGCGAATCTCCTCGCATTCATCCGAAGAGGTAAAGACCGAACTCAACAAGCGTGTCTTTGAAGAGTGTTTTGAAAGTATCGGGTTGTGCTGTGACGGACACATCAGTCGACTCTGCAATGTCTTGGTTGGATTCGACGATGCGTTTGAACCACCGGTCCCATTCGGTGAAATCCTTCAGAACAAGATGGCTGCGTTGTTCGCGTTGGAGATTCCGACGGAAGAGAAACTAGCTCAAGCGATTGCATTCTTCAACGAATATGCAGTTTCCGAAGAGGAACGGGCGCCCTGGCTTGAAGCTTTCTAACCTCTTAATAATGAAGACTCGTCGCTTGCGGCTCAAAGCCATTCGTAAGAGCCATGTGGCTGAAAAGAAGTTCGATGCCGTGTTTGTCAAGCCAGACGGACGGGAAATCGTTCAACCGTTCGGACAAAAAGGATACTCAGATTTTACGAAGCACAAGGATGTGACTCGTAGAACTCGGTATTTGAAACGTCATCGGGGCATGGGTGAAGACTGGAATGCGCCCACCTCTGCCGGTGCGTTAAGTCGTTGGATTCTGTGGAACAAGCCGAGCTTCAAGGCCAGCCTTGCAGACTATAAGCGTCGATTTGGTTTTTAGGGTAAAACACTGTATAAGGTATGATTGAACTTCGAGTGCTTCAGTTCTATACACTCCACAACAACCCATGGTTTCATAAGATGAACCTGTCTCTTGAAATCATAAAGACAGAGGACAGACATCAGAAGTATATGATAGCACACTATGGGAGTTGCTTCTTCTATTAAAAACGGATTCGTTGGAGTCAAGCAGTTAGACATTCCCCCCAATAAACAACAATGCCCTGCCCTGTATGTAAGAAGCCTATTGGCGAAGACCACCGTTGGTGTGTCTTCGAACTCCTTAAGACCAACAAGATTCAAGATGTCTCTGAATGGACCGAGATGAGCAAGCCCAAGACCATCATCAAAGGGAAAATCAAGGTCCGCCTTCCTAAAGAGTTACTGTAAACTGAATGGGAGGCACACTTTTTCTCCAAACTTCACCCAGCGTCAAGCTGCGATTGCGGTCAAAATACATGTTCGCAATCGCATTAAACAGGTGAACATACAACGTCACTACAAAAATCGCAATGATCCATGGGTTCATTGTCCTAACTGGATATGCTGTGTTCGGGGAAGTCTACGCGTAAGAAGCTCCTTGGTCACTACACTGCCTGCGTCTGGCTCTTCTCCCGGTTCAGGCAATCCTTCAATGGTTCGAAGCACTTCGGCCATCCTCTGCGGCTGGTCGGCCAGTAACAACGCAACTTGTGTTCGAACCACTTGCTTATTGGGTCGTTGACGAACCGTTCGTTGCTGTCGTCCAATGGTTCCACCCCCTCCCTCAATGACAAAATTGTCCAGATTGTTGCCTCGCATAAAGGCTAGAATCTGTCCTGCTTGTTGGTTTTTTCGGTCACGAAGTCCCTTGATTTGTTGTTGAAGCACTCGGATTTCGTCGTCGGTTGCAATCCACTGGCGTAAGACTTCTCGAACTTCGTCAGACATTTACCTTTATTGTTGGAGAGTATGAAAGTTAGAACTTCCAACGCTTGTCACACTCTAAACAGACTACAAAGGTCGTCATCGGTTCATCTGCCGAACGGGTCTGACGCTGGTGGTAGTCACAGTTCGTCTTTCGCTTACATCCCGAGCAGTACATCTGAATGTTCGCAGTGGTCTTGCGGCTGTACAAGGCTTTATCCTTCTCGGCCACTTCTTTGAGTCGTTCCATCCAGCGTTCTGGGTGTCGGTCCACTTCCGAAGTGTGAACGAACTCTTCCGGCGACATGGTCTCTGCAAGACTGCGAGACTGATACAAGTTCATCGCACGAGACCGATACAGTTCTTTGAAGGCATGTGCTTCCCAATCAATGTCGACCAACCATCGTTGTGCGTCTTGAATACACTTGTTGAGAAGCGCAGTCTCGATAGTTTCCGAGTTGAATCGAGTCTTGACAAGTTCACGCAATGGGTGTGGAACAAAGACATTCGCACTACGAATCATCTGGGCTGTCATTTCAGGAGGAGCGGTCTCTTCTTCCTCTTCCTCTTCTTCTTCCTCTTCCTCTTCTTCCTCTTCCTCATCATTCTCGGGCGCTTCTTCTTCGTCTCCGAAAGTACATGACGCATAGTACTCATCGTATACAGCCGAAGGTAAATCTGCATACGCAGTCGCAGGCTTATCATATTCGTCTGTATGGGTTGTCGTCGATTTCAAGATCACAATGACTCCCTGGAAGGCGTCTTCGTGAAAGGGAGTTGGAAGCATGTGTTGATTTGTATTTTCATCATCGTCTTCGGTTGGAGTCGCAAACACCGAGAACGATTCTTCTTCGTGGACTAACTTGCCTTGAAATTGAAGACCGGGTTGCTTGTATTTCTTACGCAGCCATTCCAAAACATCTGCAGTTCGTGGTGGAATCGTTACTTCACCGAGTGTTCCCGAGACTGCAATTGAAGTCGCTACAACCATTGTAGTGTCATAGGTCCAGTCTGAAAGTCATCCATTTTTCAAAACGGATTTGGATTGAACGGAGAATAGAGTGTATCCCCCAAAATGCCTTCCTTCACACCCCAGTACAAACAAAAACCCCGTTCCACTCCTGCGCCTGTTGTTTCCGAGGCCATCAAAGCCCGAATCGAAGAATCCAAACGAATCCAGCAAATCGTTGCTCCTCAAGTTCAACCCCAAGTTCAACCCCAAGAGGATCTTGGTGGATGGACTGAAGTTCGACGAACCAAGCGCAAGTTCAAGCGCGAACTAACCCTCGAAGAAATGGATGCTCGTGAACGAGGACGCGAAGCTCAAGAGGATGGAGAGTTTAATACCCAGCTCTTCGAGTCGAACCGTCACGACCACGACCGCGTTTAGGCTTACCTCCTCGATACTTTGCGTTCTTCATGTAGCTTGTATCCGCATAAACCTTTTTCGGTTGCATATATCTAGGTGCTTGATTGAGGTTAGGGTTTTTCTGCGTGTCTGTCTTGGTTGACTTTGCACTGGATGGTTTCGTCATTTCAATCGGAACTAATTTTTTGGTATTGATATTTCGTGCAGGTTTGGATGGTTCGGGTGCAGCTGGAGCTTTCTCGCTTTTGGGAGTTGGAACGGTTACTGTGGAAGCCTTAGGTTGTGGAAGAGAGGGTGGAGCCACTACACGAGCTTCCTTTTCTGCTTTCTTCTTGGATTCATCTGCTGCTTCCTTTTCTGCTTTCTTCTTGGCAGCAATCTCTTCGTCTTCTACCTTCTTTCTAGCTCTTTCCTCATCTGCTGCTTCCTTGTCGGCTGCCTTCTTAGCAGCAATCTCTTCGTCTTCTGCCTTCTTCCTGGCCTCTTCATCCGCTTTCTTCTTGGCTTCAGTAGCTGCTTCTTCATCCGCTTTCTTCTTGGCTGCTGCTTCATCATCTGCTTTCTTCTTGGCTGCTGCTTCATCATCTGCTTTCTTTCTAGCTTCAGCGACTGCTTGTCGTCGTTTTTGACTCTTCAATGCTTCCTCTTCAAGTTGTTGTTTAACCTTTGCTTTAGCATCCTCCTTGCTTCTGGATTCAGTGTCTCGAGGTGCTACAGGTTCAACCACGGCATTTTGAAGTGCAGCTAATGGATTTTGGACTGATGATACCTTGTTAGTCAACGCGGCTAATGGATTTTGGACTGAACCTACCTTGTTAGTCAATGCAGCTAATGGATTCTGCATCATGTTGGATAATCCTTTCATTTCACCTGCCTTTTGCTTCAAACTCTTAAACACCACAGCCGTAATCTTACCAAGTCCTGTAGATACATTCGACAGTTCCACGTCATACAATCGTAGAACAGCCGCAAGTGCGAGGTAAGCACCCACACCCATTGCGATAAAGACCAATACATTGAAGATCCATCCAAAGATCTGCTGTGTTGTGAATCCCTTGGGTTCTGAAGTTTGTGCCCACGCAGTCCAGTCATCGCAAAACTCTTCCTTGACGCCGTTCATATCGGCAAAGCTTTCACGATCACACGATGGATTAGGAGGACCTTGTTTGTGAACAATGCCGCGTTGAAGAGGGTTGCTGCTGTATAAGACTGCATGAATGGCATCGGAAGTAGGGGTGACTGGAAGTGATTGTGTAATACTCGACAAACTGCTGGATGAAATGGCTACCGGTGTATCCAGCATGATGTATCGAGGGGAAGGCTTGCCTGATTCTTTCCATGAATAGGTGATGGTATTGTTGCCGTCTTCGCGCACTCGTTCAAGCGCAGGCATGCCCTTCCATTCATAGTAACCGTTCTGAACATCAAACGAACCACCGGTTGTAACCATTGCGGAAAAGACTTTGGTCAATGACCAATTTGTACCGGTTGCGATGTGACGAGTCATGTATTGTCCTGTGGCTTCTGGGGCCGTCAAGGCGTTGATTTGAGGTAGAACCCTGTCAAAGAACTCGATCGATGGGTCTGCAGTGTTCTTTGCGACCAGAGGAATCAAAATAATGTAACCACTTCCATCGTCAAAACTAGGGTCATTCAATGAAAAGACTGCGTCCGCTTGAATACCTTCAATGCGTAGAGGACACGGATGATACACAGACATTGTTTTGACTGTGATCTCTTGACCCATGAACGACAGTTTGAAGGGAATACTGGGGGTGATCTTGGCTTTCGTATCGGAGGAGAACCCACCCGATGAAAGTTTCTGGATTCGAACACTCTGTAATTTATTGGTATCAAACTGATCAGGCTTCTTCACTTTCTGTAGCTCTTCTGGTGAAAGAATGACTTGTTCACAATACCCATTGTTGAGGTTTCGCAAATACCGCCCTGCTTGAAGGTTTCCCAAAAAGTCCTGGAAGGACATCTGTTTATCGTTCACACGCTTCCAATCCGTTGTGAAGCGTTTGCATTGAACATCGGTCACTTCACCAAATTCACGTGAGAGTTTCACACTGGAACTCGAAATCCCCGATGCAATTTGAAGGGAACATCCGTTACACTCGTTCGATAACGACCGCGTAAGTCCATCTAAACGCGGTGTATCGGGTCTATCTGCGTATACAATTGACGATTGTCCTGAACCTGCAGGAGGTTCTTGCTCTACGATTGTCGGAGGAGGAGGAGGAGCCGGTCTTGAACCACCACCACCCATTGTTGTTCATAGACAATAAAACAAGTCTCTTGGAATAAACAATGAGTACGAATCTTGGTCCAGGTGGGACTCAAAAACCACCCACTTCTAGTTCATTGTATGCCGATACTCCTTGGTGGAGCAATCTTGTAACTGCAATCGTGACTGCAGTAGTCTGTACTCTTGGAACTGCGTATGCCCTAGGCGGTCTGAAAGGAACTGGAAGTACCAGTAGTCTTCCACCTGCAGCATCCCTTGCGATTGATACGATCACGTACATTCCCCACATTCTCTTGTTGTTTGGAGTCTTGGCGGACATGTTTACCTATCAAGGTGTATGGTCGATTCCTAGTTTGGTTGGATTGTTGTCCATCTTTTTCAACTACTTGATGCAGTATTTCTGGAAGGGTCTTCGTGAACTCTTCAACTCTGCGGAGAATGTGGCCAAAGTTGGAGCCACTGCGGCGGTTGCAGCTACAGCCCCTCTAGCGAGTAATCCTACAACCCCTACACTAGGAGGCAAAAGGGGAGGTGCAATCATCCCTCCTGCGTTCTTCAAGAACTATGATGGTTGTTCCGTTCAAGGCTTTTCAGGATTTGCTACCGAGTTTGCCCCACAGACATTGGTTGTCACTTCGACGGTCTTTTGCTATTACATCTTTGACTTGATACGCAACCGTGGATGGTTGAACTCTGCGGCCTCTATCGTGATGTTTGGAGTCTTTTATGCCATGCAAGTCGGTGTCTTGATCATGTCAGGCGGATGTGGAAGTCCAGATTCACAATACACAAGTACCCAACAAGCGTTAATGGCATTGTTTGAAGGTCTTGTGTTTGGTGGATCTGCGTATGGTATTGTTCAGACCTATTACCCAACTCGTCTAGTTTCCTCTGTCATTTCACCCTTTCCTACTCGCAGTAAAGCCGATTTGACCATGGGTCCGGATGGGAAAATGTATGATTCCGATGGGAATCCATACGTTATCCTCCCGAATGGGCAGGCTGTTCCAGACTTATCGACCGCAAACTCTCGTAAAGCATTTGCTGAACTCGCAGGCAAAAACCTAGGTACAGGTATGCCCGCTAAACCTGAATGCCCCAGTTAATGGCCTTACGAATCAATTGATAAATCACTCCAATTTGAGTTCCTGAATAGCGTCCGACTTCTGTATTCCCCTTGAACGCAATAAACGTAGGGACCACTGCGACTTGGAATCGAATTGACAATTTCTTTGGGTCTTCTTTCGTATTCACTGAAATCCAATCAATCTTACCTTCAAACTCTTCCTTGATGTCTTCAAGTGCGGGTTTGATGGTCATACACGGTCCGCAGGTAGGTGACCAAAAGTGAAGAATGTGTACATCGGTCATTCTATCTTGTTTATTAGGGTGTGGCTTATTTGTAAACTCATTCGTTCCGCACGTATCATGGGTGTCTTTTGAATGGTTTGTTTGGTCAGGTTTACATCACGCACCTTACAAAGTTCCGCAAGTGCTTTCATCAGGTGTTTATCTATCACCGCTGCATCGAGTGTGTTCAAGTGAGTTCGCATCCATTGAATCAATGCCGTTTGTGAGACAGGAGGACCCATCAGTTGTAACGGACATCCTTCAAACAAGACATCTTCTGCAGGAGGAGGTGCTTCACGCACGGATTCGTCAATGGTGGCTCGGGCCATTCGGTCCACTGCGTCATTCTGCTTGGACAAGTCATCTTCACCTCCTGTATGTGCTCTCACATGAACGAACCGATAACTCTTGAACTTTGCCAGTCTCTTTGCAGTATCTTCAATCAAGTCGCGGTGTAAGACATCTCCACCTGCAGACGTCTTCCAGCCTCGTGACACCCAACCCGTTATCCATTTCGTCAGACAGTTAATGGAATATTCTGAGTCTGTGTAGATGACGATGTTTTCATCATGGAACCCATTCTCTTCCAAAATCATGGCTGCCTTGTGAATCGCAGCCATCTCTGCGCGTTGATTGGTTTGGGGTTCATTGGCTGGGAGTCGTTCAGACATGGAGAATCGCAAGTGGTCTGGAAACCAAACTGCATAGCCTGCTTTGGCTCCAGGTCGTCCATTCAAGGAACACGCTCCATCTGTGAATACACGCATAGTGTCTATTCTCTAGACCTTAAACGATTCGTTTCGTATTCACGCGGGTTGTCCCACAATGCCGTATCGAGAGGAGACCCTATGCGTTTGGGTATGTGTTGATATCGTGGAAGAACTTTGACGATACACCGACTCAAAATCGCAGCCTGAAGTGTAGGTTCTTCAATGTGAAACCACACTCGACATCGGAAGCTACGCTGTTCCAACGACCGACGCAGCATCTGTTGACAGGCTAAACTCAAAAAGTGTGCGTGCCACACCATCAAGATTCGCACACGAACTCCTACACGACTCGGAACAAAGGTAATCCATTGATTGAACCATTTCGCAAAGTCTTCCATCGAATTCATGTGGGCCGCATCCACTTCTTCAAAGTCTGCTTCATGTTGATGTGCAGCGATGTAGGTTTTCCAAAGTGTCAGTGTCTCTCGGTCATTGAGGGGTTCGTATAAAACCCTGTGGGGTGGTGGGAAGTCCATACGATTCTAAAGGAGTCTTTGTGAAACCCCTAGAACGCATCCACCCATGCGTAGCGGTCCTGCATTGGGATGTTGAGTTCAGTGAAGGCTCTCCAGGCGTGGTCCACCTTTTCTTCAGGAGAGATGTCTAGTGCGTCAATGGCCGCCATTCGTTGTTGGAGTCGTTCACCCACCGACACTTCCTGATGTGCGTCTTGGTCAAATCCAACCAGGACACTTGCAAGTCGCGAGATATGTCCTTCGCAACATAGACTGACGGCATCATTACACTCTTCCCAGAGCCTCTCGATGAGTTCGACTTTGTGTTCGTGTAGCTTGATGCGTGCCCACACTGCATCGAGTGTGCGTTTGTAGAGGTAGTCATCCTTCTTGCGGCATTCAGAGACTTTGTACCAACCTATCATGTCGCGAATCACTCTGGATTTTCCAATCTTCATTTGCCATGAGTTGACGATTTCGAGCACGGTGTCTTGTCCTTCTGGAATAGGCACTGCTTCCAAGGGTTCCAAGATGGATTTCGTCTGATTGACGATGGCAGCTGTGTGGACGTTCTGTTTGTCCATTGAGAGTCCGTGTAGTTCCGAGATGGGTGTCACAGGAGGAGGAGGACGCATCTGGAGATAGACTCCCCAGCGGAACATCAGTGCGTCTCGGAGTTCGAACATGAGTTCAGGGCCCAACCATTCAACTCGTTCGATTGGCTCGAACCATTCATCAAAGGTTGTCGGTGGATGTTCATCCCAGAGGCGAGCACCTATACCTTCGAGAAGATCTCTTAAGTGTTGGTCTCGTTCACGCCGTGTGGCGTGGTGGCGGTGGAGGTCACAGAGTGTGTCCTCGTGTCCGCAGTCTCGTGTGCATCGTTGTCCGTTCGTCCTGATTTGTGTGCATCGGGTCGTGGGTGGAGGAACGACTTCTTTACGAGCATGTCGTTTACAGGTCGTATGACCTTCGCGTGATCTATATTTACAGGCTGAACCTGCGGAAGTGAGCGCTTGACAACGCTCCATTGTATCTGTGGGGGGGGAAGTTCCAGATGCTTGACCAAAAAGAATCCATTTTTGAAAGTTAGGACATGCTTGTAGTAACCCCAGCATATCGCACTATGCTTGCATACTCTCTACGCAAATCAACATCGTACTTTGACTCGTCATAACATAACACTATAGATTGTCCTTTGAGGTCAATTGACAAGCCACATGGAGTTAGGTTGCGGAGGTCTCTGTAGATGAGTTCCATGTTCCAACCGGACTCTGGATTGGAACTCTTTTTAATCCATCCAAGCTCCTCGTCTGTTTTTGAGATTGCTAGAATAGGACCTAGAATTCGTTCATGTGCCGATTTGAAGGTGGCAACTGCTATACATGGATTACGTTTATTGTCTGTGTTTGTCTTGGATGTAACGAACCAAAGTACATCACCTTCTTTGACACGTTTGACAAATCCCTTCATATTGAAGTTTGTGAGTGTGTTCAATCCCCATATACAATCTGAGGATGCTGACCTGAAATGTGAGTTATCAACGCGTAATATCCAATGGTTGGGTGTATTCATTCTATAAGGGGGGGTTTCAATATCTGAATCAAAATAAATCCGTTTTGAAGAGTAAATGAACGTGTTCCTTGAAGCATTAATCGTTGGTCTCTTCTTCTTGCCTGTCTATTGGATTACGGAAAAAGCAGGGTTGACCAAGTGGGTCACCTTGTTTCTTTCGGGCGTCTTGTTCCACTTGCTTGCAGAAGTCACTGGAGTCAATCATGCCTATGTTGTCAGCAAGACTGGATAACTAACAAAACCAGACTGAAAACGCAACACGAAACTCCCTTGGGCTCGACCCGACCCGAGTCCTGGGGACTTTGCGCAAACACTTTGAAATTCAGCCAGGATTTGTGAGTTGGGGGTTTATTGGAT